ATTACTTTTTCCTCCTCTCGGAGTTTGAGGTTTTCGGGAGCATTTCGAGAGCAAACTCGAACGAGGCGAGTAAGCAAGCGCAGTACGCCTATTATTCCGCTGGAAACAGCAAGGTAAAGCACAAGCACAACGGAACGAGTGCCGCCGCTCGTTGGTGGCTCCGTTCTCCGCTTGCGAGCAACTCCGACGGTTTCGAGAATGTGAACACCGACGGGACAGTCGAAGACCGCACCGCGCGCGCTTCCTTCGGCTTCGCGCCCGGCTTTTGCGTATGAGGATCACAAGCATGGAATATATCGTGTACAAGCGGTTCCGTGGACATGGCATCGATGGAGAATTTAATCTCCGATACGGAACTGTGGTATCGGAAATTGAAGGGTTCTTGTTTGCAGCAGATGGCAGGCGGATATGCGCTGCGACGTCCGAAAACGGGTGGGAGCATTTCAGGCCGAACACGCAGGAAGGTGCCGAGCGGCAGAAAATGCTGAACGATCTGTACCGATGGTACAGAAAAAACGGCTGCGGTGAAGACTTTACGGATGACAAATGGCCGGGGCAGGAAAACGGGTACTGGAAAAACCGGCTGCGTACCGCAAGCACAGAGCGATTAGAGAAAATCTATCAAGAGAAATTTGGAGGGACGCCATGTATGCAGTAAAACAGGACGGCGCGTTTGCCGGGTATGCGGACAGTATTGTGCCCATCCGACTGCACGGCAACGGTTGTTATGTCCCGTGCAAGGAAGATCAGGCAGAAGGATTTTGCGCTAAGATGGCTGTGACTATTGCAGATGAAGAAGGGACTGAGCATCAGGTGCTTTCTGACATGGTGTTCCATCTCGCTGGTTACACGCTGAAAGGCACAGAGCCGGAGGGCAGCTATGAGGAAATGGGCGCGGCACTGCCACTCACAGATGCAGAAACAGCAGCGAAAATTTTACTTGGGGAGACAGAGTGATGAGTTACATAGAAAGAGCCAGAGCATTGCGTCCGTATATCGAAAAAGCGTCGATTAGCTTACCTGATGAGGATGCGCTGCAAGCAGTAGAGCTATTCCCACAGTGGGTAGTAGGACATGTTTATGTAGTAGATGAACGGCTGCAATACAAGAATGTATTATATCGAGTTGTTCAGGCGCATACTTCACAGGCAAATTGGACACCTGATATTACACCCGCACTATTTGTGGTCGTTTCGCTAGATGAATGGCCGGAATTTGTACAACCCACTGGTGCACATGATGCTTACAAAAAGGGCGACAAGGTGACGTTCAATGGAAAGCATTACATTAGCTTGATTGACGCGAATGTATATTCACCATCGGCATATCCGGCTGGTTGGCAGGAACAGGCATAATGTCAAGAATAAAAAGGACGGAAACGATATATGAGCTTTTTAACAGCAGATGGCGGGCTGCTTACGCGTGACGAAAAACTGCCGTAAACGGCTAAAGGAGTAATAGCATGGAAAAAACGTGCGAATATGCCTACCGCAAGAACGGAGATGTCAGCCTGCATTGCCGGTATCTGACGGAGAAAAAGGCTCGACACGACTGGTGCGCCCATCAGTATCTGTGTGGCAGAACAAAAAAGTGGGAAGTTTCTGCAGAATCTTCCCACTGTAAAATCAAAACCTAGCGTACACTCACTGAAACCATACGATCTGGAAGGAGTTGTGAAAAGTATGGACAGAATTCAAATCACGAAAGAAAATCTCATGCAGATGCCGGACTATGTGCCGCTGCGCGAGAAAATGCAGTTCGTTAAGGAAGCGGCAGACTTGTGCTTCGACCGCATAGAACTGAAAATCGATAAGGGGCTGGACAGCGTTCCCATGCCACCCATGTACAAGGAAAACACGGCAATCAAGAGCCGCGTCCTTATGGCGGCATATGCAAAGCTCTATTTTGGTGAACCATATGAGTTCGAGAATAATCAGTGGCTTATGACAGAACCAGAATATGACCGATTCGCATCGAGCCATATTATGAACCAAATGGAACGTCTGAAACGCTGCGACGGCGAAGTCAGGGACAAGGCGTTTGACGCGATTTCGGATATGCGTGACCTTGAAAAGCGCCTGAACACCGAAATCTACGGACTGACGCAGGTCATGAATGAACCAGTCACGCGCATCATCATGGCATTGCAGCAGCAGACCACACCAGAGGCGGTCAGCGGCGCACTGAACGAGCTAAAAAACGCACAGAAGGCATTCGCCGACTACATGGAAACGAGGCAGAAACAACAGGAGGAAGCCTGATATGGCGGTATCGGTAAACGCAGACTCTTACCCTTATGAGAGAGTTCAATCCGGATACACCCGGCTGCGTGGAACAGAGGAAATCCCAATTAAGATACTGAAATATCTGATGGACTTGCCTTTGCCCGGCTACATGCCAAAGGATGACAACGACCACGCCCGTGTCCGGCTGATGAAATATCTCTGGTACGATGGTGCGAATCCGCTTGCAAATCCGCTTCCCACTCCGCAAGAAAAGCTGTCCATGCTTTTTGACGGGGATAATCCAGTTCTGAACGCAGCGGAAGACAAGAAACGGCACCCGAAGGGATACCGCATATACCCACAAAGAGTTTGGGGGCAGAGCGATACAGAAGCGGACACAATACTGAAACTCTATATGGGAAGAACCATTGCAAAAGACAATTTCCATACGGTTCTCGGTTTGCAGTTTGAAATCCTTGTAAACGTCAACATGGAGAACACCACGCGGACAGACGCATATTCCAGAGCCTACAGTATCGAGCAGTGCATCATCGAAGCACTTCACGGAGTAAACATCACCGGAATCGGGGTCATTGACTTCGACCGGTACGCACACACCGATAATGGAAGCAAGAGTATATTCGACTACGGAAATCATATTGGCCGCATGCCGCACATGAGCGTGGAGTGGTGTGACTCCGAAATGGATATACCTGAATAGAAAAATATTCGACCTGCGCCGAAAGAGCGGTGCGGAAGAGCCGAAGAGGGCTATCGACACATTAGATTGTGCCGGTAGCCTTCTTTTTTGCTTAATACGGCAATCAGAAAGGCGAGGAAATAAAAAATGCAAGACCTTTCTCTTGAAATGGCAAAAGCTGTTCGGCGGTTTGAACCTATCGAAACCGAAGGCTTGACCCTATATCCAATCCAAGTCAAGGACATTGATGAATTCACAACAGCACGACCCGCAATCGAGTTTATGCAGCAGAGTCTCCCTGTGGCGATGCTGTCAAAGCCTCTTTTGCAGTCGTACTACACATTGGAACTTGACGCGGCAAAAAACGGACAGCCCGGAAGCGGGCTTTTCTACAAGTGCATTCTGTTCCTTTTACTCGCAATGCGAGTAGGAAACGGCCTACCATCCGAAAAACGGATAGAACTTGTAGACCTTGAGTTGCAAGCAAATGACCCAACACGGCTGAAAAGTGTGCTTGTTTTTGTGAATGGGGAAGTGAAAAGGATTACCCCCATGCAATTTCAGCGTCTGCGACCAATTTTAGCGGCTCAGAACGGCATTGAACTTGTTTCAGAGAGCGCTAACCCTGAGTTGGTTCAGGCAGAACGCGACCTTGCAGAAATGAACGCACCGAAGCTGCAATACCGCGTAGAGACGCTGAAAGCAACAATCGCTACTTTTTCGGGGGCCGACGAAGCGGACATGGAAGAATGGCCGATTTTGAAGCTTCTGCTTCGGCGAGATGCGGTTCAACGACTCGTTGGGTACATCACCTGTAGCTTTGCAGAGGCGCAGGGCGGAAAGTGGAAGCATGGAAACCCGTTCCCAAGTCCTCTGTATGACCGTGAAATCGACTACTGCGGCGGACTCATTGATATGTCAACGTTCGCCGGCGGCGCTGGTATGCGGGCTGTCCAAAATGCAGGAAACCAGACCACATAACACACACAAACATCTTTTTGAAACACACACAAAGGAGTGACAAAAGAATGATTAGATTTACTGACTCCCGCCTTTATGCAAAGGGCATCGGCGAAGCGATCTGCACCGACAAGACGACCGGTCAGATTCTCTACTTCTCCAACAAGTTCCAGACTGGCAATGTCACGCCGAGCGTCACCATTGGCGAAATCCGTGCCGGCCTCGGAAACGCTATTGCTACCACGCTCCCGTCTGACGCTTCCGTCAACGTCGAGTTCACGGCAGCCGACTTCAACCTGTGGGCGAAGGCCGCTCAGATGGGTGCGATGCTCCGTCACAACGCTCCGGTCATGGTTTGCCAGACCGTTACTGCAAACGGCACGGCGCTTTCCATCGACATCACCGAGGGTACGCCTGTCGCACAGAAGGGCTTCTCCAAGATCTTCTGCTATGTACAAGAGGTCAATGCTGCTTCTCCGATTGCGACCGGCGGCGTTTCTTATGACCTGAACCCGACTACCGGTGCAGTCACTGGATTTACCGCGACGTCCGGCAAGACCTACAAGGTCTTCTACTTCGTCAACAAGGCCACTGCACAGATCGCGACCATCACCACGGCAATGGACCCGAAGGTCGTTCATTTCATCGCGACCGTTGCGGTCTTCTCCACTGCTTCCGGCTCCGCACAGAACGAGGGTACACGCGTTGGCACGCTGTACATCATCATCCCGTCTCTGAAGTTTGGTGCGAACGGCGGTGTTACCGGCGATCAGACCAGCAACGATACTACGTCCCTGTCCGGTCAAGCAATCGCGTATGATCCCGACGTTATCACCGATGGCTGCGACGAATGCACGGGTGCAGGCAGCGACCTTGCGTACTACATCTACCAGCCGTGCGGCTCCGGTGTTGAGGAAATCGAGGGTATCGTTGCCAGCATCGGCGGCATTTCCCTCAAGGCGTCCAGCACCTATCAGATGCAGCCGCGTATTGCCATGAAGAACGGCGAACTGGTCAAGGGTGACGCTGCTACCTTCACCTACACCGCGACCGGTGCTCCATCCGGCACGACTGTCGGCGCGAAGACCGGCCTGATTACCGCAGGCACGACCGCTGGTGATTTCACCATTGAGGTCAGCTACGCAGCTGGTGAATCCACTTTCAAGGACACCTGCGAAGTTGAAGTTACTTCGACCTAAACAAACTGCGTCCCGGAGGGGAGAAATCCTCTCCGGGAAATGCGCGAGTCCATCATTTAGAACATGGCGGATTGGCGCATTTTTCACATTCAGGAGGCAGATATGTCGATTGAAAGTTTTGTGAACAGGTTCAACGCGGCACTCGATGAGTCCATCCGCAAGGCGATGGAAGGGCCTGTAACGGATAGCGTAAAGGCCGCAATCGTTGAGGCTGTGCAGACGGAAGTCTATGACGCTTATGAGCGAGGCGACTACATGCCGTATGTGCGTCGTGACGAAGTTGGAAAACCGGGCGGTCTCCAAGATTGGAGCGTTATGGAGTCGAAATACGACCCATCGACTATGACGTTGGAGGTTCAGGACAAGAGCCGGGACGATGATACTGGGCGTTTGATCGCGCCGGTCGTGGAAAGCGGCAAGGGATATCAATGGAGGAAGTCGGAAATCTACAAATCGAAGCAGGCGCGTCCTTTCCATGAAGAAGCCCAACGAATTGTGATGCGCGAAAACTTAATGTCTGACGCGCTTCGATATCAGCTTAAAAAAGATGGATTTGACCCGAAGTAACAGGAGGAAGATACAATGGCAGATTTTGAAAAGGTTCAACTTCAAGTAGAAGTCGTTCGGACGCAGCTTGATTCGCTGATTAAGGACGTAAATAACTTGAAGGCTCAGAAACTGAATTTCACCGTTGATTCCTCTGGGCTTGAAGCAATTAACCGTTTTAATAGCTCCGTGCAGGCCATGACGCAAAATGTTGATGGGCTGAGTGGAAAATTCACGCGTATATGGGCAGGCGCGGCGGACGGCGCACCGACCCGAACGATTGAAACCGTCAACGAAGGGCTTGGCCGGACTACTGAGATTATTCGGACTCTGGACGAAGAAACGCAGCAGTACACGACGGTTCAGACAAAGGCAACTACCAACTACGATGCGATGGCAAAAGCGGCGCAGAAAGCCGCTGAAAAGGCTGAGAAGGCTGCGAAAGAACAGGCAAAAGAAACTGAAAACGCTGCATCCAAGGTCGATACACTCCGCAAAGGCTTTGCAGACCTCGGCTTGCAGATGAAATCCGCAGCAGAGAAATATCCAACCGGTACATTCTCTGAAATAGAATCCGACGCAAAACAGGCGAGTGCTGCACTCGAAAACCTGTATAGCAGCTGGAAAAGCGGTGCTATCAGCGATAAGGAATTTGTCGCTGGCGTAAAGGATGCTTCTGGTTCGCTGAAAAACCTTCGTGCAAACTACGCGCAGACCCGCAACGAGACGGATAAGCTCACAAACTCCACCAATGTCCTTGGTGACACGTTCAGCCACATTGTCGGTAAAATCACCGTCTGGCAGGTCGTAAATGCGGCTGTTGCAAAGGTAAAGCGGTCGTTTACTGAAGCTATCGATACGATGAAACAGGTCGATACGGAAATGACGGCTATCCAGAAGGTTACTGGCAACACTGCCGCCGAAATGGAGAAACTGGGCAATACAGCGTATGAGGCTGCATCCAAGTACGGCGTTGCGGTCACAGACTATCTGGAATCCGTCGGAACGTTTGCCAAAGCCGGCTATAAGGATATGTCGGAAGACATGGCCGAGCTTGCGACGAAGACGCAGCTTGTCGGCGATGTGACTTCCAGTATTGCGAACCAATTCATCCTTTCCGCTGATGCTGCTTTCAAATTTGAAGGCAATGTTACTGCACTCAATACCGTTCTTGACAAAGCTAACGAAATCGAAAACAACTACGCCACGTCCATTCAAAAGATGGCCGAAGGCTTCCCGATTGTTGCGAACGTTGCATCGATGGCGAATATGTCCATTGATGAACTGATGGCGGCACTCGGTACAATTACTGCGGTCACGCAGGAATCCGGTACGAAGGCAGCTACCGCTCTCCGCGCACTGATTCTGAATATCATCGGAGATACCGAAACGGAAATCGAAGACGGCGTTGCGTGGACGAAGGAAGAAATCGAAAGTCTAAACGACGCACTCTGGATTTACGCAGAAGACGCGATGAAAGCCGCGCAGGCATCTGGCAAAATCGTTGACCCAATGAAAGCCATTGCGGCTCTTTCTCAAGCATATAAGGACGGCCTTCTTTCCCAAGCAGAATTGGCTGAATTGGAATCCAAACTTGGTGGCAAACTCCGTACAAACCAGCTCGACGCGCTTATCAAAAACTTCGACATGACAAACGATATGTTGGAGCTGTTGAAAGATTCTGCTGGCAGTGCCGACAAGGAAGTCGGCATTATGCTGACGAGCTGGGATGCCAAGGCAAAAATCCTCAATAACACATGGACGAAGTTCATCGCTGATACTGTTGATACGAAATGGGCAAAGGGGCTGCTGGACATGCTCACTTGGCTCATTGAAGGATTCGGGAACCTTGGAAACGCAATCCTTATTGTTGCTGGTATCTGGGCAACGATAAAGATGCCGGCAATCATCTCAACGTTCTCAAAGTTCGGAGCAGGAATTTCAGCTCTGGCTCAAAAATTCGTACTGCTTACTACCAACACGACGGCCTATAAACTGGTTACTGATGCCACTGTTACATCTGTAAGTGCGATGCAGGCAGCAATGGGCGCTCTGACAGCGGTTATTGCAATCGTCACTGTGGCCTATAACAAAATCAAAGCTGCACAGGAAGAAACACGACAGGCAGCTATCGACGCAGGCGAAGCCTCAACGACAGAAGCAAAAGAAATCGTATCTTTATATCAGAATTATGAAGACCTCCGAAAAGCGGTTGAAGATGGCACGGGTTCAAAAACCGAGTTCATTGATGCCTCTGATAGACTGATTGACAAACTCGGAATCGAAAAGAGCAGCGTATATGATCTCAAAAAAGAACTTGGAGGGTTAAGCGGCGCGTACAAGGAAGCTACGGCGGCAAAAATCGAGAGCGCGCTGTATGACGCGAAATCCGCAACAGCTGCAGCCGAAGAAGGTCTTAGAACTGCAGCCGAAAAAGCATGGGGTTCAATGTTTGCAGATGCTGCGAACTTAAAAGACCCATCCTCTATTCTTGCTGACTACCAAGGCTGGATTGATGAGCGAAATAAGATGATTGACGAGGGGGATACATCATCTATCGCGTACAAGGAAGCCGAAAGAGTAATTTCAGCATATAAGCAAGCCGTTGAAGAATACAACAAAGCTGTTGAAGATCAAACTTATTTGGAAGGTGCGCACAAGGCCGCACTAGACGGAACACTTGACAGTTACCTGAAATCCGAAGAAGCTGTCAATGATTACGAAGACGCGCTAGACAATGCATCGGAAAGCGAAAAAACAGTCGTAGAAACGCTCCAAGACTACGCAAAAACGCTGAAACAGCAGGAAAGCGACCTGACGACTGCGTCTCAAGCTCTCGCCGAGTATCAGCAAAATGGCCGAGTCTCTGCATCTACAATGAAGTCGCTGATTTCCATGAGCGATCAATATGTAAATGCGCTGACAGACGAAAACGGCAAACTCGATGTATCAGAGAAAAAACTGCGTGACCTCGTAGAAACAATTTTAGACGATGTTGACGCGACGAATGACCTCATCGGTGTCACAAAGAAGTCCAGTGGAGCAATGGGGAGTTTCGTCACCGGCCTGAAAAATGCGGCAAAGCAGTCCGGTGTGACGGACGATGCTATAGACGGCGTTGTTGCACAGATGATTATCTTCAACAACACTGCGCTGTCTGTATCTGACAAAATAGCGGCGCTTCAAACACTCGCATTGCAGGCGGGAGTTACGCAATCCGCGATTGCAGGCATTAGCCTGAACAACATCGGCCGGGATGCCGGTATGACTGCCGAGGAAGCCCAGACAAAATACGGTATGTCTGCGGCAGAAGCGCAGCGATACGTCAAGAGTCAGGCGGAAAAAGCCAGAAACAACGATCAAGCACTGATTGACTATTGGAACTCGCTTGCGTCGAAAATCCCGGAAACAAAGACTTCTTCCGGTGGTGGCGGCAGCTCCTCCGATGCAAACCTTGAAGCGCACAAGCAGAAGGTCGAGTTGCTGAAATCCGAACTGACTTTGCTGGAAAAGCAGAATGCCAGCGAGGACACGCAGAAAGATAAAATGCGGCAGATTCAGCAGGCGCTCCATGCGCAGGCACAGTATCTGCGTTCCATCGGCGGCAGCCAAGCAGACATCAACGCGCTTTCCGCTGAATGGTGGGAGTGGCAGGAGAAAATAAACGGGACACTCAAGAACACGGACGATCTTCTGAATGAACTGCAAGGCGTTATGTCGGATAAGCTTTCCGATCTTTCAGATCAACGGCAGAACGAACTCGATGCGATTGACGCGCAGATCGATGCGCTCAAGCAGCAGAAGGAAACACGTGACGAGCAGCTTGATCTCGAAGAAAAAATCCTTGCTGTCCAACAGGCGCAGGCCAAGCTTGCAAATGCGCAGAATGAACGTACAGTTCGGCAGTATAATGCCCGCACCGGTCAGTGGGAATGGGTGGCTGACCAGAAGGAAGTTGACAGCGCACAGAAAGCCTTGGACGAGGCCAAGAAAGACCTTGAGGACTTCAAGGCGAACATGGCTTACGAAGCTGCACTGGCCGAGCTGGAAGCCAAGAAAGACGCAATAAACGCCCAGTATGATGCGCTTGAAAAGAACTACAACAATTTCCTGAAATCGCTCAAAGAGAAGACACGCGGAATTGGAGAAATCCTGCAAGACATCTGGAAAAATGCCACGCCGGAGCTTCGTCAGATCATTCAGGAAAACGCAGAACTTTTCCGGCAGTTCGGATTCGATGTGTCGCAGCTTTCCAACGCAGTTAAAGAAACGGAAAAGAAACTCTATGGCGTTTCTGCGAACGGAGCTAGATATGAGATTGGAAGCGACCGTGGCATTGATTTTGTCAATAATGCAAAACCAGGCGAGTCCATTATCGGCGGAGATGGTTCTACATGGACGAAGAACGAAGACGGAACAGTAACCATTGTCGACAAGAATGGAATTTCTTATGTTGTAAATCCGGGAAACGGAACTGGCGATTCATCAGGAGGCTCGAACACTGGTCCGAAATATAGTGGAACTGTTTGGGCGATTCGGCTGGACGGAAAAGGTGAAAACTATAAAATTTCCAGTGCAAACGGATTGAATTTCCTGAACAATGCACTCGCCGGAGAAGAGCTGAACGGCGGTGACGGTTCCCACTGGGTGAAAAACGCAGACGGGACAACATCTATCACAGACAAGTATGGCATCGCATACAAGGTCTACGACAGAGGCGGTATCCTGCACGGCATGGGCGGCATCAAAGCTACGATGCAGGACGAAGGAATTACCCCACCGGATGTAACGGCGCTGCTCAGAAAGCGGCTGTTGAAACCCATTGACGACAAGACCTTCGGCCAGAACATGGACCAAATCAGATGGATGATGGCCAACAACGGTACGAGTGCGAACGAAGTCCACAACGCCTCTTATGACAGCCATAACATCGGCACGATGATTGCAAAGCAGATCAACTGCACCATCAACGGCATGAAGGTTTCCCCGCAGGAGGCCCATGCGCTGACGCTTGAAAAGCTTGCGAATATTGCGCACAACCTCGGAAACTTCTCCTAACACGAACAAACGGAGGAATCAAAATGTTATATCAGCCAACAAATATTTCTCCCAGCATGACTGGGGCACTTGGCAATGGCGTAATCGATGCAAACAACAATCTTACGGTGAGTTGGCAGGTCAATGGGAATTCACCTATGACCGCATTCCAAATCACCATTTATGCGAACAACGCAATATCTACGCAGCTGTTTTCTACCGGAAAACTGACGTATGGATGCCCGTTCTATGGAGTAGATTATGCTGGAAATGTGCAGATGTTCAACTACACCATCTATCATGAGCAACTTTCGCTTGCGAAGATCGAAAACGGACGCGACTACAAAATCGTCATTCAGCAATGGTGGAACGAAAACGATTCCGTAACGCAATCCAGCGCAAGTGTGTTTCGTGCAAGGAGCAACCCAACACTTGCCATCGGCACGATACCGGCACCGTTGAAGTCACGCTCATTTACTTTTACTGCATCTTATACTCAAGAGCAAGGAGATGCACTCAACTGGTGTAGATGGAGGATTTCGTCCAGTGACGGAAAAGAAGAAATCATTCTCGAAGACACAGGAAGAATTTATGGTACTGCTGAACTCACGTTCCCATACGATGGTTTTTTGAATGGACGCACATATCTGATAGAGTGCCTTGTTCAAACAGAAAACGGGGTTGAAACATCCAGCTTTGCCTACGTTTCTGTTCAATATACGGTCAATCCAATCCAAGCAAACCTGACCGTTTGCCAATCGACGCGTGGGAATGGAATCACTGTAAAGCTTCCGGAAATCAAGTATATTCCGGGAATCGCAAATACGGGTGTCAAGATTTCTGACAGCTACCTTACGATACCGTCTGATGAAAACTCGAACGTAGAGTGGTCTGTTGAAGATGGTACGCCACTTTCGATAAAGCAGCCGTTCGACATCTGCTGGTGTGGGAAAGGATTGCCAGAAGGAAATGTCCTTTCTCTCAAGTGCAAAGCGTCGGTCAATGGATTCAGCCCGATAAAAGTTACTGACAGCCCAAGTGGCTATCCTTTTGGAACATATGGTGCAGCATGTGTCTTTACTGGTGAATCGACGCAGGCCTATGTAATTGTCTTGCGAGATGGCCGTAAATGGTACAGCAACAATTTGCAAACATGGTTTTACTCCGGAAATGTTCTAAGCGGAACGAACTCCGACTGGTGTGGACTTGCATACGGAGATTCCAAATATGCTGCTGTATCAAGGGGCGATAAGAAAATAGCCTATACAAACAGCGAAAACGTATGGTTTATATCAACAGCATCTGTTGGACTTTCCGCAGTTTGCTTCGGTAATCATCTATTTGTTGCGGCAGGTGAGGGCACCGTTTATACACGAAACACATCTGATGGAACTGATTGGGTACAATCAACCGCTCCATTTAGCGGTACTCCAACTGCGATTGCGTTTGGAGAAGTTGATGGAACGCCTAAATATGTAGTCGGGACTGAAACAGGCAATTTATACGCTTCGTCTGACGGAAAGACATGGACTCTTTCAACGTCAGGGCATGGTTCACTCAGTTCTATTACATTCTTCAATGGGAAGTTTTACGCGGCACGATTGGATGATAACAGTATACTTTCCAGCTCAGATGGGACTCAGTGGAATATACTTTCGTATATATCCGAGTTTGAAAATGGAACTAGGTCTATCTGTGGCGACCCAATCGGACACTTGTATGCAACAGGAAATGGAACCGGCAACTACGCGTACAGTTCTGATTACGGAAAAACGTGGAGTGTTTTCCCGTTGGGTACGCCATTAAACGACGCATTCTTATTTGAAGGTGCAAACCGTGTCTTCCTCGTTGGAGACGGAGAAAGTTCAGGAATAACGGCCGTCTACGCTGGTGGGAGTGAACTTGTAACACAAGAGGCGGTGCTCACGACCAACGTAACATCAAACGTGGAATTCAATGCGTTTGAAAACATCATGCCAAGCAAGTCAAATTGGAGAGATGTATGTTACGGGGATGGAAAGTACGTCGCGGTCGCAACAGACAGCAATATGGCAGCTTACTCTATAACGGGAGAAAGCTGGACAGCTTCCGCAATCCATGAAAGTGTAACGCGCTGGTATAGCGTTTGTTACGGAAATGACATTTTCTTAGCAACCGGTCAGGACTACTTTGCAACGTCTACAGATGCAATAAACTGGACTACCACATCTTCCACAGGGAATACCTTTCAATGTGTGCGGTTCTTGAACGGCAAGTTCTACGCAGTCGGCACGGGTATATACCGGTCTTCCGATGGTGCTACATGGGAAAAATGCAACGTTCCATCTGGTGATGTATACATGATTACGTCGATCACATACGGAAACGGAATGTATGTTTGCGTAAAGCCCAACTATGCTGTGTACTCCTACGATGGATTAAATTGGAGCTATACGCCCATGCCTCAAGGTTCGTGGCGCAGTGTAGCGTTTGGAAACGGAGTTTTTATCGCATCAGGACTATTCTCTTACAGTGTTTATAGTTCCGATGGTAAAACGTGGTCAACCGCAAGTATTCCTTCCGGACGGACAGAGGGACTTGGAACGTGCTTCGGTGATGGCAGATTTATTGCTACTACGGCCGCAGGTGTTGTCAAATCGGTGGATGGACACACATGGGATGTCATCGTGGATTCCACGACATGGGAATATAGTGCGTGCTGCTTTGGAGGAGGGAAATTCCTCGCCATCGGCAATACGTCTGATGTCATGCTTTCCGGATCTGTAACAGCTACGGTGGATATCCTTACGAATGGTGGAAGTCAGAACATTGCGTCAATTCCGTATATGCAGCAATGGGCCTTCATCATTGACGGAGAGCAAAATGTTATTGGCCTTTCATGGACAACTGACGGCAAAACAACGGCTAATGCGTCATCCGTGAATATCGCTCCAATCGCAGAAGTAACGTCGATCACCGCTGGTGGAGCCGTGAACATTGACTATATTTTCGCGAGCAATGGACACATGAGCGAAGAAACAAAGCGTAAGTTTGAAAATTGGTCAAACCCATATCATCCCTACGACATCCCAAGGCAATTCTATGCTGATTTCACATCTGATTTGAACGGTGACACATTTGGGCAAAGCTACTTTACGCAGCTTTCTGTATACCGAAATCAAACCGATGCATCCATTACAGAGCATATCTTTAACTCAAGTGCGACGGATGTTCATTCGTTTATTGATGCAAGCGCAAGGAATGGAGTTCAATATCGGTACACGGCTTTCGGACTCTCAGATTTTGACCAGTCTTCTGCAATTACGAGCGACGTTACGCAGATATGCGTGTGGAACTGGGCAATTCTATCCTGTACGGAAGATTCAGATGGAGTCTATCACCCGCAAAAGATATTTGCGTTCGGAAAGAACTTGTCCAGCGGGGATATCAGTAACAACAATGCACCGCAGATTTTACAGAACTTCACAAGATACCCAACTGTTCAACCATCCCCGTTCAACTACAAAACTGGAACGTTGAGCAGCCTGATTGGTACGATTTCTAATGGCGTATATTCCGACACTGTTTCGGAAAGAAACGAAATCATGAACTTGTCTATCACGCAGAATACGCTATTTCTGAAAAGCAGAAAAGGCGATTTGATGAAGATCAGAATCAGCGGAGCAATCGAGTCCGGAACGATGGATAATTCTGCGGCGCAGGCGCAAACCGTTAAAATCCCGTGGGTAGAAATTGGGGACGCGTCTGAAGCAAGAATCATCATCACGGAAAGCGATGGAGCTTGGCCTAACTAATAGGGGAGGTGAGTTCACCTATGGCGATAAACATTATAGCTCTTGAAGCGCAGTCTGTAACAGTCAATGTCACTGGCGGGATGCCAGATGCAAATGAATACCTTTACGAACTCAGGTTTGGCGGTGTTAACATTTCCACTTTAACCTCGACTGATGTATACAATAACTTTGAGGTTACATTCAATGGCCTTGAGCTTGGAGGCAAAGCGTATCAGATCTATGCGACTGACGTTTTAAACTCCACCTATTTTGGGCCGCTTTCTATTAACTCTGGTTACGAAATCACGATAGACGCAAACGGCGGGTCTGGCTATCTTTATGATACGGCTGCTTATGACAGTTTTTACACACTTCCGTCGGACGGCTTTGAGAAGTATTCCAGCAAACTCTTAGGCTACAGCACAGATTCCACCGCCACGTCCGAGCAGTTCGACCCTGGCATGAAAATCCGGATGTACCAAAACTGGAACCTGTATTGCGTGTGGCAAGAAACCACCTATACACTTAGCTACTACAGGACAAGCACTGGGTCAACACTGTGGCTAAGAGAAAAATTCCCCTATGACGTAAACGGGCCTTATATTACCGTTACGACACAAACCCCAGGGTTGACAGGCTACCGATTCGTGAATTGGGAAATCTTTCAGGAAAGCGGTACTTCACTTGGATATGTAGAGCCGGGCGGTACAATTCAAGTTGGCAATGCGGATGTCAGAGCTATAGCCCAGTGGGAACCACTACAGCGGCATACTGTCACATATAACGCTAATGGCGGATATCCTACGCCGGCTACACAAACTGCATATGATTACGAAGAAGTAACCTTGAGCGAGTTGGTTCCAACGCGCGATGGTTATACAGCGTACGTATGGCTTACAGTTGACCCCATCACAGGCAACGTAATGGGATATGCTCCTGGAAGCCCATTTAACGTTCAAACTTCAGATTGGACGATGTATGCAGAGTGGTATAAGTATGCGATTGTCATCTACGCTGGCGATAATGTTGCGTCTGTGCGAACGGAGGTTCTCGGATTACCGTATATTTTATATGACGGAACAACTCAGCTGAGTTCAACAATAACTTGCGAACTGGCGGTCGAATCCGGATACACAATCGAATTTGATGGATGGTATGACAGCACTGGACAAAAGGTATCGAGTGCCCAAACTTTCACACTCTCAGACCTCACAGCCCCCATAACGCTTACGGCGAAGGCCACAAAACGTGCCGGAACAACGTTCACCATATCATATCTGCATGGTGTCTATGGAACTGGAGAAAACCAAACGCAGCAGAAGACGGCCGGTACGGCAGTTACGCTGAAAGGTGCTATTTTCACAAGAGAAGGATACACGCAAACCGGATGGTCTACTGCGGACGGCGGAGCAAAATCATACGCGCTTGGCGGGCAGTACACACAAGATGCCGATATCACGCTATACCCGTTCTGGAAAGAAAATACGATAGACCCGTCTGAAACGTATCCCGTAACGTATTCTCCCGGAAACGATGGAATCGGTTCAGTGCTAACAGCAACAAAAGTGAAAGGCGTTCCCCTTTCTCTGGAAGGAGCACTCTTCACAAAAGTTGGATACGCGCAATCTGCATGGGCCACTTCTGCAGGCGGGGTAGCTGTATATGCTCTCGGTGGATTGTATACGGAGGATGCAGCAGTTACGCTATACCCAACATGGGGTCCGCAACAGTTCATTCAACCGGGTTCAATGATGGAATCTTCATGGCGCATGAATGACTACATGAGCCAACTCCGCACATCATTTACAAAACTGTGCAGACTTCGTTTCCTGCAACCGGACGGAAGCACGGCGTTTGCAATCGATAATAATCCAGAAAACAAACGAAGTGGAACGTTTATCCAAGACGGAACCATCACATGTAATTTGCAGAATGGACAACGCAGAACGGCAAACGTCACGCTCTCCAACGTTGACGCTGAATATGATTACAACGTCAATAACATCTGGTTCGGGCAGCAAATCGCCATTGACGAAGGGCTTGTGCTCTCCAGCGGATATGAGTATTACATCCAGCAGGGGGTGTTTTATATTGCGGAGCCGCAGGAAACGCTCAACCCAAATATTCGGACGGTTTCTCTTCCGCTGGTTGATAAATGGGCATACCTTGATGGAAGCTTGTTTGGAAGGCTTGAATCAACATACGAGGTTCCAGTTGGGACAAATATCTTTAAGCCGATAGAAGCCATCTTGCAGCTTGATAGGGGAAACGGATATCTGGTTGACCACGTTCCGCCCGTATTTACCAGCTATTACAAAGGGAAAACGCAAGCATTGCCGGACGGGACGACAGCAAACTTGACGGATTCCCCCTATACGCTCCGGGTAGACAGTGACGATGGTACGTTCGCTGACGTATGCCTTGGGCTTTCAGAAATGGTGAACGCTTGGATTGGTTATGACCAAACGGGAGCACTCCGCATTGACCCATCGCAAGATGATATTGTGGATGCAAACAAGCCTGTTTTGTGGAGGTTTTCACAAGATGAAGCACAACTTCTTGGAACAACATACACGATAAAAAACACCGAAGTGTTCAACGACTATATTGTTCTCGGAGAAAAGCAAGATGACAATCCGCAAGCTGCCGGCCGTGCGCAGAATCTCGACCCAGCGAGTGATACAAACGTTAATATCATAGGCAGAAAGACGTACAGAGAAACCGCTTCCGGGTATTACACAACAACGCAGTGCCGTGACTTGGCAGAGTGGAAATTGAAACGCGCGACAGTTTTACAAAAGGCAGTATCAATTTCTTGCATACAGATGATGCACATCTCGGAGAATAACCTTGTTGAAATCGTCCGGACAGACAAACCCGGTTCTCCGGTCGAACGACATCTGATTCAAGGCTACACTCGGCCACTTGCAACCAATGGAACAATGACCATTAACGCAGTATCGGTTGTAGATTTCCCAAACGCGACAATTACAAGTTGGCCGGAATGAGAAGGGGGGTGCATACAGATGGGGGAGAAAAAATATTCACAGCTCGTGCTTAGACTCAAATCAGGAGAAACATTCTATGTAATTGGGGAAACAAAACGGTATTGGCTTTGCAAAGGAACGCAGTTCAAGAAGACAAGCCGACAAATTGATAGCGTCAAAAGACGCTCGACAAGAAAGGACATAGACGATGATTAACAGATGGTTGATTCGCAGAATGCTCGATGCCAACAGCAGCGAAACAAAAACGTGCAAATCCTCCATTGAATCCACATACGGAATCAGCGCCTGCATCCACTTCTTCTGCGGCAAGTGGATTCCACCTCCCATTGCAAAATAAAACAGAATCATTTCCTGCACCGAAAGAGCGGTGCGGAAGAGCCGAAGAGGGCTGTGAGCGAAGCGAAAGAGGGCTACGTTCACTGCTCTCTTTCTCATTGCCTATACAGACAAAACGATTGGAGAAAAGCAATGGATATTTTCAAAGACATCGTGACCGTCTTCGGTGGTATTACTACGATTGGCGCTGTGCTGGTGATTCTTGTCCGGCCAATCCGAGAGTGGGTCATGGGAGACAGCGCAATCAAAGCTGGGATGAAATGTCAGCTTCGTTCGGATATGCTGCACACTTATTATAAGAACAAGGACGCACAGAAAATCCGGCAGTATGAAGCCGAGAACTTCGAGTATTCGTACAAAGCCTATAAAGCCTTGAAGGGAAATTCATTCATCGACAAGATCAAGAAGGAAGTGGACGAGTGGGAAGTGGTGACGTGACATGGAGTGGAGCAAAAAAATCTTAATTTTCTCATACCTGATGCTGGGTGTCTTCATAATCATCTTTTTGGCTGTTGAAGACAAAACAGCTGCTGCAACTGTTCTTTGTGGCTGGATTGTAGAATGCGGTGGTGCTACTGCGTTCTACTTCTGGAAAGCAAAGAACGAAAACCGGAGCAAGTACGCATTAAAATTCGTCCGGGAACTGGCCGACAAGTACGGCCTCGACGCAACGGCACGAATTATTGAGTCAGTTCTTAAAGACTGAGAAAGGAAACTATTATGAACAACAACTGGTGGCAAACTGTCGTCGAAAACTTATTCAAGGTCAAATCTCTCGTTACAATCTTGCTTACCACAGCATTCGTCGTAATGGCGCTCAAGGGCGGAGTGGAACCGAAAGATTTCTATTCTATCATCGTTATGGTACTCACGTTCTACTTTGGATACCAAAGCGCAAAGAGCGAAGACAAGAACAAGCCAACACACGATGACCAAGAATAATCATTGCATCCGTATGGAAGGAGGAACGTTAAAATGACGATTCAGGATGCACAAAAGAAACTTATCTCCGTAGCAGAGGCTGAAGAAGGGTATTTGGAAAAAGCTTCGAATGCGCAGCTTGACGATAAGACGGCGAATGCGGGCTGGAACAATTACACGAAATACGCCCGCGATCATACGAAATGGGGGACGTATCATGCTCCAAAGCAAGGGCTTGCTTGGTGTGATATGTTCGTTGACTGGTGCTTCATCACGGCGTTTGGATTCGACATTGGCATGAAAATGACATGTCAACCGAAAGGCGCGTATGGTGCAGGATGTACGGCATCGTACAACTACTACCGGTCTGCCGGTCAATCTGTCACTCTCGCGAATGTGCAGCCGGGCGATCAGATTTTTTTCGGAAATCCCGGAAACATGACACATACCGGACTTGTGTACAAGGTGGATAGCACGAAAATCTATACCATCGAAGGAAACACAGGAGCTGGAAGCAATGTCGTGATTGCGAATGGCGGGGGAGTATTCAAGAAGTGGTATTTCCGCAATTCTTCGGCTATCGGCGGCGTTGGAAGGCCGAAATGGGAACTCGTCACAAACACGGCGCAGAGCGCGACACCACCGTCAAAACCGGAATCTACGTCTGTGACCTACGCAGAGTTCCAAGGCGGCATTTTTGCAGAAATCCCATTCTCCTGCATTGACCGCATCGAACACGTCAAAATGAGCGACGCAAGAGGCGAGACGACTGGCAGCGTAGCAATTCGCACACAATGGAATGGCCGGTATCCAGACATCGTTATCAACGCCGAGCTGTTCAACTACGGAAAATACACGCCTGCCTCTGGCGTCAAGCACAAGGGAACCATGGAATATCAGGGATGGCAACCGTTCATTGGCTTCAAGGACTACAAAACACCCATTCAGGAACCGCGTGGAGCCGTCACATCACCAGATGCAGTTGGTGGCTATCCTGCTATGGTTCAGAACGGAACGAAGGATTTTAGCGTCCCCAGAGGGCTAGAGGGCAACAAGTCCCGGACGGCGATGGGACTGCGCGGAAAGACTCTTGGGATTATTGTCACCGAAAAGCAAGTCCCCATGGACGTTGTTGCAAACAAGTTCGTCAATGAGAAGTACGATTTTGCAATCAATCTTGACGGCGGCTCGTCCAGCAGCTACGTCACCCCCTCAAAAGTGTGGGCGCGTCCAAGCAAACTGCGTGGATTCGTTGCAATCTGGTTGAAGGGCGGAAGCGGAAACTACTTGAGTAAGCGGCAATACGGAAACAATTACGCGCAGACGAAACCAATAAAGTCGGAAGCCTGGATAGAAACGGACAAAACAGCATCGAAAGGTGTCAAACTGAAAGTCATAGCGAGTGGACTGAACCTTCGTGCTGCCGCTACTACCAACAGCGAAATCCGATTCGTACTCAAGTTTGGTGAACTGGTCACATGGTATGGGTATCAGACGAAGAACTGGTATTATGTGCGAACAGCCAGCGGAAAAGAAGGATACGTCAGCAAAAAATACGTCAGAAAACTGTGATAGCGGAGGGAACACACAATGGACGAAAATCAGGAAATGAAACGGTTTGCGGACAGACTATGGGAATATTTCAAACCTAAAATTGAAGAACTGACACGTTCCAATGTGTGGTACTTCCGCGCTCAAGTTACGAAACCGGCACTGGATGGAAAAATCACGGTGCAACGTCCGTTCGATGGGGAAATTGCGCTCCCGTATGTGAGCAGTATGGAAAACGCTGCGATTGGGACTCAAGTCACTGTGTTTGTGTTTGGTTCCAGCATGACAAACGCCGTCATTTGTGGAAATGGTTCATTGAGCATTCTTGGTGGAAGCCCATCATCTGGCGGCGGAGGTGGCAGCGCCGAAAACGCCGTTCTCTATGTCGCACAAATACTGAGCGCGGCACAACAATCGCAGGCAAGAAAAAACATCGGCGCAATTTCTGCTGATGAACTTTCTGGAAAACAAGACGCGATTGAAGCAGTTGGGCTTCTGAAAGGGGACGGGAACGGCGGTGTAACAGCCGCTGTTCCCGGAACAGATTATCTTCAGAGCGCGCCTGTTACCTCTGTTGATGGGAAGACGGGTGCAGTTGTCTTGTCTGGTTCCTACGTAACCCCAACTCAGCTTGCAGAGAAGCAGCAGAAAATCATGGTCGATGGGATTCTGGAAGGCGATGGAACCGGAAATATTCAAGCTGCTGGAACCCTAGAAGGTGCTCTCGTGGAATACTCCGGAAGCGGTACAACGGACTACGATGGATTGCAAAACAGGCCACAGGTAAACGGCGTTACGCTTGAAGGAAATAAGACTTCCGCAGAACTCAGTTTGTACGGCAATGGAAATCCCCCTCCGTACCCCGTTGCTTCTGTGAACGGAGAAACCGGAGAAGTCATGCTCCATGACCTCAAATACACTGCGCAGAGCCTTACAAGCGCACAACAACAACAGGCAAGATTGAACATTGATGTTCCTGCGACTGATGAAGTTCTGCTTCTGGAAGACACTGTGACAGGAAACTATATCAACATTCAAAAGGCAATGACAGCAGGCTCATTGCTTAAAGTGACTGCTGTTGACGCAGATGGAAATCCGACCGCACTTGCTGCGGCGATTCCGGGGACGGACTATATGCCGGCTGTCCCAGTTACCGTATCAGACAATGGGAAAACGTTGAAAGTCGTCAACGGTGTATGGGCGGCATCAAATTGATGGAGGAATGAATAACCATGAGATTATTGACAGTTGGAGGGAAAGTGGTTTCGGTCGGTGGAAAAGCCATCGAAATACCTGACTCATCTGGCGGAGTATATCAAATCGCAGTGGAAACGAGCGCGGGGGCATCTGTTTCAGCATCAAAAGGCACAACGACAGTTTCCGGGACGGCAGACACCAGCGGTAGTTGCACATTAACACTCTACGAACCAGGTGAGTGGAGCGTCAGTGCTTCACTGAACAACGTCACTAAGACACAGACCGTCAACATCGGGACTCAGAGCATGAAGCTGCCTTTGATCGAGCTCGCGGACGCGTTTGCGGCAAACAGCTGGGAGACGATCATTGCGGCGTGCCAGTCCGGAAACGTTCCTGACAGCTGGGCTGTGGGCGACAGCAAGTCCATGACGATCAACGGCATGTCTTATCAGATCGATATCATAGGCAAAAATCATGATGTCTATGCAGACGGCTCCGGCACGGCTCCGTTGACGTTCCAGCTGCATGATTGTTACAGCGAAGCGAAGCAGATGTACTACGTCAACCTGAGCGGTCTCGGCTGGAAGAACACCGATATGCGCCTGACCTATCTGCCTGCGATCCTGGCGCTGATGCCGACGGAGGTGAAGAACGGCATCCACGCGGTAAACAAGAAGACATCTGAGGGGGGCAACAGCACGACGATTGAGACAGTATCGGACACGCTGTTCCTGCTCAGCGAGGTGGAGATTTTCGGGACTGCAAGTTCTTCCGTAGCCGGGGAAGGAAGCCAATACGACTATTACAAGGCAGGCAACTCGAAGATCAAGAAGAGAGAAGGCGTCGACGAGTTCTGGTGGGATCGGTCGTCAGCCAGCGGCGGTATGTTTTGCACAGTCAGAGCAAACGGCCAGGCGGGCGCGTCCAATGCCTCAAACAGCCTCGGCGTAAGCTTCGCGTTCTGCTTCTGAGCGAAAAAGAACCGAGGGATAATTGACTCCCTCGGTTCTTTGCATATTAGTCGTGATCTTCATCAAAATACATGATGCCGTCTTCACCTGAATCGAAGATTATTCTGTGTTTATTGCCCTCTACTTCCAATGGCGTGCTGTTCAAAATCACTGCGCCTCTCCGACGATGCGGCAACATTAACGCTGCTGCACCTACACTTTCGGCCTCGACCGTGAGTTCTTCATTATCTTTGTCATCGTACACAACGAGGAATGTGTAGCGGTTCTTGACAACGTTCGTGCGGAGTTTTCCGTCCATACACTCATTCCTTCCAAACATTTGCGACAGTGAATGTCATGCGCAGCCGGCAGTTGACATCGGCGAACGTTACCATGTCGGCCAGCTTGTACATTTCTGAAATGCGATTGCGGATGCTGTCATTGAGAATACTGACTGGGAGGGGGAAGTCAACGTAGATGAACGTATTCTGCTCACGCAGTCCCAAATTATCCGCGTGCCACGGGGTACGCATTGCCTTGGAAATCGCTGCCGCGTGTTCCTTGAGTTTGCTGTATACCTCGACCTTCTCAGGAACCATCTCGGTTCCACGGAATGCCTCATTCTTCGCTGCCATTGCAGCCACCATATCCTGAATATCCATTGCCATTGTGTTTGCCTCCTATAATTTTTTAATGTGCCCGTGAGGGCTTACAATTTTGATTCTACCGGAAAATCAGATTTGTCCCGCGTGGATTAAAATATATTTCGCGGACGTGCTTTTTCTATGTCCAACAAATGATCTGTAGCTTCCGCAACCCAAAGCACATCTTCTGATTCCAGAATCCTATTTAGTGCATCATGCGCCGCTGATTTCTTGAGGGAAATAAATATGTTATCATCTTCGGTTTCAGTTGAAATCCTTGCTAGATTCTCAGCGGCTTTCCCTGAAATGCCAAGTGTAGCAGCTGCAACTTGAATGTTTTGCTCAACGCTTTCAATGTTTGTTACACCTAGCAGCCAGTCCGTAGATACGCTGAAGTATTCTGCGATTTTTGCGATATTCTCCCAACTGGGCTGTCCAGAACCGTCACAGTATGCAGATACAGACTGCCTTGCCTTCAGACCGAGATAATCCGCTAATTCTTGCTGAGATACAGTTCTGTTGATTTTCCCTGCGTCCCCACGCATGAGTCTACGAAGACGGTTGGGGAATGGCTTGTAATAGTTGTCTGTGTAATTGAGTTTTTTGCGCGGCATATTATATACCCCTCATTTCCCGCACATTCTGTGCCACGATTTTTACTGCGTCATCAATGATTTTGATATCTCGTTCGAGGTTCAGCCCGTAGTTATTGCCCATATCATTTGCATTCGGGTCGAGTTTGTAATCGAAGCTGAACCGGATGGCCGAACGTGCGCGTTCCTCAGAATATCCGGAAGCGAGAAGCACACGGGACGGGGCGTTATCTCCGCTAGAACACGCTGCGCCGGACGAAACCATCAATCCGTCAGCCGCAAGGCGCAGGACAAGTGCGTGGTTCTCGATGTTCGGGAAGGAAACGTTTGCAATGTACGGAGATTGCATGACCTCATTTCCCTTGTAAAGCAGTCCATTAAGCTGTACGTCCGGTATTTCGTTCATGATACCATCAATCAGGCGGTCATGCAAGGTGGCTGCTGCATTTTTGAACTCGTCTATATGGTCTGTCCTGAACACTAATGCTTCTGCAAATGCGGCTGCGAGTGGAGCAGAAGGCGTTCCAAAATGGAAATTCGTTGTGATTGATTCTGGATTTCGCGCAATCAACACGCCGATTCCAATCGGAGCACCAAACTTGTGACCACCTCCGCAAATGAAGTCTATTCCGCTTTCGCGGAAGTTGATTTCCTGCTTACCCATGGCTGCGGTACAGTCGGAGAACGTCAAATCATCCCCTGAAAAGATACTTCTTAAATCATAGATTTCACCGGTTTCGTTGTTGGTGCAGATATGAGCGAAACCGTGAAACTCATTGCTTGTACGACTGATAAGTATGTGATCGGTAATGCTTGATACAGCCGAATGCTCTACGAGACTTGCAGTAACTCCACGGCATTTACCAAGCATAATTTCAATCGCGATTCTGCAAGCCTCCGTCGCGGATGAAACAAAGAACACTTGATCTGAGTTGCACTTTAAGCACTGCGCTACAGCTTCACGGGAAGCTTCCAACGCATTTCTGGCGTCCTGCCCGAAGGAGTGCAGTGAGTTCGGATTCCCCCACACTGCCGTTGATGCTGCATTGAAGGCGACCTTTGCGCATTGAAGTAGGGGCGAAGTAGCAGCATGGTCAAGGTAGATCATTCTCCTACCTCAATATCCTTCGGCCAACGCGGCAGCGTAGCGGCGCAGATCTTCTCATAGATTTCTTTCTGTGCAAGCAGCGTATCGCGTTCCTTCTGAATCACACGATATGCGTCTTCTAATCCGAATGGCTCGTTGAGCGGAACACGTACCTTTTCTGGTTCCAACGATTGAGATACATCTACGGTGCAGGTAGGGGGGACGGTAAGCCCTAGGGAAACAAGAACAGCCTGGTCGACAAGTTTCATTTCATCAGCTGTCAGCGTACAGTAGTAGTTCTCCAGACGTTCCTTGTCAACTGTGTAGACAGCCTCACAAAGCACAGTAGACTGCTTGCCCATCGTTTCAATGGAAACGTGTGTAGGCATCGGCTTTTTCTCGGCAGTTGTTAAATAAACTATTTCTACAGTTTCGGAATATGTATTGTTCTTATCGTTGCTGACAATGATTGCTGGGCGATTCTTTCTCGCTTCTGATCCGACAGCAGCATAGTCCTGACGAACCCAGAAAATGTCGCCCCGATGGATTCTCATATCCTGCATAGAAGTGTATCCTTTCTGTATTTTTCAATATGTATAGGGGCTGTGAAGCCCCATGAATTACTTCGCAACTGCGTTTTTCAGAATGCTGCTCGGCGAGAATTTGACCGAAAAACGGGCTGGAACCTTGATGTTTTCACCGGTCTTCGGATTCCGCGCATCTCTGGCCTTCTGGTACTTCGCAACAAACTTACCGAAGCCCGCGATAGTGACATCTTCGTGCGAAATAAGAGATTCTTCAATCGCTTCAAAAACAGCATCGACAGCTTCAAGGCTGGCGTTCTTCGGCATACTGGTAATGCTGGAAACCGCCTGAACGAGTTCTTCCTTGTTCATGTGTAATCCTCCTTTCTCAAGAATGAATGGTGGGCCGTGTAGGTGTCGAACCTACGACCGAGCCGTTATGAGCGGCTTGCTCTACCGTTGAGCTAACGGCCCATCTATGACCGGATTGACGTACCGGCCGTGCGGTCTTGTGCACAGACCAACGGCAAATCAGGTGATTGCGCACCGGCGCTTATGTATCAGCAGTCCTGAAAGCGTTCCCAAAGGTGCTGCCTAGCTTGGCGGATTTCAGTTCGCCCCAAGCATTACGAACAAGTGCGGATTCATCCAGTTCGACCACTAGTGAGTCTTTCCCGGCAAGCTGAACGGGACGTTCCAAAATGGACTTGTGCCGTCTCTACGAAGGTCTATATCCGCTTGACCTTTACCTTTTTGGCCGAAACGCGCAAACGACTTTTACTGCGCTGTCGGCACGAGTGTTACCTCGCCCCGGTGGGTTTCCACCACTATATTCTGTTGGTTCCGGCATCCCACGCATCAAGCGCAGGAAATATGATGGCTGTTCATCAAACTCCATTTAACTACAGCTGGTATGGTCATTCAAAAGATTTTCATCTAAGATCACTGCGTAGCACCATCATATTTTGCAGCGTGGCTACTATCCCGCTTTCTGGCCCATATAGCTGCGCTTATGCCTCGTTCTCCTTTGACGCTGTGGGTCAGCGTCTTTAGCCGGTGGCGCTACGCTCCACGATCACGCTATTGCGTGCGTGAATAGATAGCTGTATGATTCCCACCATGTTAATTTGTCGCGCGGAGAACCCCAACGGGCGGCTATGGCAGGGGTAGCAGGATTTGAACCTGCGAATTTGGGAGTCAAAGTCCCATGCCTTAGACCGCTTGGCGATACCCCTGTATGCAGGCTCATGCAGCGGCGTCCCGCCGAACCAACCTGTAATCTTGACCAGAGCAGGCCCCGGTCGAGTAAGCGGCATTTCCGCTTAAAGCATGATTTGATGATTCCTTAAAGTCTCCACCTTGTTATCCTCATGATGGACGATCTGAGTGGGGAGTTCCCATTTCGCTTGTTTACTCCCAAACTTCGCTATCGGCTATATCAACCCGACGACACCGCTGCCAGATGCGGAGGTTTCATTCCAACTACGGTTTAACGAGTAACCGCCTCGTATGTTGGCGGGCATGGTGGATGCGGCGGGGATTTGAACCCCGCATGGTGCAGACAGTATGCGACGAGCTTTATTCCCGTCCGAGGTGGCTGCTTCAACCCCAATAGGTTTGAGTGTGCCGCGCTTTCCTGCACCGCATACCCTTGCTGCCTTTTCCATTCGGCCACGCATCCATTTTGGCCGTCTTCCACGCTTAGATTTTCACACGCTACCGGCAACTACAGTCCGAAGATCAGCAGCCCCTATTCCGTCAGGTCAAACCGGTCTTGACGCATCAAGACAAGCGCAGTTTTCAGCGGGCATTGTCATTCTTTGTGGGGTGAGACGGGAACCGCCCACATCAGCCGGGAGCGACCCGGCAACTGGTGGAACCGACCAGACTCGAACTGGTGGCCTCCTGATCCCAAATCAGGCGCGCTACCAACTGCGCTACGGCTCCACATTGGCGGCAGATGGAGGTGTCGATCCCCACGGCTTTCGCCGCGCACTGTTTTCGAGACAGGCTCCGAGGCCGCTCGAATTCATCTGCCGGATGTACTTAATACTTTCCTGCTGTGTACCTGTACTTGCACGTTTTCCACGGCTCGACGCACGATTCAAATATGCAAACAGCACCTGAATATCCGGGCTTTCCGCAGTATTCGCACATCAGCTCTGGATACAGCACCTTCATTGCGAAAAAGAGCCGCGCTCCGTCAGGACCGACAAACATCGGTTTTCCTTCGGGAGCATAGTGCCGGATTTGAACCGGAATCTCATCCCGCGTGTCGTAGTAGTTGACAGTAACCGGGCGCAATGAAGTGTCCACAACAACGTAGACGTTTTTTGTGCCGTTGGTTAAGTAACGAATCTCAAGACTCATGTTTTACCTCCATTTGAATCTATCTTGTGTCTGAGCTTTTCCCTCGCTTTGTTGAATTCGAGCGTTCTGGCATCAACATTCTGATCTTCGACTTCCGAGATGTAGACGCTTTCTCCACAGTTCGTGCAGCAGGTGGCCTTCTCAATATAGCTGAAACGCACCCCACAAACATTCACCCTCACGCGCTGAAGTTTTATCGAATGCTCTGTTTTCTTACCACACCTGATGCAGTACGCTGTGCCATTATCACTCATCTTTGGTCCGCCTCTACACATCTACGGACGATTTCTATGTACCTTCTTGCTGCTTCTTCGATATCATTCAATGCGGACTCTTGCAGTTTTCCGGCATCTTCACTCATGCCCTTTATGATGGCAAGTTTTGAAATATCAGAGTATTCACAAAGACATTGATCGTGGCGTCTTTTTGCAAACCTTCTGTATCGAATGACGTCTCTGACACGAAGAAACGTGACCTTTTTCCGGATGAAATCTTCCCCTCTGTTGTAATACAGCGAATCCAGATCGATATCCCATTTGTTTGGGGAAATGAGATAGTAAGCGTAGAATTCTTCAAAAGTCAGGTGTGCATGGCCGTCGTGCTCGTCACCGAAAACATCACAACTGATTTCGCATTCCACATAAAGGACAAATGGAAGTACCAAGAAGAGACTTCCAAGAAGAACAACAGGAATTATTTCTACGTTCATAAGTTTCCTCCATTTTTCACAGTCATCCACTCTTGGCCCCCAGAGCCGCCATTACTCAACACCTAGACTCGGCATTGCGCCGTTGGTCTGCGTTGCCACACCAGTTTTTCTCCCATCTTCCACGCCTCACAGCGAGCCACCTGGAAGCCAAGAGGGATTGACCACGGAACTTTTCAGCCCTGCGCCGGTGCATCGGTCGCATCCGTTTTTTCACACATTAGGCCGGAGCCAGCTACTGTAATTCTGCGCCCTGTCGTACTTGCACTACCTACAGGCCGAGCGGATGGCCGGATATATCGTTTCACCAAGCCTTTGGAACCTCAACACTTTCCCTGGGCCCGCCGTAATGCCCATGTGGTTGCGATAGAGTGCTCGGCCGCGCATGACCGAAGAAATGATACAGTCCATAGCTACCTTCAGCGAGTGTAATTTTTCGGGCACACCGGTTGCAAATCCGGTGGACGGCCTATCCTCGCTACTTCTTGTGAAATTTCTTTGCGCTACACTCTACCGCATGGACCAGCATACGAGACTCGAACTCGCGCTCTCAGTTTGGAAGACTGATGTGCTACCGCTACACCAATGCTGGGTATTGCACCCCGTTTTACACGGTTACGGGTGCGCTCTTGACCGAAACCCACAGCTGATCTTCTCAAATCAGAGCACCGGAATCTCCGAAATGTTCCGGCGAGCGCCTGCGCTTACGTGGGTGACGCTTTTCTTCATTAGAAAGGAGGCCATATGCCGTGCCGCAGAAAAATCGAAAAAACTGCGGCATTGTGGTGGAAATCGGATTTGAACCGATACCGAGTGGACTATGAACCAATCAGTGCGCCATTGTTCCACCATGTATCCGGGCTTGTTTCAAACCCGGATAACTCTAGTTTTCTTGGTTTTTCTTCCCGACATTCTTGTTCCCGGAGTTTTTCGTTTTCTTGGTTTTTATCACGCTATTCCCGGCTGTGGTATTTGTTTCAACCGGAGTGTTCCGAAAAAATCATCGCCGGCAGCCTCCAATTTGTCAATGTTTCTCCGCGCCTGACGTTCTTTTTCCTCCTGCACTACTTTTGTTAAGCGTCTGTTTTTTCGACTCGTCAGTTTTCCAGAATAAACTTGCGTCGTAGACACAGACTCGTGTCCAAGCTTTGCCTGCAATTCCTCGAAGGTCATTCCACTGTTCAGATCGAGCCTTGCTCCGACATGCCGCAGATCGTGGGAACGAATCATGTCTACACCAGTGACAGCCTTTACATGCCTCCGAACGACGTCTGACAGCCATTGCCGAGTCCCTGCGTGCCATTCTTCACCTTTGTTGTCACCTTTGAATTCGAATGTTGCTTCTGTCCCAAAAAGCGGATCTGTGCTATCGACAGTCACTGGCCGGATTCCGCTGTTCAGATACATACGGATGGCAGTCTGGGCGATGATAGGAAAGTCCACTTGACGGAATTTGTCTCCTTTTCCGTGTTCGACGGTCAACTCTGCGTTTTCCCAATCCAGATCGTTCGGAGTTAGTGCCAGAAGTTCACTGTTCCTGATTTCTGTTGTCAGAAGCAAAATAACAATGGCGTAGTTTCTCGGCCAGAGATATGGACGCTTGAGTCCTTTCGGCGGATTATTCCTCCAGAGCAGCAAAACCTGTTCGTCGGTCAGAAGCTGGTCATACGGGCGTTTCTCCAATTTCCTTGTGTCTGGCATCAGGAGTTTTGAAACTGGGTTTCTGTCATACCATCGGTTTTCTCCCAATTCGTCAGATGAAGCGAAATTGTAGAGTGCGGAAAGAACCGTCAGGTATTGCCTGATTGTAGTCGGCTTCTTGCCATCCCTACGCAGCTGATCTCGCCATGCTTGAATGTCCGTGAAGCTTTCTTCTCGTCTGTCCCACAATTTGTTTTCCAACATGAAATCGGAAAACAGTTTGAACACAAACTCTTCGTTTTTGATTGTTGTTTCAGAACGGCCTATCGCTCGAAGGTTTTCTTCGTATGCAATCATTGCTGACCGGAATTTTTCATAGGCGCTTGGAAATCCCATATGAAATCCTCCTTACATTTTTCATTATACTCATAGGGGCAAATGTTTTTTTACATTCTTATGTCAACCTGCCTCTCCTTTGCTTTGCTCTGCATTTCTTTGTTATGCTATTCCTTTGCTTTGCCCCGCCCTTCCCCGCAGCGCATTTCCTTTGCTTTGCCATGCCCTTCCCCGCAGCGCGTTTCCTTTGCATTTCGCTGCTTGACGTAGCCAACCTGCACCACTTCAATGCTGCACAACTCAAAACACTTCCATGACTTGCCATGCCGTTTCACCGCGTAGCGACTCAATCCGTATCACCGCCCAACCGTTGCAGATCAAATCGATGCTATACCCTGGCCTTTCGAAGCATTGACGTACTTCACCGTTGCTGTTCCCACCGTTATCGCGCTTTGCCATTGCATTCCATGGCCAGACCGCACCTTGCCTTTCCCTAGCTCCGCTTAACTCCGCTCCGCCGTTCCATGGCTACTCGCTGCTCAACCAATCCGTTGCTCTGCTTGACTGCTCGATACACTTCCATTGCTTTTCAACGGTGTTCTCAACTATCCTTTGCCGTCGCTATGATTATCAGGTCGATACACTTCCGTTGCTGTGCCATGCCATGCCACTCAATTCCATTCCATTCCAATGCATCACCCCTCGACACGTCGCCTTTCCCTTGCAGCGCCAGGCCACGCTATACACTGTGCCGATGCGTCGCACCGCTCAACTCTTCCCTGCCTTACCTTCGCGTGGCTACTCGCTTCTCAACTAATCCTTTGCATTCCTCAGCAGTAGGTAGCTACGCTCCACCTTGCCTTTGCTTCGCCATGTGTTTCCATGCTATGTGACGCCGTTGCGATTCAAAGCAGTGCAGAACCATTGCGTTCCTTGGCATACCCCAGCTTCTCGATGCATCGCCCTTGCTTCACGTCACCAACCCCCGCATCGCCCTTGCGTTTCTGTGCGCGGCGACTCTTTACTTTGCCATTCCTTTGCTAAACAATGCACCGCTTTTCTTTGCGAATCCTTTGCTACACAAAGCATAACTCCTCTCCGCCTTGCCTCCGCTATGCGCTGCCTAACTCCACTCTGCCGTTGCCTCGCCTCGCTAATCTCTGCCGTTCCGTTGCTTTTCCGGGCGCATCGAGGCGACTCATTCCGATGCCCAGCCATCGCGTGTCACTGCTTCTCAATACTTCGCCTTCACTATGCGAAACATCTCCCAGCCGCTCCATTTCAGCACTACGTCAGTCTCCACTTTTCCATTGCGTTGCCGAGATACGCATCGCCCCGCAAAGCCTCTGCTGTTCTTCTGGTTCCAAAACAGAACTCAGCCTATCCTATGCAGTTCTTGGCCGTGCGGCGCTCCGCCTCTCCGTTGCTATCTTTGCCTTGCATCACTCCGCCATTCCTTGCCTCGCATCACTCTGCTCTTCCTTTGCTGTGCTGAGCATTGCTGAGCATTGCTGATCCTTTGCGATGCCGCGCAGGGCAGAGCAAGGCGCACCCAAGCCTTCGCCATTCTGGGCCAGGCCGCGCTGTCCTCAGCCATTGCCCCGTTCGGCGGGCCTATCAGCCCGCCTTTTCCTCCGGGAAGAAGTTCGCTTCCTGCATCATGTAACCGAATTTCTCTGCCGTGCCGCCGAGGTTGTTGCCCTCTTCGTCGAGCATCTTGTAGACGAACCGGCCCTTGCCGGAGTTGCGCCACTGACCAAGACCACGGAAGAATCCATTGTCCAGCCACTCCATCAGCAGTGCTTCGTGCGCCGGGTCTGCGAGTGTTACGCCGAACTGAATCGTGCTTCCAGCCGGGATTTCCTCGGAGTTTGCGAGGCTCACGCGCTCACCCTGCGCAGTCTGCGCACGGAGCGGCCGCTGGCATTCGCCGATTTCTCCGTTGACGTTGATGGAAATTGCGCGGGGGAAGGGGAAGATCATACCGTCGATGACCTTCTTGAATGCTTTCAGGCCGCTGGACTTTGTGTACTTGGCACGGGCGAGGGCGCTGCAAGTGTCTTTGAAAAAGCCTTTAATCTGGTAATCCCAGAATACGGGCTTGCCATCGACACGGGGGAATACCGTCATTGCCTTATCAGCTACAGCTTCCGCGCCGATTGCTGCGACCTCATCTTCGATTGTGTTTGCGTCCGGAGACTTGGACGCGATGAAGTCACGCGCCACATTCTCGTTGCTCGGCCAGGTGCCCAGCACCGGCTCAATGAACGTGAGCTTGATGTACCGTCTGATCGCCTTGGTCTCCTGTGCTTCCTTAGTTGCCTTTGCCATTTTGAATTACCTCCATAAAATAATTGTTGTTGTGTGATTGCTTACATTTACTGTTCTACCGGGATTCTGGTTTTGTCCCGGAAAATCTACGTTTTTTGCGGGTATCTTGCGGGAACTTACGGAGATTTTGCGGGTTCAAACGCTTGCTCCGCAAGTGTTTTGGATCACAACTCCACTTCACGCTGAGAAGGGATCTCGCAGTCGGGGTTACATGCATCTTGCGGAGCAAACGCCTGTTCACAAGTGGCTGCGAATGCTGGCCAAAATGCTTGCAGCATATCTTCCGACCAGTTGAACTTTGTACCGCACACGGGACACTGCGCCGGCATATCCCCGCACTCGTCGCACACGATACTGGAGTGACATTTTGCACAGAACAGTTCACCGTACTGCGCAATGAGTTCCCATCTGCTATCCATGTCAGTCTTCCTCCTGAACGGACTTATATCCGTAGTCGTGGTGGACGAACTCTTTCAATTCGCCTGCGGTCATAAGTCTGGCCATCTTATCGATAGCTGCAATGTTGCGGCGGCAGGTGGCTTTCTCAGCCTTCGTCATGGACTCGCAATCCAGCCAGTTCCGACGATCCCATTCCATGTACTCAGCAGCGGACATTGGAGTTTCGCACGCATTGTCTTCCGTCTTCCGGAACGCATAAGAGATCTTTCCGTCTTTCGTGAAGTCGATGAACAGCTGTCCGTCGTTATTGTCCTGCCAGTTGAACACAACGTCATTGAAAGGCTTGTCTGGAAAAACGTCCTTCCATTCTTCGATGATCTTGATCGAAATCTGGTAGTCCTTGAGGTCGAAGTTTACGTCCAGGATGCGGCGCAAATGTTCGACGTTCACGTCGCGGAGAAAAATCCAGTCACTGTAGTCCTTGACCGAATCGATGTACTCAATGCCGTATCTAGCACGCGAAATCATTCGCTCGGCATAGTTCCATTGATAGTAGTTTGCGACGATGAGCTGCCCAGACGCACGGACATAGATCTGTGAACGCTGTCCCATTTCAGATACCTCCGTACATCAGATCAGCGACGCGAACGTCGAACGTTTCCTCGAACCAGTGCCAAATTTCCTCCCGATTTGTTCCGGCCGGGAACCCGTTCCATGCTTCCTCGATGCACTCTGTTTCTGGGTTCATCGGCACATCGCCGAACTCGTTCCATAATTCCTTGACTTTCTTCATTGTTTTTGGCCTCCTGTATGGTGTTTTGTCTTACACCTATGTTTCTACCGAAAAAATGGATTTGTCCCACTTCCGAATAAATTTCCTATCGAAAATCATGCTCAAAGAAGTCCTCGCAAGCACGTTCATGGTTGAGAAGTCCTTTTCTGGCCTTTTCATACAATGCGCGGGTGAACTCTGCTACATGAGAGAGTTCTTCGTCTTCTGGCGCATCTTCCGCTTTGTCACGCGCAGAATTCAGCTTCTCGCGCAGGAGCTCGCATTCCTTTTCGCGGATGTTCTTCTCTTTCTCAAGCAGAGAAGCGATAGTTACGAGCGTTGCGTATGTCACGTTTTAGTACCCCCAATCTTGAATGACCTTTCCATCTTTGACGAGCCTCGGAAAGAACTTCCCGCCCGTTGCCTCATCCATTTTCTGCGCGGCCTCCCGCGCCTGATCGACACTCTCAAATGTGCCAATCAGAGCGGGGCAGTCGGAATAGCTGTCATACAACGTGTACAACCGCGCACCTCCATTCAAACCGTCGCAAGAACACCGCTCGTGATGAGCAGCGTGGCGGCTGCGGCAAGCGAGGATACGACGATCACGATAGAGGCAATACAGCGGTGTTTGCGTTCCAAATACCGTTTGTACGCCCTCTGTGCGTTTCTGGCGCGCACAACGTCTGCGTGGTGATTAACAAGGTGGCTGAAAACGTCTTCCGGGGTAAGCTCTGGGGCATAGACCAGAGCGGTGCATTTTTCTTTCTTCATTGTGACTGATCTCCTTTTTGATTTTGATTTTACATTTGCTTTGCACTTTTTGTTCTACCGAGTTTTTGCATTTGTCCCGCTGCCTGCGGGGATTTTTTCATGCTGACAACCGGCGCTCGATTTCCCGTGCGCACTGGAACACGAACATCTTGTTCGTCGGTCTGCCTTTATGCCTGTCTACGACGTTTCCGAAGACCTTGTACAAATACTGCGGATTTGCGTTCAGAAACGCGAACTCAATGGAGTGCCGCATACAACGTTCAACCTTACTGGCCGTGGTATTGAATTTCTTAGCTACATCTCGATACATACAGCCGGGCCTTTCCGTCGTGACGCTTCCATATTCGCCCTCATACGCGCTCTTGACAGCTTCACTCATGTACGCATATCCACTTAGATGTGCGGGTATGCCAAGTTCCTTAAACAGATCGTAAACAGCACATTCTGTCTTTGTCATTTTGATTTTCCCCCCTGAATTTTTCCTGATGATTGATGTTTGTGAAGCCACCGAGAAACTACTTTTTCGTTCAGTTTCTCGGAAAGACTGCATGATTCTTCTCACTGCACCACGCCGCCCAAATCTCCGGCACATCTTCGCCGAGGTTCAGTCGTTTGAAACAGAACATCATGAACCGGACAAATTCGTCCATGTCATCGACTTCTCCAAGAAGTTTTCTGAATTCGTTTTCCATGGTATTTTCTCCTCTCACATGTTAGAAAGTCTTTCGGTTAAGAACTGCGCCGAATGGCGCTGAATGATTGCTGAGTAGATCGCCCGGAGTTTCGGGTCTGCTGCAATAACGGTCAGTTTGTTTACCGCCTGAATTTCGGCGGACTTCGCACCGCCTGCTTTCATCCGCTCCCGCTGGTTATTCACGCGGGTTTCGAGCTTTACACGCGCGTCCGCTTCCAGCTCGTCATAGGTCTGCGCGGTGAACTGCTGATAGTTCAGGCCGTTTTCAAAACAGACCCGGCGGATTTTCTGGCGCGTTTCATCCTGCCAATGGTCGCGGCTGACAGTAGGGTAGGATAGCGCAGAAAATGCTTCCTGCACGGTTTCCTGCGTGGCCTGCGTTTTTTCTTCCAGCGCTTTCATACGCTGCTCCTGCTCCAAGTTGATCTGCACCTGCATGGCGAAAAGCTGCGCCGTGCTCATGGCTTTGGGCGCGGAAAGTTTTTCGCGCATTTCCTCGAATGCTGTGACGTATGCCGCAGTGAACAGGACACCTTTTTCACCGGTCATCTTGTTCGCTACCATGTCGCAGCCCTTTTTGGTCAGAAGGTAGCACGGGAGCGTTCGACCAATGCTGTCTTTGTAGCTGGATTCAATGAAGAAGTCATTGAGCCCAAAATTGGGCTCAATGGTTTTTCCGAGAATTTCAGCATATCCTCGGATGTCCCTGATGAGATGCCGATGATCTTTGCCAATCATTTCCGCGACTTCGCGGCTGTCTACGACTTCCACGCCGTTTTTGTTGATGATTTGTAACTTGTTCAAATTATACACCCCTTTGATCGTTGTTCTGGGAATTTCCCTCTACCCTCATCATAACAAGCGGTGCAAATGTTTTTTTACATTGTTATGTCTACCTAGAAAAGGGTATAAAAATCCCCGTGAAAAAGCGGTTGACTTTCACACGGGTTCCGTCTTATAATAGATTAGACGAAGCCCTTGTGGCTTTGGGCGATAGGGTAGGACGTGCAAACTTTGGTCGGTGAGGACGTTCTACTCTATTTCTTTATCTTGGCGTACTTCTCGCGGATCAAGTCCCGGACAATTTCAGATCGTCCCGCGTTTTCATGCTTGCAGCATTCGTCAAGCTGCTGGACGGTTTCGGCATCCATGCGCACGCGGAGCATATAGTCCTTTGCGGTTCCGTCGAGTTTCGAGCCGTTTTTCTTAGCAACGATTTTCAACACCTCCGTTTGTTGCTACAAATATATTAGCATAATGTAACTACAAAGTCAACCATAAATTTCACAATCTCAGGAAAATTTTCTTTCTATTTTTCTATCTACACGAAATATGTGATTTGTCCCGGAATGCTTAATATTTACTGTATTTCCACAATAGCACACATGCGCTGTCGAAACGTGTCGCAAAACGTCGAAAATTACATATAGCGTACAAAAGAAAAGCCGCCCGTATGGGCGGCTCTCTTTCAGTCAAACACATAGTCATCGAAAATATTGTAGAAGTGAAAATATGTTATGGACGTATCTGGATATTCTACCGTGATTCCGTCTGTGAAGTTTCTCCAATAGAATACCCTTGTTGACTTATACCCAACCTGTGTATTAGGATACTTGTAATATCCAAGATAATATCCGCCCATTAACTTTTTGCCCGGAAGGTACTGAGAAACCAAGTCATATATATCTACCTGATAAGCACGCAGCGTTGAAATTGCTTCTTCTTTTTGCTCATCTGTGTATTTGATTGAATACTTGAGATCATACCACGGGAAGTAGCATTCGGTCCTCACTTCATAATCCTGCGGGAACATTGATGAAGTGTTTTCTGAAATTGTGACTTTAGCTTTAAAATCGCCAAACGGGGTAGAGATGGTTCCCATCTCTTGATTTATGTAAGAGGCCAGTCCGTCAACAGTTGAAAGGTCATAAGTTTCGCTGATCTCTTCTCCTGCTTGGAAATTATTATTATCCGATTGAACGTCAGAATTTCCGCTAGTTATAAGAACGGCGTTGTTCGCTCCGTCCCAATCAATGCTAACGCCAAGAGCTTCGCTAACCTTTCTAATCGGAAGATATGTTGTCCTTCCACCAGTGCTGTCAATATAAACCAAACCAGAAGGAGCATTACACCCATTCCCAAGAGGATAAGACCCTCCCTGCCAAACGATTGTTTTTCCGTCTACTTCGACGTTTGGCGATTTAAAGCTAATCTTTCCTGTTACGCTAAATTCAGGGAAGTCTATACTTATTTCACCCATTGAAACAGCAACGGCTCCGATGGAAAAAGCAATGACGAGTACGGCAAAAAGAAAACCCATAACAAAAGCTCTGATGTTTTTCATTTGATTTGCTCCCTTCTATGTTAGTCGAAGTAAACCTGATCGCCGATTTGAACCATGACCAGCGACACTTTATCCCCGTCCACCTTTGCCATGATTCCCCAAGTTTCCTTCAGCATGGCTCCGTAGCTGTTTTCTGATTCAACTGTTCCTGCCATCATGTATACGCCGTCTTCACCTTTTTGGAATTCGCAGTCAGACATACTGCAAAACTTCGCACTGGAAGGGGATTTCAGGTGGTTCTTCACACATTTCTCAGCAAGAGTATACACGCCTGCCATGATTTCATCGGAAGAATACTTGGACGAGCTAGACTGTGACGAACTACTATTGCTCGAACCAGCGCTGCTTGCGGACGTGCTGGCTGACGTTGAACTCGTATTCGTGGCGGGTGAATGACGTGACATTCCTCTGGATGGGTCACTTATAATGCCAAGTGCAAGCAATGCGCTCATGATGGCGGCAAAAATCAACACGGCGCGTCGATCTTTTTTCTTTTCGTTTACTCCACAATCGGCTTTGTCACTTGAAGGAATACTTTCACCTAATGGTTGTTCCTTTTTCGGTTCGCTGGCTTGAACCGATGGCGAAGTTTCAAAATCCATAGCCCATTCAAGTAGATCTTGCGAAATTGGATATCCACAATTAGGGCATGAAAGCGCCTTGTCACTTATTTCTCGCCCACATTCCGGGCATTTGATTAGAGCCATTGCAAATCCCTCCTTAAATTCTCCCTAGTTTATCCTACCATACCATTCCGTTTTTTCAAGCGTTTCCGCCGAAATTTGTAAGTGCTGACGGAATGTTTCTACTTCTTACACTTCATGAAATCCACAGTTTGCTACATACCCAAACAAAAACCAGAACCGTCCGAACGCGTGCAGCTCTGGTTTTCTTGGTTTTCAACCATTTTCGTGACCTCGCGAAAATGGTAACTTGCGTATAACTTGCTTACAACTTGCTTACAACTTGCTTACAACTTGCGTGTGTTTTTCGTGCGTTTTTCGTGCTATTTTCCCATAGTTGAATGGAGTGTTGCGACCAACTTGCGACCTGCTTGCAATCAATTTCGTGACCTCACGAAGATGATTCAAATCTGAACAACGGCAGACTTGTACAGTTTCTTCACACCGTTCACAACGACTACCTCGCGGTTCTGTGAAACGATTTTCCTCCCATAGGAATTTATCGGCGAAATATCATTCGCGTCACAGAAAGCCTCCAGCGCCGCCAGATCGCCTGGTTTCAGCGGCAATCCAGTCGAGGCGGAAATAAATTCGTTTTCTTGGTTTATCCGGTACTCGCCGGGTTTGTAGAACATCGGCATCCCTCCAATCTCATCCCATTCTAACATGTGGATTCTGAAATTTCTACATGACTCGGAAATTTAGGCGGTAACGCAGAGCTTATAACCGTACCGCTTGATGTGGGAAAGCGGATAGTACAGATTCTCAGCCCGCGAAATCCATACCGGATTCTTGCGGTTGCTGATTCTTCCTTTTTCGAGCACGATGTTTTGACCACGCTTCTGAACTGTGATTTTCGCACCAAGCGGGAGATTTTGCAGACTGTTCGGGTTTTTCCTATCAGCAGCCTTTTGCGCCGCATTGTTCCGGCAATCCTCTCGCCATTCCAACGCCCATTCGTCATCACGCGGAGAAAGCAAATTCAGAATGGAAACCGGGCATTCCCGTTCACAAGGCCCCATGGATTCATCCATGTCCTTGTAACCAAAGTTGCAGTATTCGCGGCTGTCTACGCTCGTCAGGCATACGCCAGCGAAAACGTATGGTTCCTGGCCGGGTCTGCTTCTCTCACAAGCACCGTACCACGTCGCGCCCACCATTGCGGACTTCAAAACGCGGCATTTGTCTCCGGTTTCTTCATTGTTCCATGTGTACAGATCGTCGCACTCTGCTTTGCGGTCAATGTTGCCCTTTCTATCGTAGAATTTCGCACACTGCCAAGTCCAGCCCATTTTATGTACCTCCCAGTTTTCTTGGTTTTTCTGTTCTGCTTTTGTATCTACCGGAAGCGGGAACTTTGTCCCGCCTCCGGCAAACTTTTTGTCAAATGGAACGATAGAACATGCTATCGATGTAGTCACCGATGCAGAGCGCCCACTTGTCGCCCTCACACGTCCAGCGGATTTTCGGTGTTCTTCGGATGTTCTCGCCTGTCGTCTGGTTTTTCAGCGTGACGGTCGTTGCGGTCGATTTGACAATTTCCCATACCTGCTTGACGCGATGTCCATCAACATATGCGCCGATTTCAAATGTTTCTCCAACCTTGAACGGGTGCGTCGGCTTTATCGTTTCCTCTGCTTTGACGATTTCCAGAATCTCAGCGTAGGCGGCAGTCAGATTGAATCCGTTCGGGGTGCGATAAATAATGTTTTTCGGGCCGGTTCGCAGGACGGTGCAGTCGTTGTAATGTTTGATTTTCACGACGTAGCCCGGCTTGATGTTCTCTTTGCTGAACTGCACGCCGCCCAGATCGTCGATGCAGGACTGATAATAGCAGAGGCGGGAAATCTCGGATTCCAGACGCTCTTCTGCGTCTTCAATCCAGCGCTCGATCTCTGCACGCTCGATAGGCGTACCATCGAAGCGCTTCTGCTGTTCTCCCATTCCGTCGCATTCCAGCATAGCATGGTAGTGGTCGAGATTTTTCTGGATGGCCTTGATGTTCTTCTGCGCGTCTTTCACGCGGCGGTCGCAGAATGCCTTATCCTTGTAATTTTCCAGATTTGCTGTTCTGCGTGCGGCTTCTGCTCGCTGGGCGTAATACTCGGATTTTTTGAACTCTTCGAATCCACGGTCGAACGCCGCAAACATGCGCTCGCGCTGCCGGGTGAACGCGCGTCCTGCGGACGTGTTGATGTTCGGCTGCGTGAAGAACGCGATATCGCCGCGCATATTCTCGACGGGCTTTTGCAGGGCTTCGCCGCGCTGCGCAGCTGCGTCAGATCGTGCGTCCATGCGTTCCGCCCTGGCTGCTGCGCGGTCTGCCTGCCGTTCCATCTTTTCTTCGAAGGTCAGTTCTTCTCCGGTCTTTCCCTGATACTCCGCGCCCAGGTCTTTTGCTATGCGCTCAACATAGGAAAGGTGCGGACGCTTTGCACGGCTTACCCAGCAGCCTCCACGACGGGAGAAAAGGAAGTTGCTCCTGATCGTGGACTTCGTTTCGTCCGGCATGGCCTGATACTCTTCCTTCGAAAAGTGAAGTTCAAGCTTATCTGTCTCGCGGTTGATGATGTAATACATTTTGATTTCCTCCATGTTCTGTAGTGTTTTGTCCTCTTGGTTTTATATCTACTGAAAATCTCAATTTGTCCCGAAAAATATAAAAAAGAAAAGAGCGAGTAGTTCTCCGCAATCGTTCATCGGATGCAGTATCAAAAAACTTTGCACTCCGCTTTCAACTTTCCCAGTTTCTTCGTTATGCCGGGAATCGTAAATGTACCGCGGAGTGCCGTTTTTTCTCCGGGATGCCGAAGAATTACACGCCATTCGAATACGGTTTTGCTGCGTTCGGCTGCCTGCATGTGGTCGATTTCCTCTGACGAATACCGCATATCGTGGATTTCCATAAATCGCACACCTGTTTCTTCCTTGAAAAAAGTGTACATCTCCGGCATTGTTGCCTTAATCCTGATGCGACTTTCCATGTTATGTCCTTTCTGCCCTCGTAACCTCCGGGGCGGGAATGCCGTTTGCTTACACTTATGTATCTACAGGGGAAAGCGGTTTTGTCCCAGCCTACGTAAAAAACCTAGAGGCTCAAAATATCGTAGACTTCCTGCGACTCGTACCGGATAACAGCGCGGCCCTGATCGTCCTCCCCATCGTACATCGGCCCGCAGAAGTTCTTGAGCTTCGGCGCGCCCTGCAATTCTGCCCGGCACGATGTGCTTTGGAACTCGCCGGAAGTCTCAAATGCTTTTTTTAAGTCTTCTGCAGTTTCATACGTTTCGACAATCATGCGCGGCTGCGGGTCATCCGGGTTCATGCTGACGACCTTGTAAACCTTACCCTTCCGCTGAATCTCGGACAGGTGGACGCGCTCGGATTCCTCGGCAATCTTCTGCTCCTGCGGGAATCCATCAACCAGACCGTAGAACATATTCTTGTCAAAGCAAAGGAAGCTTTTGGGCTGCTTCCATGTTGTATCCTGCCATCCGGAGAAGATTGCCACGGGCTTTGTACCATAGACGCGCATTCCATAGACTGAGCGGCCACCGCGCTTTTTGAAGTAGATCGTCAGCGCGTCTTTGTATTGTGCATAAGGCTTGATATCTGCGGAATGTGCGTTGATGTGCAAAAAGTACACACCGCCGAACTCACTTTCGGTTACGATGGTCATTTTGGGATTCTTGGAACCGGCTGCTGCGTTCACGGCAGCGGCGATTTCTCGGAAAATTTCGAGTTGCGTCATTGTATGAAACCTCCTGTTTTCTTGGTTTTCTCTACACTTTTATTGCTACAGGGAAAGTACGTTTTGTCCCACTTGCATTCATTTTTGTGTTTTTTTGTTAGTGGACTGGACATTGGAACAGAACGCAAAGATCGGCTCTGCTGGCAATCTCGTTGATACGTTGGGCGGTCGTGTTGCCGAGGGAAAATACGGCGATAAAATTCGCGTGGCAGTCGTCCGGGGTGAAGAACGGCTTGCACTCTACGCCCAAGGCGCGAAGATGTGTCATGATGTTTGCGGCTTCCATGACTTCGTGCAGCGCGTCGGCGTAGCACTCGCGGTAAAGGTCCACGCCGTATTTGTCGCGGATGGCGTCGAGCTGGTCCACGTCGAAAAGCTCCGTGAACGGCTCGTATTTGTGCGGGGTGGACAGGTGCGCGGCGATGATCTCGTTTCTGCAAGGCCAGTATCCAGCGGTTTTCATTTTGGGAACCTCCTGTTTTTCTTGGTTTTCTCTACACCTATATATCTACCGGCGCAGTGGCATTTGTCCCGCTGCGCCGGTACTTTTTCATTCGACTTCCTGCTCGTAGATTTCCCAGCTGTAGACCGTGGCCTGTTCCAGATAGTCGCGCCCACACCGGCCGAAATGAATGCTCATGGGTTCGTCCCACGACATATCCTCGTCCCAGAAATCTTCGTCGTACTCCGCGCGGATGGCTCCAGCTCCGGCCACGATCTGCGCACGGGCTTTCTCTACCGTTGAGGAAACGCCCAGGACTTCCACGCCCTCATTGTCGGGCGTATCCCAATGATGAACCACTACGTAAACGGTCATGATTTTGTCCTCCATCAAATGTAATACCAGACGATGAACTTATTTTCTCTGCCGTCGGCGGATCGCCACGGCGTCATGTGCGCCTTGCGGCGCTGCTTTTTGCGAGCCGCCACAAATGCGGCGGCTTGCTGTTCTGTGCTGAAAAATTCAAAGGTTTTGCGGTACTGGTTTCGTTTCATTTATTTCTCTCCTGCGTGATGCGAAGTTCGTGAATCAGGTCTTGCAGTTCATACAGTTTTTCAATCTGCGTTTTTGTCAGGTTTTTGTTGTGGAATTTGAAATAACTGAGAATTTCGTCGATGCTACGGATAATCTCGCTGTATAACATGGTTTTTCCTCCTGTTCTGGTTACGCCGACTGCTCGGCAGGCTCTGCAAATTCCTGTGAAATTTTGAAAAGCACCATTTTTTTGAGTGCTTGCCTGCTCATGGTTTTTTCGTCGTAGCTGTTCGGAAGGTCCCAGCTACGGACGCGAAAAACGCCGTTGTCGATGTCCGCAATTTCGCGGTATATGCAGATCGTCAAGCTACCAGTGAAACAGATCTTTAGGGCGTTCAGTGTGCTTGCATCGCCCCGGAAGATCTTCATGCCTGAATCAAACAGTTTCGCGGCGGTTTCTTCGGAAAATGCAAGGGCGTGATGCTCGACGTTCTCAAAACAGCCGAAGACGTTTCTTGCGTCGTAGTTCGCAATAAATTCCATGTTGCTGCCTCCTCTTACCTCTGTGGCACATCGGGTAATGGCATCCAATGTGTAGTGCGTTTTCCGAGGCGACTGTATGTTCCTGCGTGAGTGTAATAAACTTCTCCAACAAATACACCGTCCGTAGCGATCACCCGCTGCCCAATCTTCGGGCTTTCACATTCTACCCTAATCCAGTGATCGTTTCCGCCAAATTCGTCAATATCGCCCATGCAGGCTCCGCAATGCGCACAGAACGGCGTGATGCCTTTGACTTCCGCCCCGCATTCTGAACAGTGAGGCTCCCCGGATTCGTTGTATACCCATTCGCCGAACTTCGGCCATGCTGCTTTTTTGTTTTCCATTTTTCCGCCCCCTCTCACAGAATGAACTCGATGAGCGAGTCCGCGCACAGTATAACGATGAACATGACTGCGATGGCCGCGCCGGTGAAGAACATCTGCAAGCCGCTGGATTTGTAATAGTGTTTCATTTTTGCGCCTCCGTTTTTTGTTTTTTCTTTACACTTATACTTCTACCGGAAAAACGGATTTGTCCCGGAAAATCAAGAAATTTTCTGCTTTTATGGTAGGCAAGAAATTGATTCAGCAGAGGCAAACAACAGAAAAACGCCGGGCGAATTTCGCCCGGCGTTTCAGCAGATCGACTCATGCGGTCAGCGGCTGCACCTGCGCTGCCGTGAAGAAATGGGAAAGTTTCAGTCGGCAGTAGCCGCGCGCCTCGTCGTCGCCATCCAGCGGTTCTTCGGCTTCTTTGCGCTTGCCGTTAATGTACTTCCAAATGGGGAAGGACGCGACGGCGTGCTCGCCCTTGCGGACGATGAATCCACGCTGCTTCCAGGCGTTGAACGTGTGGATTTCTTCGGGGATTTCGAGTTTTTCGGTGCTTCCGTCCTCGTTTACCACGTCGATGAATCGGCCCGTTCCTTTAAGAATGCCATCGCGCATTAACCGAACGGATTCATCAAGAATGATTGCTGCGTTTGTCATGAGTAAGTACCTCCGTTTGTCTTGTCTTTCTATCTTTACTTCTACCGGAAATCGGCGTTTGTCCCGCACTGGATAAAGAAAAAACGCCGGAATTTCATCCGGCGCTGTAATTGTGTGCGCTTATTTCAAAAAACTTTCGGCTGTAACGCAACCGATTGTCCCGCTCAATCGAAAAAATAAGGGGCGATTTCTCGCCCCCCATCAATCCCATACGTGTTCTTGCACGTATGCGTCCCACTCAGTATTTGCGGCTTTTAGCGCTTGCGCGTAGTCTCCACCGTTGATGATACTCTCAAGTGCTTTTCGGCCTGCGGCGGATTTCGCATAGTGTGGAGAATGCGACATTTTTTCCGCTTCCAAAAATGCGGCTGCGCGTGGATATTTCGTGCGCATGGCATCCATGTCATACTGCGGACGTGGACGGAGACCAACGCCGGAATCTCCGCGCTCCATATTTTCCAAGAACTCTTCGTTCCAGGCTTCGAGGTCTGCCAACGCGGCTCGAATTTCTGCAAGGCCGGAAATTGCGTCGATTTTCTCTTGATACTCCCGCGCGTCGCGTTTCTTAGCTGCATCGCGTTCTGCAAAGTATGCCAAAATTTCTGGTTTCCGATTTCTCAGGTTCGCCATAATTTCAGCACGCGCTGCCGGCTCGTTCGGGAGTATGCGCGCCCAAATTTTATCTGGCTTAAGCCAGCAAAGATCATATCGCCTTACGATCTCCTCGACCGTCATTTCTTCTGCTTTTTTCATGCTGCCCCCGTCCTTTACTGCCATTTTGCGGCACACCGCGCAAGGACGCGCCCGCTTGCGCTTCGAATGCTCACGGTTCCCTTGATAGCGTCGCCGTCCAAGCGTTCCGCCGATTCAATGTAAACCGTGGTGATCGCTTCGTCCTGCGTGAAAAGGAAACCGTCACCATACTCCGTTTCTGCAACTTGCATAAAGTCGGGCAGTTCAATTTCTGTGTGGAGCCAAGTACCGGGGTAGTTTTCCTTCGCCTTGGCCTTGATTATGATTTTATCCGGAACGTTCCGGAAATCAGAACGGATGCGGTAAAGATGTGCAATCATGGTATTCATCCCCCAATTTTTTGTCGTATTTTGTTTTGTTTTGCTTCATCTGATGTTCTATTTTATATTCTACCACATATTTCAGATTTGTCCCAGCTTTTTGCGAAAATTTTTCAATTCCTGAAATCTCTAATTTTCTCGGTTTAGTTGGTTTCGGTATTCAGCTAGTTTTTTTGGTTTTTCCCGATTCCTGATTCCATCAGTTTTCTTGGTTTTGTCCGGTTCAATATTTCCCTTGGTTTTTCTGGTTTTCTTGGTTTCCTTGGTTTGTTCCGTTCGGGGCTACTGCGCCATTACGGCGCGATAGTCCCGAATTTTGCGTATTTGTACATGGCAACGCACAGCTCGTTCAGAAGCGAGAAACCGCCAATCAGCCACGCGCAGTTCCCTGCGTCGTTCTGCTGGCGAAGCTCCGTGCGTCCGTTGCGATTGCAGAGATACAGGCCATCGAAGATGCGGATGCACTCGCTATCCTCACGGAGAATCCCCGCCGCCGTCGTGGCCATCTCCTGCGCTGGCGCGTCGAAGATTCCTCGCTCGTAGTCCACAAAAAGGTAGCAGTTACCGCCCGCCAAAATCTCGCCGGTCGCATAGTCGCGGTCGACGCGCTCAAATTTGGATAGAAGCCGCTCCACACTCGCGCGGCGGATTTCCGGATTCTTGATCGTCACGTCCGCGCTCGTGCTGTAGCCGCAGTCACGGACGCGCACGGAAAAATCTCGCGGCGCATATCCTTCCGCCTTCAGCGTCGCGCGGATTGCGTTTCCAATCTCTTTGTTCGTCATTGTATGACCCTCCATTCAGTGAGTTTTGCTTTCATCTTTATATCTACGCAGATTTACTATTTGTCCCGCCAACACGCAAAAAGCAGCGCCCGGCTTTCGCCAAGCGCTGCTATACCCCGGAGTTTTCCAGCGTCCCTGTTCAGGCCGTCAGCCTCCCAGAGTTTTCGGGCCTTCCTGTTCAGATGGTAGGTCCCCAGAATTTCCGGGGGCCGTCTGTTCAGGGCTTGGAATTCCAGCGGACGCGCGGGCGGATTCTCGCAGCGCGCGCAGGTGGTCCGTGCGTGCGGCCCAGTCCACGACATCATACGCGGGAGCCTCGCAGGATTCCGCCGCCGCGCTTGCATCTGCTGACAACGGCAAACTTGCATTTTTACACGCTACCGCAAGCAGGCGCTCCCGCGCGTCCGCGTCCGCCGCCTGCTGGACGGCCCGCGCCAAGAATGCGGGCAAAGTTTCACCGGCTGCTGCTGCTGCCGTCTCGGCCCGCTCCAGCGCCGCCCCGTCGAGCATCTGCACCGGCTGCGCCTCCTGGACGATCTCAGCCGCAAGAGCCGCGCCGCCGTCCGCGCCTTCCCGCAGGCAGTCCGCGACATAGGCCGACAGTGCCGCGTTTACCGTCTGGCCCCGCGCCGAGCACCACGCCCGGAACGCCTCGCCCGTGGCCGTGCTGACCTTGGCTGCCAATATGATTTTGTTTGCCGCGCTCCACTTGTTCTGCGCTCTGCGCTCTGCATCGGACTTTTTGCTGTGTGGGTTTCTGACGGACATATAATGTACAACCTCGCTTTCGTTTGCTTCCTGCCTTTTATTCTACCGGCGCGGGCCGGTTTGTACCATTGGCAAAGTGTACAAAATATATGGTTTACCTTTGTGCACCTTTTTGCATTTTGTATGGTTTACCAATAAAAACAGCCAAAACCGAAGAAATCAGAACTTTTGACAAAATTATATGGTAGACCATACCGTAAAATATGGTTTACCCGAACTTTTCCCCTGATTTGACATATGGTAAACCATACTGTATAATCAAGCCATCAAATGAAACAACGAACGCCCCGCAAGGGAAAGGAGAATGCACCATGAAAACAATTAAAATCAGCTACACCACCAATAAGCAGATCTGGAAAATCGAGCGCACCGCAGCCGAGCACGGATACACCAAGACGAGCGACTGCTATTGGGCGCAGATTTTCCGCGCCGAGGACGGCAGCGAGATCATCACAAGCAGAGAGGAAAGCGCAAGCGGCGACCCCGTCGCGGAGCTGATCTCCGCACTCGATGCCAATCAGGAAGCGCAGGACACCGCCGAGATCATGAAGCAGGCGGGCGCGCTGGAGCTCCCGCAGCGCGTCGCGCTCTACGTCCCCGGCACGCAGGACATCAACCACGCCACCGACAACGCCGCGCAGGTTGAACGCGTCGCCCGCGAGTTTTGCGGCTGGTTCGGCGGCGCAACCGCCCAACCGAGCGCGGGCTACTGGCTGAGCGATTCCGCCGGGTTGATCCGCGAGGCCGTGACCATCGTTTACGCGGCCTGCACCGCCGACCAGCTCCGCGAACGCCTGCCGGACGTGCTGACGCTGGCCCAGCAGATCAAGCAGGACATGGCCCAAGAGGCCGTGAGCGTCGAGCTTAACGGCACCCTGTACATCATTTAAACAACCACCCCGGCGGCACACGCCGCCGGGACAACCTGAAAGGAGCCTACACCGTGAAACACGAAACCGCACCAGCTCCGGCAATCATCGCCAAACTGACGAACGAACAGCTTTTAAAAGCGTGGGAAACAACGGAATTTCTCAGCACATCACCGGAAACCGCGATCACGCGCGGCTGGATCATGGACGAACTCGAAAAGCGCAACCCCAGCGCGTTTAATGCGTGGCTGGATTCAGAAAGCCCGGAAGATTCCACCTTGCGCCGGTACTTCACCGAGAACTGAAAGGAGCCTACACCATGCAGAAGATCAACATTAGTCCCACGGACCGCCCGCAGTGGCACACGCCCGCCGAGATCCGCGCCGCAGCCGCCGAGGGCCTGCGAATCGACTACAACGCCGGACGCGGGCACGTCATCCGCTGCCGCAAGGCCGCGAACGTCAGCGGCTGGATCACCGCCGTAACCGAGGCCGGATCAATAATCCGCGCATGGGCCGGAGAATTCACCGTTGCCGGGGAGGTGAGCGCATGAGCAGCAACTACAAGTTCGCTTTCCGCTGCGTGGATAATGGCGGCAAGCACCAAGCATTTACCGTGAGCGCACCCAACAAAGCGGCAGCAATCGAAAAGGCCCTGAAAAAGGCCGAGAAAAACGCCGCAGGCGACATTTGCGGCCGTTGGGAGATCAAGCTACAGCCGAGCTTCTGAGGGCACATCCCCCACCCCGGACACCCTAGCAGAGCCGCACCGGGCACCAAAGCGGCCCCGCCACATAAAATCACGAAAAAGGAGATAAACACCATGAGCAAATCACAGATCATGCGGCAGGCGTGGAGCCTGTACCGCGCCACCGTCGCAGAGTTCCCGGAAACCCGCAGCCGCGCCCAGTTTGCCATCTGCCTGAAAGAGGCGCACAGAGCCGCCCAAGCCGCCACAGCAGCCCGGCGCGAGTGGGAGAACATGCGCGGCGAGGAACAGTATACCGCGCTGATCCGCATGGCGTGGACCGTAAAGCACCGCGCCGAGGCTAACGGACGCGCAGCCGATACGGAGTGGATCAAGCACCCGGACGACGCGCAGACCGTAGCCGCTGAGGCATGGCCCCGCGTCGCTCCCGCACTCACCCGCAACGAACAGGGCGAAGAGCCGCACACCCTTACACACATACTCTTTGCGGCCTGCACTCAGGCCGTACACACCATAGCCCGCGCCGAGTACCGCCACGCGGCCAACTGCTGCCAACTCACCCGCACCGCAGACGCAGACGGCGACGACTGCACACAGACGCCGCTAGATATCCTGCCGAGCGTCACCGCCGCCCCCGTCAGCAGCCCCGAAGACATAGCCACCACCCGCGCCGCCATCGAGGCCGCAGCCGCCGACAACATCGACCGCGCGATCATCCGAGCACTCGCCGACGGGCACACCGTCCGCGCTATCGCCGCCGCCTTTGGCATGAGCAAGAGCGCTATACAGCGCCGAATCGATAAGATCCGCGCCCGCTACCTTGCGCAGGCTTAACCGCCTGCCAAGGCCCCCCGCAGCCCCTAGCCAACCACCAGCACCACCACAACAGCCGCACACAGCCCCTACACGCCCCGCACAGACTCCCGCCGCCACTCCATATTATATCGCGCGCGTATGCGCGTATGCGTGCGCGTCGCGTGCGTGCGCGTGTGTTAATTGCGCGGGCGAGTATTACACTCTATTCTATAGTCCCACGCACCAACGCCCAACCCACCGCCAACCCCTGCCGCTCATCCCTGCCAACCACCACGCAGCACCACGCAAGCCAAGCAAGCACCGGCCAACAGCTACTTATAGCACGCCACAACAACCGCGCGGGGAAAGTGTTCCCGGCTTCGCTCTGTTCAGGCGGAAACAATCGGCAAAATCTCCACCCGCGCCCCATTGCACACCAACGGCAAGCCACAGCGGGCCGGGCGTGTCACGCAAAAAGCCGTGAAAAGTTCGGAAACTTGCAAGAAAACGAATGCAAACTTGCAAAAATGGGCCGATGTCGTTTACTTTATAGGGCATAATGTAAACGACATGCGTCCCAAAATGCAAGAAACGTGTCAGAATGAAAGAACACCCCCCATTTTACAAGACCAGGACGCACCCAAAATCGGAGAACGCACTAAGCACTTCCCCCTCTGACCATGTTCCGCGAAACGACACCAAAAACGGGCGTAGTGGTTGAATGGATGATCGCCACATCCACGATGCAAGTGTGAAATGGTGCAACCGGCGGGATAAGATGGATTCCATATAAGACTGAATATGCTTTTGCGACGTCGGCTATGGCCGGCGCTTTCTTTTTGCCCGAATAGACAAGGGGGGTGGGGGGTATTTTCCAAACCTGAGTTAAAATTTTGAAACGGATATGGGGCATACCCCAAAAATAAAATTTGCGCGGTTGCCTTACGGCAACATATCGGGTGTCCTACGGACATGGGGCACATATTGCATAGGTATGAATCAAGTGTGCATCGGCTGATGGGCGGCGGGATGGTGTGCGTAAATGGATGGGTTGACATAAGAATGTAAAAAAACATTTGTTGGCATGAGTATGATGAAAAATAGAGGGGGCGATAAAGCAATGGACATTCGAAAAATGCGCAAGGAAGATTTCGAGAAAGTTCCGGGACGGGAACGTTTTGACAGTAAAGAACCTGCGTTTGATAGTCTGGTCATCATTCCGATGGAGGACAGTTTGAGACGTGAAACATGGGGGCGGATGGACTTTGTAGGATGTGTGGGACCTGAACCGGTCGTGCGGCTGTCGGGCGCGTCAGAAACATTAGATTTGGAAGGACATGGCGGACATGGAGAGTGGCTGGGACCGTGTGATTATCGGAAGATGGCACTGCCAGCGTGGTCGATAGACTGTCTGCCGTGCGGGTATCTGCGGATATTCTGCAAAGGGCAGATCAAGGCAGGGGATTCGCTGACATCATTTGAGATTTTCTCGCAGGAAAGGCGGCGGTGAGGTATGGCATGGGAATTTTTTAACTGCGACTGGTGCGGGAAGAAAGTGCGGCGGATGCAAAGATACAGGCCGAAAGAATACCAGCATAAGTTCTGCTCCTGCGAGTGTGCAGCGAAGTGGCGAGTAGCGCATGGGTGCCACGGTCAGCTGCCGTCAAGCAATGAAATCAAAAGGCCAGGGGCGCTGCCGCACACGGATTGCGACATTCAAATCACAAAGAAGATTGACCTGTTCCCGGAGTTTCGGCCGGAAGTTGGAGCGTTGTATCGTGCGGAACGGTATGCCGGGTATGCGGGCATCAAACAAATCGGATATGTAATTCAGGTCAATGGGCATCGGGTCAACATTCGTGAGAACGAATGTGTAGAAGTGTGAAACGACAATAGGAGGAAAAACAGTTGAGAGACATTACATTCAGGGGCAAATCGGTAAACAATGGCGAGTGGGTGTATGGCTATCTGATTGGCCGCGCGAATGACACAGGGCGCGCGTGTGAAGGGAAATTCTTCATCGATAATGGGGAACCGTTCAATAAAGCTGTGGAGGTCATTCCAGAAACAGTCGGACAGTATATCGGTTTGGTCGACGGGAACGGGGAGAAGATCTTCGAGGGTGACATCTTGAGCGTCGAAGGCGTTCCACAGCTGTACTCCGTTGAGTTTACCACAGCAGATGCCTCATTTGCAGTCCGGAACTGCAAAGACAGACGGTACGCCACGAATCTTACGGTGGACGACCAGAATGAGCTTCATCGGTGTGGCACGATCTACGACCAGGAGGAATCTGCATGAAACTCAGTGAAAAGTTTTTCGCACGGACACTCAGTCTGCTTGTGATATTGCTTATAGCATTGCTAGTGGTCGAGTTTGTGGTGGCAGGTGAATGTGATAAGAACGCCACCAAAACAGAAACCGTAGTAGAACACAGTCAGCAACGATTTCAACGGGTCATCAAAGACAATTATTCCGCTCTTATCGTGTACGTCGATACCGAAACAAACGTGATGTATCTGCGTCGGCTCGGTGACGGTGGCATTTGCGTGATGGTCGACGCTGAAGGAAAACCGCTCCTGTGGGATGGAGGGGCAACGAAATGAACAGGATAGCATTTGCGGACAAAACTGGAATCTTCGCGTGGTCAGATGTTCAAAACTGCCTCGATACTCTTCCGCAGCGCGATGCTGCTTCCCGATTCATGGCGCTTGTCTTTTCAAAGTTCAACACAGATGCGTTTTCGCTCAACGGACGCATGACCGGAGCGACGTGTGAATTTGAACTGAATAGGGACATTCCAAATGACTGGGTATCTACGTCCAAAAATGAAGACGGTACAGTACGGCTCGAAATTCAGGCACATTTGTGTGTGGTTCCAGAACAACTTAGCCGAGGTCTTACCGTCATGCGATTCCCTGTATGGAGTAAAGAACCGATTGGCATCCCATTATGGAAGGGACAAACTGTGATACCAAGGGTTGAACAACATGGAATGCAAGAAGAATGACTGCTTTAACTGCCCGTATCCGGATTGCATCAATGACTATGTGAAGAAAACATACCCAAGAAAAAAACAGTGGATAGCACACCAAACTGAGTATGTTTCGAAGCGCGCGAAACGTCGAGCTGCTGAAGGTCTATGCACAAAATGCGGGAAGCGTCCTCCACGACCCGGATACCGGACGTGCGGCGAATGCGCCATGAAATCGCGGCGGGCGTCGAACGAGCATAAGTGGCGGAACGGCACTACCCCGAAAGTCCTTATGGACGGCGTGACGCTATGTAAAAAGTGTGGGAAGAACCCACCAGTCATAGGTTATGCAGTCTGTGAGCGATGTTTGGCATTGTGTAGAAAGGCACTTGACAAAACACCGAGCCATAATGGGAAGTCACCGGACAACGGATTTGCGCGGGCGCTACGCGCCGATTATCTGCTAAACAAAAAGGAGAAAAAATGAGAGTTGAAATTTTCACCTATAGAGATGCGGAACGTCTTGAAAATGCGTTAAACAAATTCCTCAAGTTGCACGAGGGAGAAAACATCGAAATCCAATATTCGTGCTCGGCCTACCAACTTGGTTCTGTTTATTACAGCGCAATGGTCATTTTCAAGTGACGGGGTGCAGACATGGAGAGTTTACGGGCGACACAGATGATTGGCGGCAACGGCGAGCGTAAACGCCGGCCAACAGACCTTTATCCAACTCCACCGGATGCCACGGAATCGCTCATGCGGTTTCTTGACCTTCCGTCATTCATCCGCGTTTGGGACCCTGCAGCTGGTGAAGGTGATATGGCGAGGCAAATTGCAGTGCATGGGCACACGGTTTATGAATCTGACATTATGACAGGTACAGATTTCTTAACCGTCGATGGTCCACCTAACGCAGATCTATGGATGCCGTGTGACTGGATTGTTACAAATCCGCCGTTTGCGCTTTCGGAGCAGTTTATTCGCCACGCAAATGAACTTGGGCATCCGTTCGCCATGCTGTTGAAATCACAATATTGGCACGCATCAAAAAGGCTGAGATTGTTCCGAGAGGTACGACCGGATTATGTGCTGCCGCTTACATGGAGGCCGAACTTCTACTTCAAGGAAAAACACGGAGGCGCACCACTTATGGACGTGATGTGGTGTGTGTGGAGTGCAGAAAACGGGCGGAAATCGCATCAACCTACAATTTTTAAACCGTTGGAGAGACCTAAAATGCGAGAGGAGAATCCATGAAGCAATACTGCCGCTACTGCGCAAATGCTTTTCTTCAAGATGATGACATGATTTGGTGCAAGCCAAAAGACGAAATTCGAACTGACCGTCAGATAACGCGGCTGAACCGCTGCCCACACTTCGAATTTTGCTCAATAGACGTTCTTAACCCAGAACGGGAGTACAGGCCGGTTGAGAAACGGAGGGCGGCGCAGAAAGAGGAACCGGACATGGAGCAAATGACTATGTTTGGCGGAAGGGAATAGGAGGAACGGAAATGAGTAAACCAAAATACAAACGTGGCTTGCAGATATGGTCGTTAGACTCGCTTGCACGTCAGGAAAATATCTACTGGTACGACAGGCTGTGGAATAGAAAGTGGTTCATGAATTTGCAAATGCAGTTAATTGTCCGAGCAATTAACAATGGAACGATTTACTACGCACTTGAGAGGGACAACGGATATGAGCATAGAGCATCTGAAAACAGTGACGCGCACGGCACGTAAACCACATCGCTGCAACCTTTGCGGATTGGAAATCAGCAAGGGCGAACAGTATCTGGCGGCAACCTACTTATGCGAAGGCAGCATCTACGATTTCCTAACCCACGCAGAATGTGATGAACTATCTTCGTGGCTGACGGACTACATCGACCCGGATGAAGGAATCACAGAAGATGACTTCCGGGATGCCTGCTCAGATGTCTGCCAGACGTTCGTTTGCCCGGATTGCGAACAGTACCAGAAATGTGATGGTGATGTTCCGTGCGAAGAGTACGGGGCACAGTGCATCCACAAACTTTGGGAACTGTCCAGAAAATACTATCTGAGCAGGAAACGGAGTCAGCAAAACGGCTGGTGGGAATGGCGGCTTGTACCAATCGATGAAAGGAACTGAAAAATGACACAACAAGAGATTTTGCAGGAACTTAGGCGGCATGGCGGCTCGCTGGCAGTAGCTGCAGCCAATGAAATTGGGAGGCTTGCGGCTAATAATGCGGAACTAGACAAATCGTTAGGTGCATTAAAAACGGCATATAACGAGTTACTGGACCACATGCCGGAGTGGATCAGTGTCAAAGACCACCTTCCGAAGGCTAAAGCTGCATATGGGTGGGTGAGCTGCACTGTTACTGTCATGGAGTCAGTAAGTAATCCATTCACAGATGAACCGTATGACAGGAAGTTCGTTTCGCCCGCAGTTTTTGACACCGAACAAAAGATATGGCACATCGGAAGAGATAAAGAAAGTGAAGTCCTTGCCAATGCTCTTCTGGGAATCGAAGATGCTCCACTCACCGGATATTATGTCACCCACTGGATTCCACTTCCGATTGCGGCTGGGGAGGATTAAACAATGCCGATTATGAACTACACGACGAAGGTCGATGTGTTTGCGACGCTTGGTGAGATTCAGGGGCAGCTCGTCAAACATGGTGCGAAGAAAATCATGCAGGATTACGACAATGACGGGCATATCACAGCACTGTCCTTCCTGATTGATACACCGAATGGCCCGCGCGGAGTCAAATTGCCAGCAAACGTCGACGCAGTGTGGAATGTACTTACAAAGCAGAAAGTCAAATGCGACCGCGATCAGGCCGAACGTGTTGCTTGGCGCATCGTGAAGGACTGGGTAGCTGCGCAGATGGCGATTCTGGAATCCGAGATGGTGCAGATGGATGAGATCTTCCTTCCGTATATGCTCAACGATAAGGGTCAGACGCTATTCCAATGCTACCGGCAGAACCAGCTTTCAATCGGAGGGACAACATGACCGAACCATTGACACTGCAGGAACTCGCAAAAATGGATGGGCAACCGGTTTGGGTTGAGAAAGGAGAATAATGCCACCTAAAGAAAATCTTGAAAGAGCCTGCGAAGAGTGCATCCATTTTTTTGCGTGCTCCAGACAATGCGGCGAGCCGATGGCACAGCGTAGCGCCACTGGCTGTGAGTGCTACGAGACGGTTAAAAGCAGTATGGCGTATTATGTCGGGACACTGGATGGAGCCGAAGGAAAAATCCCAAATCGCCTCCGCGAACTTGCCGAGGCCGACAGAAACCATCAAATTGTCATCCGACCGTGCAAAATCGGCGATACGGTGTGGGCTGCGGACACGGAGCCCGTAATTCCGCTACACGTCATGGCGGATGCAGTTTATCTGGAGGGAAGACATGGCGGAGACTATGAGAGACTAAGCAACTTCGGGAGCGTTGTTTTTCTTAGTCAGGAGGAAGCAAAGGAGGCGGCGTCACATTGGATGAAGTGAAACGGTGTCCGTTCTGCGGAGGCAAAGCAAAACTCATGGGAGGCAGAGTCTATACGATTCCGGAAATTGATAGGAACGGTGCTTATGTTGGGGCAGACATCGAAGTCGAGCCATCGTGGGTCGAATGCCAGACATGCCACGCAATGGGGCAGGTCTTTGATGAAAGCGACGAAGATCCGGAAAACGCGGTTGCAGCGTGGAACGCAGCAGGCGGCAAAACTCGGACCATCCGGCACGGCAGGTGGCTTGATGGATGCTGTACTGTCTGCGGCTGGGAGTTCCCTGACTGCTGCTCGTATGATGGATACACAGAAGAACCGTGGACGCCAACGCCGTTTTGCCCAATGTGCGGAGCGGAAATTTCGGAGGGATAAATGATGGCGGATTACATCAGCCGCGAAGCGGCGCTGCAGGAAATGGAGGGCAAGTAATGGAAGAACGAAATATCGACAGGATAAACGACATTCTTGAAAAGGCAAAATCTCAAGGATGGCTGGATGGATTTGATTTTTCGATTTTGATGCAGCGGCTTTTAATCCCAGATGGTGGATACATCATAGACACCGGAAATTGGGAAAATGTGAACGCGGAAGCTGCTTTGATGCTTTATGAGAAGATCAAAAGGCATCCGATACTTTGGAGACTTTTCTTCATGCTGTGAGAGGGGATGACAGGGAGTGAAGACATTGAAGATACCGAAGTATATCCGCGAGTTGATGGTGCTTACCGCGTATTATTCCTACAAAGCTGCAGAGCTCAACCGGAAAGTGGCTGAGTGGCTGGAACGTCACGGAGTTGATGTCGACGCGCTCAGTGATGGTTCCGGATGCGGATTCGAAGAGCTGATGTATGGGAACGACGTTACAGATAAACTCTGCGAAAGGATAGAAAGGGAGGCTGCCAATGTGGACGTATCTGAGACGTGATTATGCAATCCACCCGTGCGGCGCGGGCTATGAATACTGCGATGGGGAATGCTCTCATTGCAAATTTGCGTCGGCAGTACCTACAACAACTACAACAACTTCCACACCGACAAACAATGGGGTCCATAAAAGCAAAACACGAGAAAGGAAGGTGGCACTAACAGCCGATGAACCGACCAGAAATGACAAAGTTGCTTTCCAAACTGCTGGAAGAACATATTGACCCGAAGAACGACCCGCGCGTCTACTGGGCGAAGGAAGTTACGTTCGACTACGGTAGCGTTTCTCCCATTCGCGTGGACTATATGCAGTTCAAGCCGGTCAACAATAGCGTGTCCGGCATCGAGAAGGGCGATGTGTACTGCTACGAGATCAAGTCCTCCGTCGAAGACTTCCACTCGAAGAACGGTCACAATCTGATCGGGGATTTCAACTACTACGTCATGCCGCTGGAAGTCTACGAAAAGGTCCGGGACGAACTGCCATACAGCGTTGGCGTTCTGTGCCCAGAAAAGCTGGGTTATAAATTCCTGCCGTACATTCTGAAAGTGGTGCAGCGTGTTCGCCGCATCGACAGAAAAAGACCGCTCCATGAAATGCTCCTTATGATGTGGCGCAGCTCCCGGCGGGAAATTGTAAAAGCGAGAAAGGAGGTAAATGGAAATGACGAACCTTAAACCGTGCCCGTTCTGCGGCGGTGAGGCAAAATTCTTCAGAAAAGCAAGTTTTGAGTTCGGAACACGGCGCGGCTGGCAGTTTGGAATCCATTGCACAAAGTGCGGCGTCGGAACTCCAAAGAACGATTACACGGTAGAAATTGATTTTTCAGACTATGGAGAAGTGAAAGTCGTGAAAGACGAACGGCCAGCAGCAATCGAGAAATGGAATTTGAGGACACACCACTGATGGAAGGAGAAACACAGTATGTCTCGCTCTGTAAATGAGGTTCTTTTCAAAGCGGTCAAGAACAAACTGCAAACGGCACGCGAATCGTATTCCAAATACCGATCCACAATGGAGGACCTGAACACGCTGCTCAAGGATATGGTCGATTATGCAGTAAAGAACAACTGGAACCTCCAAGAACCGTCCGATTATGACATTGAAGGTTATTTGTATGATGGAAAGCCGGAAATCGATGAGGTCATGAAAAAGATCATAGAGATGTTCGGGGTACCAGAGGGGGAACTTTGAAATGGTGTATTACATCAAAGACCAGGATCTGCTAGACCTTCTTGACGAGAACGGCAGATCAATACTGACTGCCGCAAAAATCAACAGACTTGAGAGAGTCTGCTTTCCCGCAGAGCTGCACGTCGGAGATCGCGCATGGAAAAAGGCCATGAGCATCCTCGACAAGAAATACGCGGAAGCAAAAAAGCTGCCGTTCGTCCGCGACCCAATGGCATGGGCACTGTACCACACTTGGAAGGAGTTTGACGATGGGAAACGTTGTGACTGAAGAATATATTCGCCGGTCAGAAGCACTGGATGCGATCCGCCGGTTTTCAACCGAAAACGGATCTGTGCTTGGCTATCACAGTGGCGCAATCGACCTCGCAATGGAGGCAATAGAAGCCATCCCTGCTGTTGATGCAGCACCGGTTGTGTACGGCACATGGATTGAAGAAGACGGCATGCAGATCTGCTCAAATTGCGGTGAAGAACACGAATGGGATGACTACCGTGCATCTTACTGTGAGGATTGCGGAGCAAAAATGAGGAGGATGAACGATGCTTGAAGGCTATATCAGCCGCGAAGCGGCACTTATGAAACTAATGCAGGACGGGTGCAGCGCAAAAAACTTGCAATCCATCTCGGATATGCCCGCCGCCGACGTTGCGGAGGTGGTGCGGTGCAAGGACTGCAAGCATCGGACTGAAGCGGGCAACTGTGGACATCCGCGCCACCATGGGATTTTGCCATCGGCATATCCATACGATTTTTGCAGCTACGGAGAACGGAGGGAAGGAGGTAACGACGATGCGGTTGATTGACGCGGACGATGCGAAGCGGACATACACCAACGATATGTTTGATAAGGAAGAAGATTTCGAGCGTGTCAACGACGTGCTTGATTACGCACCCACCGTTGATTCCGTGGTCGTGACGCGGCGCAAGAACTGCAGGTACGGAGAACGGAGGGTTGACCATCTTGCATTGGAAGCGGAAACCACGCAGATCATTGACGGATGCTGCACCGCCTGCGGTGCATTTATGGATTGCATCGAAGCGGCAGACTATAAGTTTTGCCCGTATTGCGCGAAACGGGTAGTATGAAAGGTTTGCGTTTTGCACGCGGTAGCGCGAAAGGAGGACAACAAATGCGATTGACCGACGCTGATGCGATTATCAAAGAACAGCGAGAAATCATGGAGAAAATGTACTGCTCGACAATCCCAGAATTGAAGAAACACATGAGCATAGATGATGATTTGTCCATCTATATCCACTGCATGGAACAGTTCTCCCGTGCAAAGCAGTTTTATCACGGGTTACGGGGTATCTTGGAGAATGCTCCGACGGTAGATGCTGTCGTGGTAACGCGCTGCAAAAACTGTAAAGATTTCCATCAGAACAACGAGAATGACCCATACTGCGCGAACAGGCACGGCCTAGATGATCCAGTGCCAGACGGGTTCTGCAACTACGGGAAGCCAAAGGAGGCAAGCGATGAACGGTGAATGGGTCTTGGCAAATAAATGCCCGCACTGCGGCGGACGGATGACTCTTGTGGACTTTTACTCCTACTCGCGCGACTACCCGATTTTGAAAAACGGGAGACCGTCGAAGCATGGGAAAAAGTGCGGAGAAGAAGCCGTTGGAGTTATAAATGCCCAATGCAATTCGTGCCATGTGACGTGGGATGACAGCAACGCTCGCCTCACTGTTGATGGCAAAATTGAAATCAGAGGGGATGGATATGGATGGTGACAGAATATGGGCGTAACGATTAAATGCAAGAAAACCGGTCGGGAAATCGACCTCGGATATAGCGGATTCATGCGGCTTCGGAACAAAGTGGCCGAACTCATGGGAGGGCCGTTTTGCAGCCACTACAAAAAATTATACGATGCGCCGCCTCTCATGCGACCGGATGAGGAAAAGAAGTTCTATACGGAATGGGACGCGGAAGCAATCAGGCTGATTACGGAAAACAACATTCCGGTGAAAGTTGTGAATTTCCTGCTTGAAAGCGACTGCGATGGGAAAATCCGCTACGGAGCCTGCAAGGAAATTCTGAAGGTAATCGGGGACTACGATGACAACATCTGCTACGGCTATGCTGGCCGGAGCGACTGCGCAATGTTCCGAGACTTCAAGGCAATCTTGCAGGACTGCGTAGACAACAAATGCGATATGGTCTGGATGTAGGAGGATGGAAAATGGATGCTGTTGCGTATTTCAAAGCATATGCGAGAATGTGCGATTCTTTTGACTCTAAGCACAACATTACGGGAAGACCGTGTGTAGGCTGTCCACTTGACGATATTGGACGCGGATGCCATATGAACGATCTCACCAACAACCCAGAGGAATGTGTTGCTGCGGTCGAGAAGTGGGCAAAAGAGCACCCGGCCAGAACGAGACAGAGTGAATTGCTCAAGCTGTTCCCAGAAGTAATCTCTGACCCAGATGGGTTTATTGATATTTGCCCAGCTCTTATCGTTTCCGCAAAAAGAAAAACGAAAACGGGCGGCTGTAGATATCCGTCAATTAGCTGTGAAGAATGCAAACGTGAATTCTGGCTGGCTGAAATCAAGGATGGTGAGACCTGATGGACAAGCAGCTGATTTACAAGGAAGACGCGCTCGAAATCGTGCGCCTGACATCCGGGGACTATGCTGCGGCATTTGCTGAGATCAGCCGACTGCCGGCAGTGGACGCAGTACAGGTTACACGCTGCAGGTACTGTGATGGACGCCGGGCAGAAATTTCGTGGTGTGGGACATATGTTAGGTGCGGCTTTCGTGACGCGACCGGCCTTAATATGCCGGAAGATGGGTTCTGCTCTTTTGGGAAAGGAGGACAATAAATGCCGCTCATAAACGTTGCTCTCTACGGAGAAGGAAAAAGAAATAACCGGCTTCGGGCAGAATATATTTGCTGCGATCACACGCATGAATGCTCCGCATACCACGAAGGAAAATGCCTGAACGTTACCATACCGTTTAACCGCCGGTGCGAACTTGGCAAAGTAGAAACGGTAGATGGCGGCACAAAACAGAGCAGACTCTATGACACAGTAACGGACATGGCACGGCATTCTGAAAAATATCGCCTTCTTAAATACCCATCCTATTGGTATGTAATTCGCATTGGAGATATGGCGTATCTGAATCTTCCTTACGTTGACCTCAAATTGGACGGAAGGCGACTGAACGCATCAACGGCGATATTCACAAATCAACATTTACTAGTGGACAGACCAATGCTGACACCGGACAATTTGGACAACGTACTTAGCTATAACCCACGAAATATGTGCGGAGATATTATCACGAGATATGCGGATGAAACCGTACCGAATTTCCTGCACCAACTCAAAAGACTGTTTCCAGTAGAATATGAACGCTTCGTGAAAGAGTACCCGAAGTATGCAGAGCTGTCCCCGACATTTATCGGAAGATACGCAAAACTCGCAACGTGCAATCCAGACTGCGTGTACAAGGATTCCAGCGGGGATAAGTTCACAATGGAAGACGGAAAACGGATGGTCTGTAAAGAGTATAAATCTGGCTTTCTTCCATTTGGAGCGTCCAAGGCAGAAGTCATTATCACACTTACGGACGATATGAAAGTCAAAATCACGGACAACTCACAGGTCTTGGACGATACTGTGTTTGTATAGGAGACAAGATGAACAGCAAATACTTGGAATTTCTGAAATCAAAACAAAACGTTGCGACCGATGCGGGCTTTGAAGTGGATGACTTGAATCCAAAACTCTACGAATACGAGCATGACATTGTTCGGTGGGCGCTCAAAAAAGGGAAATCCGCTATTTTTGCAGAGTGTGGCCTCGGAAAAACGCCGATGCAACTTGAGTTTGCAAATCAGGTTTGCAGACACACCGGAAAGAGCGTCTTGGTGGTAGCACCACTCAGCGTTGCACATCAGACAATCCGCGAGGGTGAGAAGTTCGACATACATGCGTCCTACGCGCCAGATATGAGTGCGGTGACGACACCCGGAATCTACACAACAAATTATGATCGTATTGGTAACTTTGACGCATCTGCATTCGCCGGCGTGGTTCTTGACGAATCCAGCATCCTGAAGGACTACACCAGCGCGACAAAACAGGCGCTGACGGATATGTTCAAGTTCACGCCGTACAAACTCTGCTGCACTGCGACGCCATCCCCGAACGATTATGTGGAGCTCGGAAATCACGCAGAATTTCTAGGAATCATGAGCCGGACGGAAATGCTGGCTACCTTTTTCGTACATGACGGCGGAGAAACGCAGAAATGGCGGCTCAAGGGGCACGCGCAGGAGGCGTTTTTCGCATGGGTCGCGAGCTGGGCGTGCTGCATGACCAAGCCGTCAGACCTTGGATACGAAATGTCCGGATTCGACCTTCCAGAATTGCGTCTGCATGAATGTATTTGCCGATCTGAGATGATTGAAGCAGATGATGGCCAAATCGGATTTCTACCGCAGGTTTCTATGTCCCTGCTGGAACGCCGCAGAGCAAGACGCGACAGTTTGGACATTCGCACCAAACGGGCAGCGGCAATTGCGGCGAGTGAGGACACACCATGTATCCTGTGGTGTGACCTGAACGCAGAACAGGATGAGTTGGAACAGATTCTTGACGACAAGGCATTTTCAATTCGAGGTGCTACCCCAGATGACAAGAAAATCGAATACGAGCGTCGATGGAGAGAAGGAAAGCGGAAAATCCTTATCAGTAAGCCTGCGGTATATGGGTTCGGGATGAATTGGCAGCATTGTAACCGTGAGGTTTTCGTTGGGCTTTCGGATTCCTTTGAGGCGTACTATCAGGCAGTTCGCCGCTGCTGGCGATACGGGCAGGAAAATCCTGTTGACGTCTATATCGTGATTTCAGACGCAGAGGGAGCAGTAAAAGCAAATATTGAGCGCAAGCAGGCGGACGCAATTCGGCTCACACATGAACTTGTTCGATACACGAAGGACATTTTAAGCGCCGACGTTCGGCGCACGACCAGAATCACAGAAACCTATTATGCAAATGAAAGGATGAATGTACCACAATGGATGAAACTTGCGTAAAAAAAGAGGTTATTACTGACAGATACGCCATCTATAACGGCGATAGCTGCGAGATTCTGCCGGGTATCCCATCAAACAGCGTACACTTTGAAATCTACTCACCACCTTTTGCATCGCTATACACATACTCGAACAGCGAACGCGACCTTGGAAACTGCAAGTCTGATAGCGAGTTCTTTGAACATTTCGAGTTCATCATCAAGGAACTTTACCGTGTGCTGATGCCGGGCCGCATCATGGCCGTTCACTGCATGAATCTGCCGACGAGCAAGGAACGAGACGGATATATTGGAATCAAGGACTTCCGGGGTGAACTGATCCGTGCATTCCAAAAGGAAGGCTTCATCTACCATTCTGAGGTCTGCATCTGGAAAGACCCTGTGATCGCCATGCAGCGCACAAAAGCACTTGGGCTTTTGCACAAACAGTTAAAAAAGGATTCCTGCATGTCCAGACAAGGTATTCCGGATTATCTGGTTGCCATGCGCAAACCGGGAGATAACCCGGAGCGGGTGGAACACACAAATGAGTCGTTCCCCGTTTCCATTTGGCAGCGATACGCATCACCGATCTGGACGGATATTAACCCATCGGATACCTTACAAGCTACTTCATGCCGTGACGAGAAAGACGAACGGCATGTGTGCCCATTACAGCTCACGGTGATCCGCCGCGCGCTGAATCTGTGGTCAAATCCCGGTGACACGGTGCTCAGTCCGTTTATGGGAATCGGCTCTGAGGGCGTTGTGACGTTGCAGAACGGACGCAGATTTGTCGGCGTGGAACTTAAACCGAGCTATTACGAACAGAGCGTGAAAAACTGCGCTGCGGTTACAGAAACAATGCAGACGAGTCTTTGGTAAGTAGAAGTTTGTTGAGGGTGCAGACTGCACCCTCATTTTTCACTTTCTATGGTTTACATAAGAATGTAAAAAAACATTTGCTGCCATGAGTAAACTTAGAACTAGGAGGGTGAAACGATGAACGATAGAACGAGCAAAGTCCGGATGCGTTACACGGGGAAGACCGGATACCATGGGCTAAAGCATTGGAAAGTCTATGAAATCAGCATCGTTAGCATGTACGGAAAGTTTTGGGTAGAGGTTGGAAGTGAAGCTATTGCCTATGTTTCGCTTGCGATGCTCTGCCGAAACTGGGTGGACGTTTAGAAAGGAGAACAGCATGACAGATTGCGAAAGAATCGTTGCGTATTGCAAGCAACACGGCTCCATCACGCAGATGGAAGCAACCAGAGAACTGGGCAACACGCGACTTGGAGCACGCATTTGGGACTTGAAGCACAAACTCGGCTATGAGGTTGAAGATATATGGGAAACGGCCACAGACCGTTTTGGAGACCCAACACGATACAAGCGTTACTTCGTCAAGGATAAGACACAATGAGCGATACATGCAAAGGATGCAAGTGGTGGGAACCGTTTAACTGGGTATGCTGCAACGGAGACAGCCCCCATTGTGCGGATTTCGTCAACTGTGGATGCAAATATTTTGAACGAGAGGACAATAAGAAATGTCAGAACGAAAAGAAAAAACGCCATTAACCGCGCGAGAGGAACCGGAAATCGACCGGAAAACCTGCATGGGATGTGACCAGAAAACAGCCCGCAAGCCCCTGCCTTTAGACATGGGGTAAAGGGCTACAAAAGCTACTCAATGTTGGAGATGAAACATGGAATATTCCTACAAATTTAGGATGTACCCAAATGCGGAGCAGGAAAACTTGATACGTCGAACCTTCGGATGCTGCCGGTTCGTATTCAACTATTTCCTTGCCCAGCGTGTTTCAGAGTACGAGTCAACCGGTAAATCACCAACCCGCTTCCAGCAAGATAAGGAACTCACTGTACTCAAGCAGAAACTCGAATGGCTGCAAGAACCAGATAAATGCGCGTTGCAAAATGCTGTGAGGAATTTAGACACCGCATATAAGAACTTTTTTCGCCGAGTAAAGAACGGCGAGAAGCCCGGTTTTCCAAAGTTCAAAAGCAAGCGCGACCATAGACAGAGTTACACGACGAATTGCAACATCAAGCTTTTTGAGAATGCCGTCCAGTTACCGAAACTAGGTCGTGTTAAATGCCGTGTTTCAACGGAAGTCAAAGGCCACATTTTATCGGCCACGATATCGCAGAATCCGAGCGGCAAATACTTCGTATCGCTCTGCTGTACTGATGTTGAGATCGAGCTTCTGCCGAAGACCGGCGCTGTGATCGGCGTTGATATGGGACTGAAAGCGTTTGCAATCACGTCCGAAGGGACGGAATACCAGAACCCGCGCTATTTAGCCGAGAAACAAAAGAAACTTGCCAGACTCCAACGGCAACTCTCCCGAAAAACAAAGGGGAGTAACCGGCGCGAAAAAGCGAGGATTCAGGTGGCACGGCTGCATGAGCATATCGCAAACCAGCGCACCGACATGATGCACAAGCTGTCAACGCAGCTCATTCGTGAGAATGATGTGATCTGCATCGAGGACTTAGCACCAAAGAACATGGTCAAGAACCATCGGCTTGCGAAGTCTATCAGAGACGCATCGTGGGGTGAGTTCAGGCGGCAGCTGGAGTACAAGGCCGCGTGGTACGGGAAGAAAGTCATACAGATTGACCGGTTCTTCCCGTCCAGTCAGCTATGTTCCTGCTGCGGGTATCGGAATACCGACACGAAGAATCTGGCCGTGCGTGAATGGACGTGCCCTGAATGTGGGACACACCATGACCGGGACATCAACGCAGCAAAGAACATTTTAAACGAAGGATTACGCCTATTGGCGTAGAAAGGAATCCTTATGGAGAACAACAATAGGACGGGACACGCCCAAATTAACGCTCGTAGAGATTGCGTAGACCTCGCAAGTGCAGGCAGCGGTCGTAGAAGCGAGAATCCCCCGGCTTTAGCCGTGGGGAGTGTCAATCATGGGATAAATTCACCTGTTTCAACGCGGCAAGCCAGTTCTTCGGCGGAGCGGTTGACTGCGGGTGCAGATATTACGGGACGGAGGTCGTGAAGAAATGACACAGAGAGAATTTGTTCTGAAAATGGAACCGGGCGCGGAAAACAAAAGCTGCTACGGTGGAATACGTTATTGCCCACACGCATATAGAGATATTCTTCCTGTCCCGCTTGACCTGTGTAATGCAAATACAGTAAGTGCAGAACTCTGTGAGAAATGCTGGAATCAGGAAATGGTTCTCCCTGCACCAGCTAAAAAGCCAATGGCGCAGGTCAACGCATTCATGAATCAGGACGCAGACGAAAAACCGGCTGAAAATTTCGTAGATCATCCGACGCACTATTGCCAAGGCTCCATTGAGTGCATCGACGCCCTGAATGCGATGGTTGAAGGATGGTCCGACCCGGTATCGGCGGTATTGGCGTGGCAGGCGGTCAAGTACATCTGGCGGCATCCGTTCAAGGGCAAGCCTGTGGAAGATATCAAAAAGGCCAAATTTTATTTAGAACAGCTGGTGAATCAGTATGAGCGTGAGAAAGAATGAACAAATGCGAAGGAGACGAAGCCTATGAGGAAATTCCTTTTCTGCGTCTGCATAATCCTCGTTCTGGTGTCAATCACACTGCTGATTTATCAAAGCGGTATCGAGCAAGCCCTTGCCAATAAAGCGGAGTCAGACTTGACCGTTGAATTGTCAGCTGCTTTCCAAGAAAATCTGAACGAACAGGAAAAATCGGAGGATCAAATGGAGGCAGATACAGAAATCAGATCTGACTATCCTCAATTTTGCAGTCCACCACATACCAAAGACGGCATCGGTGGAGCAGGCGGATTTATCGTTGATGACCCGCAATGCCTCGAACTGCTTGCACGGGCAATTTACGCCGAGGCCGGCGGAGACGATTGCAGCGATGAAACCCGCATCATGGTCGGAAATGTCATCATAAACCGCATGAATTGTGACTGGTATCCAGATACCATGGAAGCGGTGCTGACCCAGAAAAGGCAATACAACACGTTCTACTGGACTGGCGTTATTTGGAAAGAGCGTGCGTCGAATCCAAGCGAAAAAGAAGCTGTAGAACGAGCATACAAATGCGCGGAACGCGTACTGCTCGGAGAACGGCTACTCCCAGAAGACGTGGTTTTTCAGTCAGAGAACATTCAAGGGACAGAAATCGTAGCATATCAGGACGGGATATACTTTTGCCGATAGGAGGGCGTAGAAATATGGCCGCAGTCATTCAAGCACCGTGTAAAGGGTGCGAAAAACGCGAAATTGGATGTCATGGATGGTGCAAAGCATATTTGGCCTATCAGGACGAAAACAACATGTACAAGGCAATGAGCGCAAACAACAGAAAGTCGCTGTCTCCAACGAAGTCATTCACAAAAAGACAGCGTGAACTCATCAGAAAGGGGATGAAATGCGTCAGATGAACGGAAAAACATACTTGCTTTTTGCGATGCTTTCCGCAATCGCAAGCATCGCAGGTGGTACGTTGTTCATTCAGTTTTCACGCTTTGGACAGACGGCAAAGGAACGATTTGGGAATCTCTTGATTGGAACGTGCGCGATTCTTGTAGGAGTTGTACTTTGCGTGCTGACCGCTCTTGAAGCGTTTGAGGCGGTTTAGAGGACGTTTACATGTCAGAACGTGAAAACACACACGGAGAACGTACAAACGGCGTGCGCGGCGTCTGTGGGCGCGACACGCGAACCTAAATGAAATGGAAGAGTGTAAAATGTTAAACAGAATCATTGTGCAAGGAAGAATCGTAAAGAAGCCAGAAATGCGTGTGACACAGAGTGGAAAATCTGTGGCAAGTTTTACGCTTGCTGTTGAACGCGACTATGCAGCTCAAGGACAAGAGCGTGAAACAGACTTCCTCGATGTGAACGCATGGAATCAGACGGCAGAGTTTGTCGGAAAGTATCTTGACAAAGGAAGCATGGCTTTGGTTGATGGCAAACTTCAAATCCGTAACTGGACGGACAAAGAGGGGAATAAGCGCCGTAACGCAGAAATTGTAGCCGAACGGGTCTACTTCTGCGGGAGTAAGCCGACAGACGGAACGTCGAAACCAAACCATACAGTACCGGCATCGGCATCTGATGTTCCGGACGGATTCACGATGCTGGATGAGAATGCAGATGATCTGCCATTTTGATGGAGGTTGCAAATGACTTTGAAGTTTGAAACAAGAATTTTTGCCAATGAAAGTTTGGGGAATTTTGCTGATCCAGAAGCGCCGATGTTTGACTTGGGAATGCTAACTGAGGAAGAACTTGGGGGCATCATGGACATCGCAGCTAGAAAAGGATATTGGGTGTTGGCAAAGCCCACATTTGTTGGACCGGAGGTCCGGACCTATGGATAACGTTCAATGGATAAAACTCAAAGTCGGAATGTTTGACGGTGAGAGCTTCAAGAAAATCAAAAAAGCCAAAATCGGTGGCGAGAGCTTCCGCGATAAACTGACGGCTGTGTGGTTTGAGTTGCTGGACTTCGCCGGTAAATGCAACCACTCCGGTTTCCTCATAAACTCAAGGGAAATTCCGTTTCAGTCAATCAGCGATATAGCAGTCATGATCGACCGAACCACAGAAGAATTGGACCTCTGCATGAAATTCTTCATCAACGAAGGAATGGTTGAAATCATTGACGATATATACCTCCTGTCGAATTGGATGATGTATCAGAATGAAGATAAACTGGCAAAAATCCGAGAACAAAAAAGAATTAGCCAAGCAAAATGGCGGATGTCAAAGAAACTGAAATCAGAAGATACAAGCGATAATGCAAAGTCAGATGTAGAATCTACAGGAACATCTACAGCACATCTACCCTCTTATTCTATTTCTAATTCTAGTTCTACTTCTGGTAATAAAGGAAAAGAAGGAAAAGGGGGTACGGGGGAAAGGGGAGGAAAAGCGCAGCCGGTTTCCAATGAGATCAGCGCTGCTATGTCTAAGCTTCCTTCGATGGTCCAAGACCAAATGCAGGAGTGGCTTGAATACAAAACTGAGCGAAAAGAATTCTATACCCCGCGTGGCTTGCAGTCTTTGATGACAGTTGTGAAAAAGAGAGTAGACCAATACGGAGCGCAGGCGGTCAATGATGTAATTGAGCGCACCATGGCTTCAAATTATCGCGGGGTAGTGTGGGAATGGCTTGAAAGAAAACCGCAGCCGACAAAACAATCTCTGCGAGACAATGCGCCGCTCGATTACGGTTCACCGGAGGACTTCTACAAATGACCGCAAGCTTGGAAGAATTGATGGCGATTCGCGCGCAAAAGAAAGCAGAGTCATCGTATGTTCCGGACAGAGACCCAACGGGCTTTTCGAATGTTCTCCGGGCCGTCGCAAAAAAGGTCCCTGTCGAAACCGATGGAACGGAAATTGGGGAAGACGGATTCCTCCATTGCAAGAAGTGTGGTGGACGTCGGCAGCGCGAAGTTGACCTTCCGGACGGGAACAAGATGACGGTTTCGTGTGGCTGCAGGTGCATGAAAGAAGATTGGGATGCGAAAGAGGCGAAGCGCAAGGCAGAGGAAGAAGCAATGCGAATCGAGAGCTTGCGCACGCTGGCTTTCCCAGACTCGGACTGTAATATGCTCCAATGCACGTTCGACAAAGATGACGGCGCACGGCCGGATGTTACTGCCGGTATGAAGAACTACTGCGAGAATTTTCCCTATCTCCGAAGATTGGGAAAAGGAATTCTTCTTTATGGAACGGTCGGAACAGGAAAGAGTTTCTTCGCCGCCTGCATCGTGAATGACCTTGTGTCAAAGGGATATCGCTGTATGATGACGACCTTTCCACGGCTTACAAACCAAATCAGCGCATTGTGGGATGGGAAGCAGGAATTCATCGATGACTTAACCAGATATGACCTCATCGCAATCGACGACCTGGGCATTGAGCGTGACACAGAGTACATGAATGAACATATCACGATGATCGTTGATGCGCTTTACCGGGCGAAGGTGCCGCTGGTCATCACCAGCAATTACACCCCAAAGCAGATGAAGGGCGAAAGCGAAATACGCCGTCAGCGCATTTACGATAGGCTGATTGAACAGTGCCATCCAGTAGAAATGTCCGGGGAAAGCCGACGGGTAATAAAAGGCCGCAAGGACTACATTGAAATGAAAAAACTTCTGGGGGTGTGAAAAGTGTTTGAAGATGTACAGCGGGAAAATGCAACCGGTATGTGCGCATGGTGTGGCGCGGAAATATACCAGGATGACGATATCTGGTACGACGGATTTTCAACGTACATTCACGATGAGTGCGTTGAAAAAATCGAGGCCATGCCAGACGAAGCGCCGATAGCTGCGTTTATTCGGGAAGATTACCAGAAAACGACCATGCGGAAGATCATAGATGACCGCTGGGCGAGGGAAGATCATGAAGTTTGAAATCGTAAGAGCGTTGGACGGGAAAGGCATGATGGAGACGGATTATGAATCCTGCATCCCGTCAGATGATACTATCCGCAGCATGATAAAAGCCGGTTATAAGGCATACAAAGACGGTCGGGTTTACCGGCCGAAAGATGGAGGAAAAAATGGTACAGTTAGGACAAACGGTAAAAAAGGTCGTTAGCTTTGCCCCAGAACGAAATATAAATCAGTTCAACAGTGAAAAGAAGACCCTCTACGGAAAGGTTATTTTTGTTCATCCAAAGAGAAGATTCTACACCGTGGAATTCTCACTCTGGAATGGGAGTAAAATCCGCTCATGCTATACGGAGGGATTGTAATGGGAAACGGACTCACATACGCGCAGAAACTTGCGATTGCAAGGCAAACTGAACTGACCATTGGTGTTGACACCGGTTTTCAAAAGGCGGCAGACTTCTTTTCTATCGCGCTTTACGAAGAAGGGTTTGGAGAACAACGGCAGGAAAAAATCGCCAGACGCGTTATGGAACTCGATCAAGAATATGGGGATGCGTGGACTGGACGCGTGGAAGCAGATTACAAGCAGGAACAGATAGACCGTATCTTGAAAAAAGCATACGGGAAGAATTTCACCCCGTTCTCTGAACGGAATCCGTATATAAAGAAATTCAACTATGCAGGGAAAGGAAAACGTTAATGCAAAAAGACAAAATAACAGTGGTCGAAACGGCAATGAAACAAATTGATGCAGAAGCAAACCAAAATGGGATTGGATGCGCGTACTGGCGCGGATTCTTGCAGGGCGCACTCATGCAGCAGTACGAAGACATGCACGGTATTCAAGAACAGCTTGCGGCGAGATTTCTTGAAAACGCAAAATTCGAGGACAATCGTGTGCGTTATGTGAGAGAACCGTCCGCAAAGACTCCAACATATGCGCACCAGGACGATGCCGGCATGGATTTATATGCGTCGAAGGGAAATTATATTCCAGCCGGCGGAAGATGCACTTTCCACACCGGCATCCATGTCGAAATCCCGAAGGGGTACTTCGGCGCAATCAGAGCCAAGAGCGGCCTCCTTCGGAATCACGGAATCATTTGCTCCGGAACAATCGACGTAGGCTATACCGGCGAGATCATGGTGACGCTGGTCAACACGAGCGACGAAATGTACTGCGTATCGGAAGGGGACAAGATTGCGCAGTTGATTATCATTCCGTATGAGCGTGTCGAGCTGCTGGAAGTGGAGTCACTTGAAAAGACCGAACGTGGAGACAACGGCTTCGGGAGCAGCGGAAGATGACGTTTGAAGAAAAGGAAAAATTACTCAAAGAAATATGGAAATGGCTTAATGACAGCGGCACACTCGACGAGTGGCTGCCAACGCCTAAACCAAGAATTGGACCAGAACTCGTAGATGTCAGGAGTATTGAATTTGGAAATCCTGTCGTTTATAATAGCAAGCAGAAGATCCGCATACCGCCTATCGACCAATCCGAGGCAACGGGCGGATATGGAAAACCGATGCAAATTATATCCGATGGCGAGTGGTCGTTGATTTGCGCGCTGCGTGGAGGGAAGACAGATGGAATGTAGTTACCTTCAATGTGTGACAGCGTTTTTCGAGAGCTATTTTGAAATCCCGAAATTCTACTATGCAGAGAAGAAACGGGTGATTCGCACAGAAGCAATACACGACCTCATGCGGCAGCTCGTCGGAATGGGCGTTTTTCAGGACGAAGAAGACGTTCGGAAAGAGGCGTTGACGGACTACGATGTGATGCTTCCACCTACAGAATAATCGAATGGGACTGCTAATGCAGTCCCATTTTTGCGTTCAATTTCGTGCCGATTTTCGTGCCGATTTTGAGGCAAAAAACGCTTACAGAACTAAAAAATCAATGCAAGTAAATGAAAAACTGCTTTCAATGGAAAAGCCAGCAAAGCGTTGATATACAAGGAAAAACCCGTAATCCTTAAAGATTACGGGTTTTTCCTTTTGGCAGGGGATGAGGGATTCGAACCCCCGATGGTCGAACTAAATCGGTAAATATATATGAGGATTTTTGAAGCGTGCAAAAATCCGTGCCGATTTTGCATACGTTAGACCTGGATGTTTTTGTAAAAATCCTTCATCTTTTCGGAATGCTGATCGATGTCTTTTTGAGATTCATGTAGATAGTGCGCATGAACTGTCTCTATATTTGTCCAACCGCCAAAACTCATTGTACGAAGTTCAGGCCAGCCAAGATGGTAGCCAAGCGATGCAAATGATCTGCGCAATCCATGGACGGAAACGAGCGGTAGATTATTTGTTTTGCAGATTTTATTGATTTGTTTCCCAATGGCTTGAGGCGAGAGCTGAACAATATATTCGTCAGCGTCAATGTCAGGAATGATTTCGAGAAGACGCGGAATTACAACGGGGACTTCTCTTTTGGAGGCATATGTTTTGTTAGTGTCCTTCTCAACCAACCGATTGTTGGAATCAAGAACACGCGCTCCGGATACGTTGATTGTAGCCCTTCCATCCTTTGAGATTACGATATCTTTCCGCTTCAGGTCAACGAGTTCTGAAAGTCTCAGCGAATGCAAGGCTAATAATGCTGCGAGTTCGCAAGTCTTCCCATGAATCAATGGAATAAAAATTTGTATTTGTTCAAAGTCCAAATAAGGAAGACCGCCCTTGCTGAATTTTGGTAGTTCGACTTTTGGAGGGGTTATTCCAGCATACCGCATAGCAGCAGAAATGACGTTCCATCGGTTAAAGACAGTCTTCGCAGAAACGTGTTTCGCTTCCTCGTTGACAACCGATTGCCAATCGATGCTGGCGGAAATATCCGTGTTCATGTATTGCTGGAAACCGTGCCGAAGAACGATATCGTAGCCGCGATATGTGGCCGGCGATATTATCTTGGATTTCCCTTCCATCATTTTTTGTATAGCTTGCTTTACCGTAAGTTTTGGGGCAAGCTTTTTCTTTTCAATGAACCCTGCACGAACAGCTTTTGCCTTTGCAATGCACAGCGCTTTTGTTGGCTCTGTGATGCTCTGCTTCTCCGCATCCAAATAAATTCTCCAGTTACCACTAGCAAGCTTGCGGGGAGAAGGAACTTTGATTTCGTCTTTTTTCTTCCGTTCCTTTATCTGTTTTTCTCCACACCAGTTACAGAACATAGAGTTGGATTCAATTTCACGACCACAGGATTTACACTTCATGATGAGTGGCCTCCTGCAATTTCTCCAAGGCATCATTACGTTCCTTCATAACACGAAGAAATTCCTGCTTCAAAGCATAAAAAGTATCTGCACAGACTCCGATGCTTGGAGCAATCTTGATGTTTTCATCAAGCGCGTCCAGAACTGCTTGATCGCGCTCATTGATATTGTTTCCCAAACGAATAACCTCCATGGAATTAAAAAAGTACAGAACACAATCAATCTTGATGAGAAATTCAAGGAGCTCTTAGAGAAAGTGAGCGACAAAGATGGATTACTTAGATTCCTTCTGTTTTGCATTCTGCGTCTGAATAAAGACGAGCCAGTTCAAGCAATTTAGAGCGAGTGGTTGCAGACAATTGGCTAAAAATACGAACCATCTCCATGGCCTCGGTGTCGTTACTGACATCGGGGTCATTTTTTTGCGCGGGTAAACCGCCAATCAACTCCTGCTCGGAGACACCAAAATATTCACAAAGTTGAATAAGCGTCCGTGGTTGCGGCGTTGTCCGTCCATCAATCCAGTTGCGGATTGTGGTTTGTGAGCAATGCAAGTCATTCGCCAGTTTATAAGCGGACAGACTGCGCTCACGCATGAGTGTTTTGAGTTTTTGTGAAAAATCCATAAAAATATACCTCCAATTTTGGATAAGCAATTTACTCCAATAGGGTTGCAAATGATTCAATAATGGTGTAAAATATGGAGCATGAGGCAAGCCAATATTCCAGTTGGGTATAGAAATACCCAAGATGGATGAGTAGCTTGATTCTGTATTGGACGTTCAGAATTTTACTACTCCAACTTGCTAATGTCAATCCCAAATGGAGGTGAAATTGTGAACTTTTCTGAAACATTACAAAAAATGATGCAAACGAAGGGTGTGACCAGATACAGATTGGCTAAAGATCTTGGAATCAGCCAGTCAACTGTTACGAACTGGCTGGAAGGACGAACGCCGCATCCTTTCATGATGGATAAGGTTTACGCTTATTTTGGAAGATCAACGTTTGATGCTAATGATGAGCGGGCAAAGCATCGGAGGCCACAAACATGAACGACCTCGTATTCTTAGCACCAAACACGGAAGAACCGTTCACAACATCAGAAGTCATCGCTGAATGCGCCGGAGTTCAACACCATAAGGAGTTTTTGGCGCACACGCAGCGCAAGGAGGAAATATGCCACGTTTGAAGAAGAAAGAGCCTGACTTCATAAGGGTCACTCGTTTGATAAGAGGATATGCGCCTGTATCGAAGGTCGCGGAAATGATTGGGAGATCTGTACCAACTGCACGTAAAAAGATAAACGACCCTCGACAGTTTACGCTCGGAGAATTACAGATGATTTCCATGAGGGCGCATATTCCATGGGAAGACATGAATCAGGCGGTGAAGCCATGAGCCTAATCCGGAAACATTTTGAAGACCGGGACAGCTGGCTGATTGGCAGGCAGGAACTCGGAATCGGCGGATCTGATGCTGCGGCTGTATGCGGACTCTCACCGTGGACATCTCCAGTGGAACTCTGGAGAATAAAAACGGGGCAAAAAAAGCAAAAGGACATATCCGCGAATGCTGCGGTTGAACGCGGCGTTCGGATGGAGCCGGCGCTTCGGGAGTTGTACGCGACCATGAATCCACAAATGCAGGTCGAGCACTTTCCATACGACATTCTGGCTCAGAGTGAGCGGCCCTGGCTTACGGCGACCCTTGACGGAGACCTGACGGACGAAAACGGACGCCGAGGTATCTTGGAAATCAAAACCGGACAGCTCATGAAAAAAGCTGACTATGAGAAGTGGGCCGATGGAAATGTGCCGATTTACTACCTCGCCCAAACACAATGGCAGCTATTGGCTACTGGATGGGATTTTGTTGATCTGTTTGCCGCGCTTCAGGACATCCGTGGTGACTGGTCAATACGAACACGCCGAATCGAACGGGCAGAGTGCGAAGAAGACCTCGCATGGCTGCTGGACAAAGCAGATACGTTCTGGGGGTACATCCAAAAGCGGCAGATGCCGCCGATGACTTTGAGAATATGAAAGGAAGGAACACATTGATCGTTGAAGTCAAATTTTACAGAGAAAGTGCGAAAGCATACGTCGGACGCGGGTACAGCTATGAAACGGACATGTCGCTGAACGTTGGAGATCGTGTGCTTGTGCCGGCTGGAAAGGGAAAGAACAGAGCAATAGTCGTGGCGGTGAATGTGCCGCGAATTGCCGTCAATCCTGATTACTTTCCATTGAAGTGCATTACGGAATACGACATGCCGGAGGTGAACGCTTGATGGAAACAACGGAAATCAGGATGATAACCGACCTCGACAAAGCACTTCCACAGAGTATCGCATTCAACTTCGAGGAAGTGAAAACATGGCTGACCGAGAATCTTGCATCTTACAAGAGCATGGTCGTCACCGAAGACGAAATTGGAGCGGCAAAGGCCGATAAAGCCAAGATTTCAAAACTGTCAAAGACCATATCAGAACAGCGAATTGCAATCAAGAAACGCTATCTGGAGCCGTATAACGACTTCGAGGCGAAAATGAAAGAACTGTCCGGTATGTGCGACGAGGCTGCGAAGAACATTGACGTACAGGTCAAGGCTTTTGATGAAAAACGGAAAACAGAGAAGCGGGAAGAACTCAAAGCATTCTTTGAATCGCTCAATCAGCAAGCGTGGCTTCAATTTGAACGGATTGAAAACCCGCGCTGGATGAATGCCACTTATGACATGGAAACGGCGAAATCGGACATCCAGCAAACTGTGAGCACCATTGCAGAGAACGTTGCAACCATCACAGAAGCTGGCGGAGAGTTCGAGAGTGAAATCTTCCTGGAATATCAGAAAACGCTTGACCTTGGAGCGGCCATGCGGCGCGGCGGAGAACTGAATAGGCTGAAAAAGGAGCGGGAAGCACGCAGAGCTGCCGAAGAAGCAGCCGAACGCGCAAGACGTGAGGCGATTGCGGCGCACGAAGCTGCTGCGGAAAAGGCACAGCGCGAGAAGGCTGAAAGGGACGCACAACGGAAAATCGAAGAAGAAACTGCGCGCCGGGCGGAAGAAATGCTGAATTCGTCAAATCTTTCTCACGTCGAGGGGATGGAAAACGCGCAAGCGGAACCGGTTTCTGTGCTCGATTTCAGAGTGTACGTTACCAATGAGCAGAAAATCAAACTTCGGGACTGGCTGAACGCCAACGGCATCCGATTCTGCCGTGTACCAAAATTCGGAGACTGATATACGAAAGGAATGTGAAATATGAACGCAACAACTAGACTTACGCCGCCTGCACAGAAGCAGACGTTCTCAAACGCCATCACGTCCAATGCGATGCAAGGACTTATTCAGAAGTCTCTGAAAGACGATAAGGTCGCTGCACGATTCACATCTACGCTGATTTCCGCTGTCAACGCATCCGAACAGCTTAAAATGTGTGACCCAGGAACAATCGTCGCAGCCGCACTTCGTGGTGAAGGTATGGGGCTGACCCTTGGCATGGGATATTATCTTGTGCCGTATGGACAGACGTGCAGTTTTATCCTTGGTTATAAAGGCATGCTCCAACTGGCCCTTTCTACGGGGGTCTACAACGATATCGATTGCATCGATATCCGCGAGGGTGAATATAAGGGACGTGACCGCAGAACCGGGAAGCCGTCGTTTGACTTCAACGTATACGAAACGGACGAAGATCGTGAAGCTGCAAAAATCACCGGCTATTACGCATACTTCGAGTTGAAGGACGGACTCTTCAGAAGTGAATACTGGTCTATGGAAAAACTCCTGAATCATGCAGAAAAATACGCGCAGGCGTTCAAACGTGACAAATATGACCAGTTTATCGCTGGTGAAATGACGGCGGAAGAGGAAGAAAAGATGCGCAAATCGACGCCATGGTACGATGTTGGCGGCGGTCAGGAAAGAATGTGCAAGAAAACAGTCCTACGGAGCCTCCTGAACTCTGGCTATGCGCCTCTCTCAAATGAAGTTCGTTATGCGATGGACAATGATTCCGAATCAGGCATCGTTCCAGATATGCCGATTATCAACGTTGACAAGTCAACTGGAGAAGTGACTGGCGCGGTTTCGACAACTCCTGCTATCACTGCTGCATCGGACGATGACTTCTTCGATGAAACTGCCGTGAGCGCTGAACTTGAACGAAGAAATGATGCCAAGCAGGAAGAAGTACAGACCCCTGCACCCGTCAAGCGGAAAAAGGCAGCAACCGAAAGCAGTCCGGAAGCAGTAGCAACGTCCTACACGGACGATGGCTTTTTCGGATGAGGTGAGGTATGAGGCCGATAACCAGTGCAGTCATCACAGACCCGAAAGAACCAAAACGGCAGTCATGCGAAACCATGCTCATATGGGGAAAGGTTACGCGGGACGCAAAACTAGAATACACAAAGGGTTCAAACAACAAACCACCCATGCCAAAGGTAACATTTGGCGTTGCATACGAGGACAAAAAGTTTATGAACGTCCTCGCATTAGGGGAATCTCCTCAAACCAATATTGCGCAGCGCGTTCGGAAGGGCGATCAGGTTTTAATCGCTGGAAGATGGGCAAGCAAAGAATACAAAAACAGCGCCGGTGAGGAAAAAACATGGGCAGAACTGAGAATTGAGCAGATTGCCATTCAGAGCGACGACTATCGAGAAGAAATGATCGACTGCCTCTGGACAGCGTTTGCAAACGCGATGGCAAAAGGCTATATGCACGACAGGACAGAATTCATGCGGGCATTCAACACCGGCTTCGTAGATGCGTTTTGGGAGCTTTGCCAGTCCATGCAGGGAGAAGAACCACAGGAAACGGATGACGGAGAAATGGCCGGTGGCGATGACTATGAACTGACGATTTGAGGACTTTCAATGGGAAAAGGAATTAGCCTATCTGACTTGCCGGAGCCATACAGACGGCAGGCGGAGCAAAAGATCATACAAGAAATGCAGCGGAGGGCGTCAATACAGTCCTCGGACAAGGCCGAAAATCGGAAAGTAGCTGTGAAAAAGGGCAAAACCGATAAGCCACCAAAACTGCGAAACAAGAAGGTTACTCGCGATGGCAAGACCTTTGACAGCAAGCGGGAAGCAGACCGTTATGACGATCTTGCACTTCTGGAAAAGCAGGGAGTTATCCAGAACCTCGAATGGCAGAAAGAATACCTCCTGATTCCGGCACAGTACAAAACCGTCGAGCAGTACGGGAAACGCGGAACGAGAATCAAGGACAAGCGCATTCTTCTCGAACGGCAGGTGACATATGTTGCCGATTTCGTTTACGAAAAGGATGGAGAGACAGTCGTGGAAGACTCGAAGGGCTACAGGAATCCTTCTTCGGCACCTTATGCAAAGTTCGTACTGAAGCGGAAACTGATGCTCTGGATATATGGAATCAGAATAACGGAAGTTTGAATCGGAGGCAGAAACAATGGAATCTATGCGTGAAGATGTATTCAGATTGGCGGTAGCACCATGGAAAAGCATTTACAGGTCAGACACGCCGGAGAGGGTAACGAAAGAAACGCAGGACGAAATTGATTTCTGCCTTTATCACTGTCCTTATGCGGACACTGAGTGCTGCAACTGCCTTGACGGCGGCACAAAAGAGAAGCAAGGAAGGCCGAACGTAGGCGGGCAGCTTGATTTGGAACGGCTGAAGGAAATGCTACGCTTGAAAATACCGCAGGCAAAGATCTGTAGGGAACTTGGCGTAACTCGGCAGACCGTATACAACTACAAGAAAAAACTGGGGGTGATTTAGGTGATTCATCTTGGCGATATTTGCAAAATCAACGGCGCGGAAATCGAATCGGTTGACTGCATAATTGGTGGTTCACCTTGTTAGCCAGGACTTATCAATAGCTGGAAAGCGCAAAGGACTTGCAGGCGAACGTTCTGGCCTTTTCATGGAACAAATCAGAATTATCAAGGAGATGCGAGAGCATGACAGAAAGACCGGACGGACAGGTGAGTTTGTTCGACCAAGATACATGGTATGGGAAAACGTCGTTGGTGCCCAGAGCAGCCAACAAGGCCGTGACTTCGCGGCAGTCCTCGAAGAAGCAATCCGCGTCGCAGAGCCGGAAGCTCCCGATATTCAAGTGCCTGACAAGGGATGGCCAACTTGGGGGGGGTACAGGGACGTGGACGGACGATGGAGCGTGGCTTGGCGCGTGCTCGACGCGCAATGGTGGGGAGTGCCCCAACGTCGTCGTAGAATCGCGCTTGTCGCAGATTTTGGAGGGACGACCGCACACGAAATACTCCTTAACACCAAAGGCGTGTATGGGCATCTTGAGACGGGCAGAGAAGAGGGGGAAAGATCTTCCAGAGGCACTGAAGGAGGCACTTCTTGCACAGACAGAATCAGGGGTGGCTGTGACGGAGGCGGAAAAGGGGTTTTAGTCCAGTCAGAACGGGGTGGAACACTAGGCACGCACAACGACCAAACAGTATTCCAAGGTGTACTTACGCCGTGGGATTCACAGGCGAACCGTGTGTATGGAGAAAATGGTATTTGGCCGTCTCTTCAAGCGCGCGAAAAGAGTGGGCAGAATCGAGAAAGCGTTTTCTGTGTACCTATCAACGACAAGGCAACTCGATTCTCTGGCGGTGGTGACACCAGAAAAGACGATGGTGCGGGAAACGGACTCGGAGTGGGACACGATGGAGAACCCTCTCCGACGCTCACAGCTGCGGACAGGCATGGCGTGTATTGCGCGGGATTCAAGCTTGGCAATAGCGAACAGTCACCGACGCTCAACGCAGAGTGCGGTGGAAATAAGCCAGCAGTTGTGTACAGTCTCGATTCTCTTGCATCCAATAGCATGAAATCTCCAAACCCAAATAGCGGATGCAGAGAAGTCGAAATAGCGAAGACACTTGATACCACTTCACCTGACCCGTCGAAGAATCAAGGTGGAATTGCGATTCTGGACATGAGCCACGCAAACGACGTGATTCGTGAATGTGGGGATGTCGTTCCGACGCTGCAAAGCAGGATGGGAACCGGCGGGAACCAAGTGCCGCTTGCGTATGGAGTGGGAAATGGGCAACTGAATGAAGCACAGTGCATGGCAACCGAAAAAGCACAGACGTTAAACACAATGCACGATGCACAGGCAGTTATGCAAAATATGGCGGTGCGCCGTCTGACACCGCTGGAATGTGAAAGGCTTCAAGGGTTCCCGGACGGCTGGACGGACATTGGCGCATGGATAGATGAAAAGGGGAAACTTCACAAGGAATCATCAGACAGCGCGCGGTATCGAGCACTCGGAAACTCTATCGCGCTACCGCCTTGGAAATGGGTTCTGAAACGACTTTGCGCACAGTATGAACGTGATGCAACGTTAGGAAGCTTATTCGACGGCTTGGGCGGATTCCCTTTGATCTGGATGCAGCTCAACGGCTGGAAAAGTGTCAAGTGGGCAAGCGAAATTGAACCGTTCTGCATTGCGGTCACGAAACGGCACTTCGGGGATGAAAAAAATCCCGGTGATGCTTGGAAGTATTTGATTGGAGCGCAGAAAGATGGCTAAGTGCATTCATGCTGGGAACTTAACTGCATATTTGGACATGGCGCTGATTGAAAACAAATCTTCGCCCACAACCGGATATGCGCTGCTGAAACTGCACCAAATCATCAATGAGCATCCTGACTATTTCGGCTACATTACGATTGGGGAGTGCGACGGCTACCGGTGGAATGGCAGACACCAGAAATGTTTGTGCTGCCGACGAAATCCGAGCTTGAAAGACTGCTATGAGGTAAAACCATGAGGACAGACGATATTATTCACGGACTGCAATGCTGCTATGACACGACCGGGGAACTCGATTGCGAATCGATGTGTCCGTTCGTGAATGCGGAAGGGTGCAGAATCAAACTGCATGAAGCTGCCGCAGAACAACTTGAGTTACTTGCATCAGAAGTAAAACGATTGGAATCTCTTGTACAGCCAATAGGCAAAAACCCGTGCGATGGATGTGACCATGGATGGGGGTCAGTGGTAGGATACAAAAACGGGAAAGTGGAGTCAAAGAACTGTATGGAAGAATGCCAGCTGCTGAAAGAGTATCTGGAGAAACAGAAGGAGGGACAGCCATGCTGCCCATGATGGAAGCAGGGTGCTATAACTGCCCGGTAAAAAACTGCACTGCGGCATATCGTGGGAGCGAATGCGCCGCGAACCGTGCAAAGGTAGGAATCGACACCGACCCGCTAACTCATGGCGAATACATCAGGCAGGCAGACGACAATCAGCTTGCGGACATTCTGTACGGAGCTATTTCTGGGATAGTAAAAGAGATGCTTTGCCGTCTCGGAATAACCGATTGGGAATGTCCAGACATCCGAGATGAATACGTTGAGTGGCTGCGAAGACCATGTGACAAGGAGGCCAAATGAAAACACTGAACGGCGGACAAACGCTCACAATTCCATGCAAAATCGGTGACTACTGTCTATTCGACACAGGACTGTGTATCAAAAAAATGAGAGTCAGGGGCTTCTACTTTGGCTATCCTGATGGGCTGCGCATTGACCTCGGCGACATCGAACCGGTCGCGCTTCATCACTCAATCGTCGGCTATGTTGCAGCTGAAGACGATATCATGCAGAGTACAGAAGCCGTAAGAATGAGGAGGAAGTTAGAGTACAGATGAAAACTGAAATCACAAAAATCAAGGGTGACTGGGAAGAAGTCGTTTCGGACTGCCGCGCAACGGTCGGAAAGCCACCGCTCGGGCATGAGCCGAGCACGGAGTTCAAGCGGAAGATTCTGATTGCGGAGCATTCTACAATCAGAGACATTTCCGTCAAATGGATATGGAAGGGAATCAAAAGTTGGATTGCTACGCATTGGAGCCGCCACAAATGGGAGTGTTTCATCAGAACACAGCGCTCAGACCGGACGGGCATTGACCGCGACAAACTGCCGCAGGACGCGCCGGTTGACTTCGTAGGAGAAGCAAATGTACAGGCGCAAATTGACACCATGCGGAAACGTTTGTGTCGTAAAGCCGCTCCGGAGACGCGACAGTACGCCGAGGACTTCAAGGCAGCACTCCACGAGATCGAACCTGAAATCTCGGACGTTCTGTGCCCTGATTGTGTCTACCGAGCGGGCTGCCCAGAAATGACACCGTGTGGAGACGGAAAATGCTTTTTCGATGTCCTGATTGACCAAACAGCCGGTGCGGTTGCGACGACACACATCCAAGACCGCTACGATGCCTACAACAAATTCTTCTATGAACGGAGGAAGGCAGAATGAGCATTTTCGTTGAAACGTGCCCGAAATGCGGCGCAGAACTGCAAAATATCGTGATCGCTACGTTCCCGCCTATCCCGCAGAAGAAGTGTTTCAACTGCGGATGGAGCTGGGAAGGGAAACCTGAGAAGATCGAGTACAGGAAGTTTGAGGAAGCCGCTGAAGAGAAAGACCAATGTCGGTAAATGTGCAGTTTGTCTGCCCGGTGTGCGGGAAGCGTGTGACGCGAATCAGGGAACCCGGACAAAAAAGTTATTTCTGTAGTCAGACTTGCTTCAATTTCGCGCGGCGCAACGGAATGTGGGGCCAGCGGAAAGAAACCAGCTTGCCGGGCGACTTGGCACATGAGAAGGTCACGATAAAAATTACGCAGGATATCCCGATTTTTCAGCAGATGCGGCCGAAAATCGGTGCGCTGTATGCAGCGGAAAAATACGATGGAAAGTACCCCGGATACGTTATCACTGCCAACGGGTACAGGGTAAACATCCGGTGGAACGAATGCGTGGAGGTGAAGAAATGAGCCAAGCAGTGCTCATCAGCATCAGACCAAAGTGGTGCGAGAAGATCATAAGCGGTGAGAAAACGATTGAGGTGCGCAAGACGCGCCCGAAGATGGATATGACGTTTAAGTGCTACATTTACCGTTCGGTTCAGGGCGGCGTCATTGGAGAGTTTGTATGCGACGACATTTTTGAAAAGATCGTCAGAGTAGGAGGAAGCTGTGAACCGCCGAAATATTGCATCTGCGATTGGAACATGGACTGCACACCACTTGATACGCTTCTTGCGGATGCCTGCCTGACAAAAGACGAACTGGAGAAGTATCTGGACGGCGGCGTCGGCTACGGTTGGCATATTTCAGACTTCAAACTCTACGATAAGCCGCTGCCGCTCAACACCTTCAAAAAGTGGTTTCGGGAGTGCGCGTATTCAGATCTCGGTTTTGCCATCCCGGACTGCGAGAAATGCACGGACTTTGGATGCTTTGTGCAGAAGCCGCCACAGTCATGGTGCTTCGTGGAGGAGCTGCAATGAGCGGATTTTGCAATGGAAAAAACGTTGCATGCGCGCATGCGACGAACTACGGAGACTGCCAAATCGCGGCGTGCTGCAAGCACCATGAACCAAAAAACGAATTATGCAATAGTCAGCTCATACGTTGCCCAAACGGGCATATCGTCGGAGTTTGCGGCGTGGACGGGACAGTAGAAATTAAACACAAGGGCCGAACAATAGTTGTAAGCTCACCAAATGCAAACGTGCAAATAACCTGCGAACAATGCGGCAAGATGGTCACAGTCTATCTGGACTGCGGAAGAACTGATGTGGAGGAATGTATATGATAATTAAATCCGGAGATTATGTAGAAAGTCTGCATGGGAATGTCGGTGTAGTAAAAACAGTTGGGAAAACAGTGCCTGTTGACGGCAAGGAACAATTCTCCTTCGATTGGGAAATCACGCGCCCGTCCATCAGAAACGGTGACCGTGGCTTCTTTGCTGGAAGCGAATCCGATTTGTGGCTGCACTACCGTCAAATTGGCATGTATCACAACCCGTTCCAGAAAGAGAGAATGACAAAGCAGAGCCTGACAAAGCAGAGAATCGAACCGATTGAATTCGGAAAGATTGAAAAAGCAAGAGCAACGAAGGTGACGATTTCGACAGACGGGGATGTAAAAACTGAACACGGTGAATTTGATATACTGAAACGCACAAAATTAACGGTCACAGATCTTGCAGTCAAAATCAACGAAATCATCAACTATCTGAATGCGGAGGAATGTTAATGGAGCATATTGTACAGTTTGGCATCAACATCGATGACGAGGCAATCAAGCGTACCATAATGGAGAGCGGCGTTAAGACTATCGAAGCGCAGATCAAACAGGAAATCATCAATAAAGTTTTCACAACATACCAATACAGAAATGCGAATCCTGCCAGAGATCCGTTATCTACATGGACGCAGAATATCGTAGCGGACACGCTTGCAGAGAACCGAGATGCGATTATCAGCCAAGCGGCAGCAATTCTCGCAGACAAGATGGGGCGGAGCGTGAAAGTCCGCGAGGCTATCATCGCAAAGGCGGCGGAATGAGTGTCATACTCAGGAGAATCGACATCAAGATATTCTATCCCGTGACGTATATCCTTAATGAATACCATGTTTCGGGCGATCTTATTGATATCGATGAAATGAAATTCATCATTACCGATGAATCAAATTCCGTAATATATCTTGAAAAGGAAAACGAATGGCGAAACAGGTTTTACCCCGGAAAGTGGATTAGAATTTTCCCACTGGTCGGAATCCTTGAACTCGAATCGGATGAACCGATTGATGTACCGGGATTCAGAAGATTTCCTTGGGGAGAGGAAAAAAGGTGGTTGCTCCGTAATGAGCAAATGGAAAAGAAATTGGCATGGCTGATTCAAGAGGAACGGAGAATAGCAGCATCGGAAGGGGGAAAAAATGGAGGATTTCATGTGTGCGCGTATCTGCGATAATCTGCAACTTGAACTTCATAAGGACGTGTTGCGGTCGATAATCGATCAGGATGAGTTCTACCGAGTGTTGGGAAACTTCTCCGTGGAGATCATGGGCATTGCACCTGATACCGGTGCATTCATCTTAAAATTTCACGACAAAGACAAGCAGCACGCGAAAACGGTCTACGATAGCGAAGTCGAGGAAGTAACACCGACGGATATGCTTAACCTCGATTTTCAGAACAGGTTCCGAAATGTCGGCCCATATGAGGTGGAATCCAGAAATCCGAACTGGACAAGGGAGGGAAACAAACCAGTGGTAACAATCTATGGTTATAGCGATGATACGGTCGAAATCGAAAACAGCAACTACAATGATGGTAGTATTGACTGCTTCGACAAGGATGTACGGTTGTGGTTTAGCGACGGAACAATCATCCGCATCGGTTACTGCAAGCAAAATCTCGGCGTCTGGTACATCGTTAGAGAACACGTCGGAACGGCAGATCAGACACTTTTGGTCTGCGAGGATGAAGACGCAGATCCGTACAGCGATGTATTCTGCATCAACGCGGAAATCGAACGGCATGAGGTGCTGGGAGGGAACTTTGGAGAGATTAACATTACGGAGCAGTGAAACAAGCCACGAAAACGGCGTATGCTGCACACATTTCAAAAGCAAGGACTGCCTCGAAGTCGGTGGGAATTGTGCATATGGCTGCAAGTGGGAAGAAGCAGTATGGGCACGTTTGGCTGAATTTGAGGACAGTGGCCTTGAAACGTGGCAAGCTGACGCTGCTAAGAGCATCGTTGAAATGGCATTCGGCGGGGAAATCAGCTCAATAGAACGTATCCGTGATCTGGTAAGAGCAGATAAAGCCGGCATGAACATTACTCTTCCGTGCAAACCGGGCGACAAACTGTTTGTCCTGACAACAGACAGTTTGGATGGAATCGAGGAAACAAAATGCAAACGCATCATGATCTGCCGCGCTTCCGATGGGTTGTATGCGAAGGTCGTTGCGCCGTGCGTCTATGATGATTGGGGTGACGCGCATTGGGAGTTCACAGAGGAAGATTTCGGAACAAAAGTGTTCTTAAATCAGGAAGACGCCGAAAAGGCCAGGAGGAAAAATGAACTGTGGAGTAAAGGAATGTCCTTTTGTTCGGAGCGGTGAGTGCGAAGTACCGCCGTGCGGAACGTGCTTCCTTCCGTGCAAAGCGAGGGAAGAACATGACTGATCTCAAGTGCTGCCCATTCTGCGGCGGGCGCGGGCGGGTGAGTTTCAAGGATGCTCGCTTCGCAGGTCAGAATTACAGAGGCGACAAGAAAATTGTGTACCGCGTACAAATCATTTGCAACCGGTGCGCCAGCCGGGGCAAGCCTATCAGAACGGAGCCGTTGATTAACCCTTGGCCGTATAACAGTGCATGGGGGCCATCATATGTAGAGAAATCCCCTGTATGCCAAAGGCAGACGGAGCTTTTTGCGCCCTACGTCGAACAGGCTATTCGTGCATGGAATGAGAGGTATGTAGATGGAGCAACCGAGTAACTGCCCATTTTGCCACAAGTGCTCTGTGGATTGGCCGGTGTATCTTGATGAGATACACCAGTTTAATGCAGACATATACCCAGAAGTGATGTATCAATGCCGCTGTACATACTGCGGGGCAAGTGGACCGATAAAAGGTACGAAGCGTGCAGCTATCAAAGCTTGGAATAGGAGGAACGAAAATGGTTGAAAATCGAGTGTGTTTTACCGTCCGAGGAGAGTTCGGAGCGCAGATGAGCTTCGAGGCAAAAAACACAATCCCGTATGAAGATCTGTGCAAGTGTATCAACAAGGATACGTTGGTTGAGCTGATGTGCCTCGACAGTCTTGGCTATACCGGTGACGATATTCAGTTCATCACGCCGGAAGAATATGACGAGCGCTTTGGAGATGACGAAGATGAGTGAAATTATCATCCCATGCCTGCGGTGCAGTGCCGACGCCAAACTGCGCAGATGCGGTGATGGCTATCGCGTCGTCTGTCCCGAATGCGGCCTGAAGGGCGCACGGAAATGTGAAACCGCACATGTAGGACGTGGTAAAGCAAAGCAGCTGGCTATCCAGAAGTGGAACCAAATGCAATGTAACATTGTTGATGCTGCAATCGAAGCACGTTGTTGGGGGATTCTGCAACCGCCATATGGAGAAAACTTGTGCGTTTTCATCTACAGGGGGCTTACCTCAACCATCAGGTATGACGTTGACGACAATCTGTATATTGGCGAGATTGTGGGAATTAAAGACGCGGTGGGATTCCACGGTAGGACACTAAATGAATGCTTACATTCGTCCGAAAAGGCCGTGGACAAATATCTGAAGATGATACTGGAGGAAAGATAATGGTAGATTGCTGTGCGACCTGCGCATTCCACGAATGCCAAAAAGGGTATCTTTACCCGCACCGGTGCAAAAAGCACAAAGGCGAACGCTTTTCAGAGGTCGAATGGAATCGTATCGTGTACAGCCTGTACAAATGCGGCGAGTTCAAAAGCATTAACGCTGTCAGTGATGTAGCGGACAGAGAACGTGAACATGAACGATGCCACTAAAATTGTCAGGGAGGACGCAATGATGGATCTGGAATCAGTTTTCAATGAAATCAAGGCAATGTCGCAGGAACAATTCGACGATCTCATGGACAAAGTGCGTGCAATGTCCGAACCACCATATGATGAGACTGTCAATGAAGAACCTGTAGTTGCGCCGATGAATCAGGCTGATATCAGCGAGCATAGCCGGTACAGGGAGCTGAAAGTGAACCCATGCGCAAACGGCGTCCATTTTTCTGCTGTCATGGATGACGAAGACGGTAGCATTGTCGTTTTCGGAGAAGGTGGATGGGCGATGGGGTACATCGACTACCCGATGGGCACGGCCAACTGAATCGTTACGGACGAGTGCAAGCCGGGTGTGCAGCGATATTGGAAGACGTGCTCGAAATGTGGACAGAAAAAATGGTTCTTCAACTATATCGACGCACGGAAGCTGAAACAGAGGTATCCGCTCTGCGAGTGCGGGGCGCGAAGATCATTGGTGTGGAAGAAAGGATTGAATTTGAATGACACTTGTGCGTGAAAGGAGACAACCATGATAATTTATACCGGAGAACGCGGTAGCGGAAAAACCACTATGCTCATCGAGATGTCTGAAAAAACGGGTGCGACCATCGTTGTGGCTACATACCCGATGGTCAAGTATATCCAGAAGACTGCGGGTCAAATGGGTAAGAAGATTCCCGTTCCTATCACGGTGACGAACTACATTCACCTTCTTGCAAACGGTGGTCTCAGTAAAAGTCAGAAGTATCTCGTGGACGAACTTCAGATGATACTCCATGGCATGAACATCGAAGTTGCTACATGTGACAATGATTGTTTGAGAGCGCTGGGAAATCTGTCGAGTGCGAAATCTCAGCCAGATCGATACATCAACGCTACACAACTGATTGCCACACTGGAAGGTGCAATCGAGAGGGCGGAACGCGAAGAACCAGCAGGGATCGAGAAGCTTTGGGCTGTAACGTCGATGAAATATGCGAAACGGCTGCTCGAAGAAGCGTCCAAAACGGAGGGTGAACGTGGATAAATACGTTAATGCAACGCACATCATTGAGGGAATCAACAAAGCACTTGACTCCCTACGGCGAGAAGATGGCAAGCTACCGGACACGGAAGATGTCGATGAATTGCTTCGATTCAGGAGCAAACTGGAAGCCGCGCCGGAAGCCCCAATTAGGGATTATCGTCCAGAGAACGCACCGTTTGTGACGTTCAACGGCAATCCCGTTGGACTTCTGAAAAGCATACGACCCGATATTACTGAAATTGTAATTTCAACCAGCTACTGCGGATGCGAGTTTGTAAACGGTGAACTTGCATCGGTGGAAATTCTGAAAGAACCGTTGGATAGATGGGAGGAAAGATATGGAAAAGCTATCGACGATTCAAAAGCACAATAACCCGCACGCCATCCTTCGGAGTGATGACGAAGGACCCGGAGGCGGCTATCACGATTACACTGTGATGGATGTGGACAGAAAAAGTGTGATTGCACAGATAAAATTTCAGAAAGGAGCACGAAATGACCCGAATGCGCGTCATGGTATTTTGGACGCTGACCTTTTGGAAATCGTGCGTGATAGGCTGACGGCCTTCAACAAGGGCGAATTTGCCACGCGGGAGAACGCCTGCGCAATCACGCATATTGAAGAAGCCCTCATGTGGATGGCGAAACGCGCCGATGACCGGGCAGAGCGCGGCGTACTGGGGACGTATAACAAATGAGAGAAGATGAAGCTAAGACCATTTTCGTATGCAACACAATCACCGGCGGTGTTTATGAGGTGAAAAAGGGCTTTGGCATAGACGAGACGTGCATCAGAAAGATCCAGAAACGTGCGAAGGCACGAGGAGATGAATATACGGCTTTTGTACTTCCAGGTGATGTAAAGCATGATGATATCGAGAAATTAGCCAATGCCATTTCGGATTGGAGACGATTTCAAGATGCCAGACTCCCAGAATGCGTGTATGGAACACCAGAAGCGATTGAAATACTGACGGACGGGATGGAGAAACCGTATGGCGAAGCATAACCAAAAATGGCTCGATGCCAGATGGAAGCAAAAGAAACGCCAGAGGGACGCTGAAAGCAAGCGACGGGAATGGGAACTGTCAGAATTTGCACGGCAGGCGGACGAAGCGCTTGAGCATATGCGGCAATTCTCCGATTGGGCGGAGCCGATGATAGAAAGACTTGATTTTTTGAAGGAAATCGGGCCGGGAGTCAACTTCGCGGAGATACTGGAAGGAACCAAGTACAGATTCGTTTCGCAGAAGTACAACGGCGATGGGATATATGATGTCACGTTCGAGGTAGACGTGCTGAGCAATGACAGCAAACACGAAAAGATCGGCGTGCTGACGGCAACTGCTTTGCGCGTGTCGTATATCGCGGGGAGGTTAGAAATTCATGGACGATGACGAGAAATTTGAAGACTTCTACGCAAACGCAGAACGGCGCATCCGAGATCTTGAAAAGAAACGCGATGCACTGAACGAAAATCCGCAGGAGATTTACGCGAAAATCGGCGAACTGATTGGGACACTCAACTTAGATGGCGAAGATTATCCGATAAAGGGGCTATCGGATAAAACCGCGCAGCTTCTTCACAGAACGGTTTGCCCAAACTGCGGTGCGCCGCACTCACCATGGGAATCTAAGTGCGAATACTGTGGTGGGTACTTTGTTCTGGAAGCTCCCGTGTCGGAGACTCAACTAAAAGTTGAACCTTACGCGGTTAAGCAATGGGACGGTGAAAAATTTGTTAGCAAAGTTGTGAACCCAATGGAAAGAGTTAAAACAAAAAAGCTCCCAACAAAAAACATCATTGGATAGGAAGGCGGAAACACAATGAAAAACACAGTAGCCCATTCGGTAAACCAACTTGTCGATTGCAAGTTTGAGTGTAGCACCCCCATTACTTCATCCAGAATGGATGCAGGGGAAGCGGGGACACAACATCATGTCGTGGAGTTCATACACATCGATTATGCCTTGGATAACAACACAGAACCTGTCAATCCGGGGGAGATAGGAACGCTTGACGATGAAACAGTAAAGGCCATTTTGGCCGCGTTTGAAACAGCCTAAAACAAACTTTTGCAACTTCTCTTGCATTTTTGCTGATTATATGGTATAATTAAGCAAAATAAACAGAGGTGCTTACGCGCTGTTCCGGTGCTTTTCCTATGGGAAAGGTATCGGGACAGCGCTTTTTGATATATTTGGAGGAAAAATGAGCGAAAACGTCAGTGAACTGGAACAGCAAGAATATTATGCGCAGCTTGCAAAAAAAACCTCAGAAAGTCTTGCATATTTCTACTGCTGCGTCAAGTATGATGTTCCGTTTGCGCGCGACTGCGTGCCGCGCGATGAAGGGCGCGACAAGTGGCTTTCGTACCTCGATAACCTCCATATCAAGAAACTGGATGCCAGCAAGAGCGGCGAGCGTTACGGCTTCCTCGATGGCTTGACCGACATCACGAAGATATTCGGCGAGGGCCTGAAAGACGGAGAGTTCACGAAGGCCGTCTATGCAGAAAAAAATGCGCAGTCGGCCAAAGCTGGCACGGTGAGGCAGCGGAAGGATTGGGGAACCGGAAACGACGAGCATCCATACACCAATGAAGACTATGCAGAATTCGACAGAATATACACTGTCCTTGCGTCTGACTTGGGAGGCGAAGATGCTTTGAGTGCGAAACAGCAGCTTATCCTTCGCAACGTATCCAAATGGACAAAGCAAATGAACGATGCTTCTGACGCTGGAAAATTCGATGCAGCAAGAAAGCTGTCGGCCATCATTCAGGAAAACTTGGCGAGTGATAACCTCAGAAAGCGCGATGCCAAACCGGTAGAGGAAATCCGAATCGACGGAATCACAGAACGGCTCGAAAAGGCGGGCTTGATGAAGAACGGTAAGCCGGTAGACCCCGATACCGCATTTGAGCTACTTTTCCACAGAAGGCCAAAGTATTCCTACACGAAAGACGCGGCCGAACAAATGCTTCTCGCAATTATCAATACGTCGCGTATGAATGATTCGCTTCCAGAGTTTTCGACGCTACCAGACAGCGCAAGGATCAAAGATGATCTCCATGAGTTTGCGGAAGAACCAAACGAGATGGAGAAAACCGCATATGAAGGGTTTGGCTATGTGAAAATGCCGCCCGCAAAGGGGTGATGGTAGGTTATGGCGAGACGTTACGGTAAGGCGTGGGCGCCTGGCCTACAATCATAAGGTGTTGGATGGATAAGTAAACGCGAGGTCGAACAGCGCGATTACAGTAACTTTGAAAATGATTTTTGGTGTCTTCTGATTTGGGTCGGAAGATTCTTTCCAGATATACTTGCAGATGTGCTTCGCGCCGACGATGCAGACTACAAGACGCTCGAAATTGTGCAGCGCGTCATGATGCGTGCAAATGCTCGATATCAGGATGTAGCAATCACGGGAACTCGTGGGCTGAGCAAGACCTACTCGGAAATGCTCGGCGAGGAAATCAACGGTATTGTTTGGCCCGGAACGCGAGTCCTCTATACGGGACCGGCACTCAAGCAATTATCTGACATCGGAAGCAAAACGCACGCAGACTTGGCAAAAAGCTATCCGTGCATTACAAAACACTGGCGCATTGCGGCAGAAAGCAAGGACGATTTCAAAATTACCACAGATTATGGATCGTCTTTCTACATAGGAGCAAAACGTGGTGACAACCTTCACGCTGTTATCGCGGAAGAATTTGCGCAGGAAGAACAACCTGCGTTTGACTTCAACGAATATACGACAGTTGCACTTCCAGCCGTCCGATTGGCTCACAACGTAAACGGTGAGAAAGACGAAAACTTCGTCGCATATAAAAACCACTCGATTACCAGCGCAGGAAGAAAACAGAATCACGCATTCTTGGTTCGCTGTGAAGTTCGTAAAGGAATGCGGAACGGGGACAGCAGTTTCCAAATGGATGTCCCATATCAATGCGTAATCCTTCAACAAATGCGACCATACTCATGGGCACAGAAACTCAAATCTAAGCTGACCCCGGAGCGATGGATGCGTGAGATGGAAAGTCGATACACCGGCGCGGATGAATATCCTATTATCTCGGATGAAAGTCTTTCTGAAAGCTGCTGCTTGCAAAGCATGGAACGTCAGCATTGCTGCAAATACCCCGGAAACAAGACAGACCCAAAAGACGTGATATACATCGTCTGCTACGACGTTTCCTATGAAGACGCAAAAAAGAACGCAAAATGCGCTGTTGGCGTTTGGAAGCTTACGAAGCAAGATGATTTCCTGAAACGGGACAGATACCTGAAGCAGCTGGTGTGGCTGGACGATTGGCCCCCACCGGATAACGCTATGAAACAGGCACGAAAACTGAAAGACGTCTGGTATCGGTTTTGCTTTGATGGCGGCAACACCACCTATATTGCAATCGACGGATGGCAGTACGGCAAGGCGGTCATTGAAGACCTTATGAAAGACCTCGGTGATGGGTTGCCACCGCTGTGTATCTTAGACCATACCGAATATGTGGCTTTGGAACAGGATGGAGCGTTGCCAATCATCTACCCGATCAAAGCCGGTGGCAGCGGCGTTACAGACCCAGATGTTGAAATGATCCGGTACGCGCAGACGCAGTTCGATAACCACAACGTACAGCTTCTTACGATGAATACTCGTGAGGGCGTGGAGGCGTACAAGCGGCTTCATAAGATCAAGGACGATGATCTGGATTATCAGATTGCACGTCCATACCAAAAGACCAGAGAACTGTCTGGACAGATTCAAAACCTGAAGGCTGTCCCGTCGGGCGCTGGATTCAGCGAGAAGCGCATTTCCCGCGCAATACAAAGAGACAGCTGGTCTGCTATAAAGTACGGCTTGCGCCTTGCTCAAAAGCTGGAAAAAGAACTCGTCTTGAGCGAGGTCCGTAAAAAGAGCGACTGGGACGCGCTTCTTTCCAAGTATAAGGCAAAGGGGAACGTAAAAAACGTTACCGGAGGAAGCACAGGCGCAAGGCTTGTGACGCAAAGACGCGGAGGAAGGATTTTTTAATGGCGGAAAATCAGGAAAAAATATATCGGCTTTATGCGCTGACCATAACGCAGGAATCTGTTGAAATCGCCATGATGGAACGGTTCAGCCGGATTGCACCGGGCTATATCCTGATTTATACGGCAGACAAGCAGCCGAAAGGCAGCATCGAGATAAACGGCGAGGACGTAAAGCGGCTGACAAAAGCCGACAGCGATTGGATTATGATCTGCGCTGCAACGCTGCTTCGGGAGCGTATGGAGCAAAACCAGACGCAATCAATGGAAAATCTGAGCCGAATGGTCGACCAACTTTCGGCAGCCCTCGCGGCGGAGCGCGAGAAGATCAAGACCGGCGGGGAGGAAATAACAGATGGCGATAGAGACGAGCGAACTCAATAAGCTACAGTATTCTTCTTTTCCGAAGATTTTTGAACGGTTCCGTAAGATGGCGGCTGAAAATCAGGGTATCCCGATGTCCAGTATTACCTCCGCGTTTGCCGGAATCAATTCTGGCCGCTATGGTCTTGCGAACCCGTACATTCAGAACCGGCGTGTAAAGCAGATTTCATCGTTGCCGGCTGATTTTACAAAAGATCAGGTCGCAGAAATGCTCACAAAGCCGTATGACAGCGAACAGCCGCTTCGGCAAGTGGCGCATATTCTGGAGTATACGGCGTATCCGCTTTTCCACATTCGCAAAGTCTACCAAGAAATGCTGACGTATCACAACTATGTGATGCCGAAGCTGACGGACTCGGCCGACACCAAAAAGGACGAGTTCATGCGCGAATGGAAGCTGCTCGAAAAGCTGCGCGAGGAATTCAAACCGAAGGAAACTGCGCATCAGATCGTAGGCCAAGTTGGCATAGAAGGGAAGGTCTTCTATTATCCTCGCTACAGCGTAGACAAGAGCCATAACAAGGTGAACTACGCATTCATGCAGCAGCTTCCCAGTGACTGGACGAAAATCACCGGATACAACAATATTTCCAAGTACACCGTGGCATTTAACATGATGTACTTCCTCCAGCCGGGCTGCGTACCGGAGCAATACGGTGATCTGTTTACGCCGTACCTTTACGATTTCAGCAGTGTCGTGCAAAAGCCCAAGGGAACTGGCACTTCGCTGATCTTCGCGCAAAAAACGCGCGTTGATATGCAGCAATTCCAGCGCATCCAAGCGCGCGGCGATATGGCCGGAACCCCAGATGTCTATTATCAAAATGGGCGCTGGTACTATTGGGTTTACCTACCAGCAGATGCAGTATTTACGTTTGAAGCTGACGATGTAAGCCGGACTGCAATTTCTCCGTTCGCAGGCCTATTCCTCAACATGATTCAACTTGCTCAGATGGAGCAAATTCAGTTGGAGTTGATTCAGAACCCGTTAGTCAGCCTTTTGCATGGTGAAATCCCGTACAGAGACGACAAAGACGCGACCGCAGAAGACAAGTACAAACTTAGTAATGCCGGTCGACTTCTGTTTGAAGCGATTTGGTATGATATGCTGCAGACGAACAATACAAGCGGAATCGGACTGTATGCGGCTCCGTTTGCAAATATGAAACTGGAAAGCCTGTCGGAAGCTCCGTCAGCCATGGACATCGTTAAGCAAGGATACAGCGACACTATGAGTCAGGCCGGCATGGGCGCAATCATTCCACTTGGAGATGATCCAAAGGCTGGAACCGCGCAGATTTCTCTTCAGATTGAAAGCAAATTTATGCAGACAGTCTACCGCGACTATGAGCGGATGATGAATGCTATCATCAAAAAACTCGGTCCTCGGTATGATTGGAAATTCGTCATGTTCGGGGATATCTCCGAAGACGAAAAGATGCTCGAACGGTGCATGAATGGCATGGAGCACGGCATTCTGCCGGATACCATCGTATATAATGCACTGCTTGACCGATCCGTTCTGGACGATATGTGCCTGTCTGATGTTGTTTACAACAGCGGAATTCTGGACAAGCGTATCCCACTTGTGGCCTCGTATAACATGGGGAGTAATTCAAAAAGCAAAGCCACTACAGAAGCGAAAAGCCCCGGTCGTCCAAAAGGTGACGGAAACGCCACAACAGACGGAAGCGAAACCATGATTGACCAGTATGGAGGTACAAATGACTGAATTTGTGAAGAAAGAAGACCTCCACATTATCAACAGGGCGCTTAATAATGGCAGTGATGTGAAGATTCAGCTCACAAAAGACGGATACCGTATCACGGAAGATACCATGAAAGTCCTGAAACGAGTGGCAATTCGTCAGGAAAAAATGGAAAAATAAAAAATTGTCCCTGCGCCGAAAGAGCGGTGTAGAAGAGCCGAAGAGGGCTACCGACACATTAGATTGTGCCGGTAGCCCTCTTTTATTTTGCAAGGAAGGAGAAAACGAAATGGCTCGACTGAAAGAACGGTTTGACTTCGAGAACGGTGCGCTTGCCGCTGTGCGAGATGCTGCGAAGGAAGTAACCGGCGCGTATCAATATGCTGCGCGTGGACTGGATACGCTGAAAGAATGGGTTCTGATTGACTTTGGAATGCCGAATACGGCCAATGCCATCCACAAATTGGCTCATCTTCAGCCTCAGCGATTCGATGTAGTCGGAGATCTGCTGCATCAGCGGCATATCCTGCAAATCTATCCAGCAACTGCGGAGTACGAAGGACGGCCTGACAATCTGGATGGTGTGTTTGAGTCCATCATTGACATGCTCCAGAAAGTCGAAGATGCGCTTCGCGAATGTGTCGAGATCTGCGATAAAAACGGTCTTTATCCGCTTGGACGCGGATTTGAAAACCTTCAAATGGAAAACAGCGCAAGCTACGAGAAATTCCTGTATGCGTGGCAGATGTACTCCGAACACGAGATGAGCGCGACCAGTTTTGACGGCTGGATTGAAGAACTCTTCGAGGAAGAGGGTGACTGACAATGCCGCTGACGAAAATCAAAAGACCAGTTGCAACCGGTCAACTCAAGGTGCTTCAAAAGCTGAATCCGTATGAGTTTGGCGTTGAACTGTGGTTGATGCGTGAAGGGGTCAACCAGAACCGGTGGAATTATCAGAACCTGGAGAAATACTACAAGACGTTCGTGGGACGGCCAATCCTGATTGCCTACGTCATGGGGAAAATCGGCGACGGTCACAACAGCCAACGCAAAACTGACCCAAGAACAGGTGAACAGTATAACTCCTATACGGATGGGACGGCGGAACGCATTGTTGGAACGCTGTCAGATGATGAACGTGATTTCTCCCTCCAAAAGAGGGATGGTCAGACTTGGATTGTGGCGCGTGGAAAACTCTTCGCTTTCTATGCAAAGGAAACCGTAGATGAAATCGTGCGAACAGGGCGCATGGATGTGTCTGTGGAAACCTTGATAGACGAAAACCACATGGACGGAGATGTCGAAGTTGAGGATGTCTGGTCTGGGGTTGGCGTCACAATCTTAGGAGCGGGCGTTGCTCCGGCTATTCCGGGGGCCAACATCGCTCGACTTGCCGCATTGGATGAAGAATTTAAAACATTGAAACTCAAAGCGGCATCTTTGCAGAAGGCCCCGGATAAGAACAATGCCCCGGATAACGGGAGTCTATCACACAAAGGAGTGAAAGATTTGAAAACTTATAACAAAAGACAGCTTGCTGAACTGGCGGCGCGTTTTACGGATTATAAGGTTCTGGCGGCGGGCGAGAAGGACGGAAAAGTCTATGTTTGCCTGATGGCGAAGAATGGCGCGTACAAATACTACGTCATTGAGAACTCCGCAGAAACCATTGTACCTGAACGTTTCCAGAGCATGTCTGTCAATGCGTCCATGCAGGTGGGCGAAGACTGCATCACCATGGAGGCACAGGACTTCGTGGATATGGTCGTCGTGGAAAACACAGACCGTCTGAATGCAGCAGAAAGCAAGGTTAATTCTCTGAACAAGGAACTTGAAACTGCAAATGCGCAGCTCGAAGCCATGCGTGAGTTTGAAAACAAGCGTCGGCTGAATGCTGCCAAGGACAAGGCAAAGGCAACTCTCGCAAAGTTCAATGCGAACCGCGAGCAGAAGGTTGCTGAAAGTTCCATCGACAACATTCTGACCGATATCGAAGCTGGCCTCTACACGAACAGCTGCGACAAGGACAAGAACTGGACTGGTGAGGCAGAGGTTGCAAAGGCCGTCTACGCGGTTTGCGGTGCAGCTGTCGAGAAGATGGATGCGGAAGCAGCTCAGAGAAACAGAACAGTTTACGCATGGGACAAGTTCAAGAACAACAGCGGCGAAGACGATGGATCTGTCAATGGTCTGCTTGCCAAATGGGGCGTCGAAGCTGCATCGAAGTAAGAGAGGAGTGAACAGAAATGTTTAATGCAAAAACTGCATTTGAGGCCCGCGTGACGAACAACTCCCGCAATGACCTCATCAATGTTACCGGCAGATATCAGGCGTCCAGCGCGGATGCAGACTGTGATGCCGGCCGTCTGGTCATCAGAAACGGCCAGCTTCCGTGCGCCGGTTTTACCGGAGTGAAGAATGAGAATGCGTGGTACATGAACGACGCTACTTCCACCACGACAGCTAGTGATGTGGTATACGCCGCAAATACCTACGAAATCCAGCTTCTTCAGGGTAAGCATGGCAACATGTATGCCGTTGGCACGGAAACACTCGGCCTTGGCATTCCAGCCGGCCGCGATGGTACGTTTACCAAGATCGTCTTCGACGGCGACCATGCGTACCGCTTCGGCATTGGCAACGTCAATGCCGCACTGAGCACCAATCAATTCTTCACCATTGATGCAGGCCAGTTGAAGCCCGCAGCTTCCGCCCCGACCGGCAATGGTGCGCTGTACTTCAAACTGCTTGGAACTGGCAACTTCACCGAAGGAACCACTTCCAGCTTCGAGTACGTTGACGTGCAGGCCTTCACGGTCTACGCATAAGGAAGGAGTGAATATCAATGCCGAGAATCAATCTTAACAGCGTTTCTGCTGATGTTTTCCGCGTGAATGCTTCCGCTGGAGAAGCCCAGCGTGCGGATATCGTCTCCAAGGGCCGTGTCCTCTTCTATGAGCACGCTCTTACGGGCAAGGAAGCGATGCTGGCCGTCAACGGTCTTCAGTCCACTGGCATTTCCCATATGCTGTCCGCGAACGGCTACAAGGAACTGAACGAAAAGTTCCAGCGTGAGCAGCTTCTGTATGCGGCAAAGATTTGCTGCGCACAGACCGGCGAAACTGCTCCTGCGGACTTTGAGTCATTCAAGAGAAACGGTCAGCGTTTCTATGGCAACCCTGCTTTCTACCGTGTCCTTCAGGGCATTTGGCAGGAAGTTGTTTATCCGATTCTTCCCAATGTCTTCTCCGAAGCCGTCGATTTCTTTGCAGAAACCATTCAGGTCGGCTTTGGCGAGACTCATACAATCTCCATCGGATCTAACGACATTCCCATCTTCCAGGATTCTTCTTGGGGTGCATCCAGAAGCGTTCCTCGCAACCGCTTCTACAGCAAGGATTACACGCTGAATCCGCAGCCGAAGACCGCTCAGATCACTGCAAAGTGGCATCAGCTTGTCGGTAACAACACCGACTTCGGTGCGTTCTTTGCGAACCTCGTTGCTGGCATGTATGCGAAGGTTATGGGCATGTGGAATCAGTCTATGACTCTGGCTGCGGCTGACACTACGCTCATCCCCACGAACCTGAACCAGACGTTCACCAACCAGAACTGGATTTCTCTGGCGAACAAGCTGTCTACCATCAACAACGTCGGTCTGCGCACCATCATCGCTACCGGTTCTCCGGTCGCTCTGAGCAAGGTTCTGCCGACGCAGGCTACCGGCTCCACCAACGTCAACATGGACGCCGCTCTTGCAATGCTCCTCGGCACTCAGTACAACAGCACTGGTATGCTGGGTGAGTTCCTTGGCGTTCGCCTGATGCCGCTCCGTGACGCTGCGAGCCCGTTGAAGCTGAACACCGAACCGACTACCATCCTGTCTGCAAACGACATTTGGATGCTGTCTGCTGTCGGCCGTAAGCCTCTGACCATTGCTTACAACGCCGAAACGCCCATTACCATCGAAATCGACCCGACTCGCACGGCCGACTTCGAGATGGGCATCAACCTCACGACCGCTCTTGATTCGGTTGCAACGTTCTCCAGCAAGGTGGGCCATGTAACGGTCTAATCTCTTCTTCGCGGGGCGGGTTTTACCTCCAGCCCGTCCCGCACCATATGGCTCTGCATGGTGCTGAAAGATACAGTTCGAGTCCGGACGGAGCCAACATTCGTGGAGGAAAATAGCCATTAAATCTGGAAGGAGTGTACGACATGGCTGAAAACAAGAACACTGGAAAGAAACCCGGAAGACCGAAGAAAACGCCTGTGGCGGAGGAAGTCAAGGAAGAAGATGTTTTCTTTGATGTTCCGGAAGAAGATCAGACCTCGAATACTGCTGAAAAGGCAGAAACGGGAAAAGAAAATATCCTGTCTGTCAATGCAGATGATGTGACCGGAATCCGATACGACGGAAGCGAAGTTCCGCTGACGGAAGTTGCGCCTGAATTGGCGGGTGAAACCGTTGAAGTTCACACGGAAACAAGCAATCAGGCAGAACCGACGTTTACAATGGCAGACGTGCAGAAGATGGTAGCCGATGCGGTTGCCAAGGCGGTTGCAAATGTACAGCCGCAGACGCCTGTGACTCCGCAGATTATTCAGGTAGCAAATGACTCTGAAATGGTGCATTTCCTCTGGGAAGCTCCTGTTGCAGACGATAACGTCGTGTTCTTCGGAGAAGGCGGCATCTTCGGTCAGATCGTAGGCAAGAGTGGGAGTTTCTATGTGCCGCACCGTGATCTCTCCCGCGTTCTGACGGACGTGAACCGTGTCTTTATGGCGCGCAGATGGCTGATCGTTGTGTCCGGACTGAGTGACGATGAGCGCGAGGCACTTGGCGTCAACTATAAGGATGGCGAAATCCTTGACAAGAGAGTGTTCGCAAGAATGGCGGAATACAGCGATGAAATGCTGTCGCTTTACCCGAAACTTTGCGAAGGACACAAGAAAATGGTCGCGCAGACCTACGCGGAAGAATATGCGCTTGGCAATCCAAACATCACGCGAGAAATCGTCGTGAAGCTGAACGAAATGAGCAAGACCCCGAAAAACCAAAGGGGTGACTTCATCTCCATTATCGAAGAAATGAACGCGCGGGACGCGCAGTAAACATTGCGCCGCATACGGGCGCAGGAAAGAGGTATTAACATGAGTAGTCCTGTCTATAGCGAGTTTTCCTTTGTGCCTGCGTCCGCATACGCGGCAAACAAAAACATTCTTCCGAAGGTTCGGGCTGCGGTTGAAACCAACTTCAGTGACCAACCGTGGAACGGTTCGGAGGCAGAAATCCTTGGTGTCGAAATGACGGCTGCAGCATCTTTTACGGTAAAACTGAACCGCGAAACGCAGCTGGCAGCAAAGCCGGAAGGCGATGTATTCACCGTCCGGTATTATGGCCCGATTGAATATATCGTATTCAGTGCAGCTACAACACTTACCTATATGCACGTCAGATGGGCGTCGCAGAACAGGGTGCATGGAGTTGTTACGCTTACCGCTGTCACTGGCGCAAAAGTATCCCGTGGCGGCTATACAGTTCCAGAAGTCGATGCTGGAAAGTATGAGCTGCAAGTCGGCGGCTATATCGTTACGGCAAACGGAGTAAACAGTGGATTCTTCTATAATCTCGAAAATGCAGTTACGGTCAAGACCAGCATTGAGAGCGCAACTGTTGTGGTGAGCGCGGCGCTTACCTATACGGGAAGCGAACAAACCAAAACGGTTACAAGCGTGACGCTCGGCGGAACAGAGCTTACGGCTGACACGGACTACATTGTATCAGACAACAAAGGTACGAACGCCGGAGCATATTCCCTCCGAATTGACGGAATCGGAAACTATAAGGGAACCATCATTGTTCCGTGGACGATTGCAAAGGCCAGTGCTGGATTGAGCGTCAGTCCGGAAGCAATCGAAATGTCCGCTGGTGCAACCGAAACATTCACGATTACGACTGCATCAAATAGTCAGCTTACCATCGAAAACAGCAACCCTTCTGCGGTAGCAATCAGCCCAGTTGTGAACAACACCACCGTCACCATAGAGGGACTGAATGCAGGAAATGCGGTTCTGTCTATCGTGCAGGAAGAAAACGACAACTATCTGGCAGGACAGACACAATGCACTGTTACTGTCAATGCTTAATATAGGAAAGGCGGCGGTCGAACCATGGACAGCAAGGAAAGAATTGAGGCTCTATGCGGCATCATCGAATCTCTTCTGCTTCTGATTGAGGATGAGACTGCCGCCGATTGTATCCGGGAGGAATACCAAAACACCATGAACGATTCTTCCTACGAAAAGGAGGAATGGGACTAATGGGAACCTCTTGGAGCGATATCATTACAAATCACGCCATGGTTATCATCGGCGATGACCGAATGACAGATGACCTGAGAACAGACGCAGCACTGTTTTTCCGACGCATGAGTGCATGGGTGAAAATGGCAATCCCTATGCTAAAAAGCCCGCCTGAACTGCTTGTGTTCCTGACAGAAGGACTTGAAGAACCGCAATATTCCGATTTCGATTGGACAAGCGAACAGACCAGTACAACGCAGGAAACAACGATTCAGACAGGAAAAGTTGGATATGAACTTTGCAGCTGCGTAAGTGTGCAGTACGCACGAAATGGAGACGCCTCGTTTGTCCCATACACGGATTTTACCTACGACTCCGAAACGGGAAATGTAACATTTCCACAGCAGGACAACGCAGGTATCGAATATCGTTTGGATTTCTATACAGACGGCCATTTTTGTCACGAACTTACACTCAAGCAGAAACGCCTATTGGGATTAGCCGTCGCGGTGACGTGGGATAACCGATTTAACCGTGAATGGCTGAACATCCAACCAAAAATAAAGGATAAGAGTTTTAATACACCGAACGAAAACACCACCATGAAGGAATCAACGGCTCGGTACAAGGAAAACTTACAATTATTCTATGGTGAACTGCGTGGGTATGAGCAAGAATGCGCGTATATGCGTCAGGTAAACCCGATACGTCGTGTGTTTACGTTACTTTAGAAAAAAATAGAAGGGAGGCTGGACATTATGCCGATCTCGGACAATATCAAGAACGGATTGATTGCTTCCGGCCACCTGAAAACAGCAGTCAGGAACACCCCATCGCAATATAGAGGCCGACAGAAGCAGTATTTCGGAGACCCAAGCGCAGAGTTTGTGCATCAGTATGCGAAGTATGCTTCTGACTTTATCGAGGCGCGTGTGCAGGGATTGAACCCAGATTCGCCTGATGAGTGGGAAACTACATCCATTCGTATGGCGGACATAGCACCGAAAACGGCATCGACACTCCGTAAGCAGGATGATTACAAGGACATTATGTTTGCCGATGAAAGCATTGAGTATGTGCCGGAAGGGGCAAAAATCGATGCAATGGGAAGCATTTGGCTTGTCACAAACCCGCAGAACATTTCCAATGCAACCGGAATCGGAGTTGCACAACGCTGTCGGTCAACGTGGAATCATCTGGACTGGTACGGAAATCTCCTGAAAGAACCGATATGTGTCGAAAAGGCAATCCTGACAGCAAACGAAAGCGATATGCAAGAATATGCCCTTATTACAAAGGGCTATGTTAATATCATATGCCAGCGAAACGAAGAAACAAAAAAGCTTAACACAAACAGCCGAATCATTCTTGGGTCAGCTGCATACCACATCACCGGCTTCGGTGATTACGCGCAGGAATTTACCGGAGATTATGATTCAGTCCGGCTGCTTGAATTCACGGCTAGATATGAACCGCCGAATGAAGAAATTGACGACATGGAAAACCATGTGGCAGGCGGAAAGACGTTTTCATGGGAAATTCGGGTGAACGGACAGCCAAAGATAAAAGCCGGCCAGAAAGGCTTGCTGACCGCTACAAGTATCCGCTGCGGAGAATACGCAGCGAGCACAGAAGCACACCCGGTGAATTACATTTGGACGTCACTGAATGATGAGGTGGCAATCGTGAGACCGGATGGACTCGTTACGGCCGTCTCCGGAGGAAAATGCGTGCTCCGATGCTCGCTGGCACAGAATCAAGACATTTTTATGGACTATGAACTGTTAGTAGAACCGGTTTCCGAAGAACCGGAGATTGCATTCCTGGGAACAATACCTAAAAAACTGAAGATGTATGAAAGCGCGACGATTACTGCTGCATATTTCGAAAATGGCGAACAGACGGACGATACAGTTCACTATGAGTTTGATGGGGCAGATTCAATGGCGTACAGCGCTGAGATCGTCGGAAATTCCGTAACCATTACGTGTTGGCGCGGCGAGACTCTTCCGCTGACGATTGTGGCCGTGTACGGGGATCTTCGAGCGAGCACCAAGATAGAGTTGGAGGGAATCTGATGGCAATTTCTATGATGCAGGGCGATAAATATGCGATCCCGTTTGTGCTGCAAACGCTGGACGGCACACTTATTACACCCGATATGGTGAACACTGTCGTCCTAAACCTCGGCAGCTTTTCGCGGCAATACCCCGGAGACGTTGCATACGAAAACGGGAAGTGGCTCATGCCGCTTGCGCAGAGACAGACATTTGCAATGCGCGGTTTTGTGGAGCCGCAGGCACGTGTCGAATTTTCAGACGGAACTATTTTTGGCGGAGCGGGCGAGTCTATTGATGTTACGCAAGCGTTGAGCCTCGGAATCATCGGAAGTGATGATACAAAAGGCAGCTCAATCAACAAGAATTCTGCGAAAAACACAGGCGTCTCAGGAATGATATTCATCCGCATCAATGTTACCGGCGTTGAAGTCACGCTCAATGGCGCTGTACGATACGACGTGTCACAAGATCTTTCAGAGGAACAGAAAGAACAGGCGCGGAAGAACATTGAAGCAATTTCCACTGAAAGCATTTCGCAGAAGCTCGGAACAAGTGAAAGCAAGATTCCAAGCGAGAAGGCAGTTTCGGATGCAATCGCGAATGCCGGTGGCGGCGATATGCTGAAATCGGCCTACGACCCTAATGGTGAAGTCGAAAAATCTGGAGGAATCGCTGACTATGTTAAAGCAAACAGTCCGGTAAAATCTGTCGATGGAGAAACCGGTACTGTCCAAACTCACGCGGTAAAGACTACGGAACAGGTACTCTCTGACGAAGAGAAGCAGCAGGCTCGGACAAATATCGGGGCTGGTACATCTAACTTTAGCGGCTCCTATAATGACCTAACAGATCAGCCAATGATCCCCAAGCCATATACGTTGCCCGTTGCAAGCGAAGACGCGCTCGGCGGCGTGAAGGCAATTCCGAAGACCGATGAGATGACTGAACCGGTTGGGGTCGACGAAAGCGGTACGCTGTGGTATAAGCCGGGAACCGGCGGCACGAGTGAAACTCCTACGGCAGATGAGGTCCTTTTTACAAAAGACCTCGTTTTAACAGAACAGTTTGGCCGATATGTTCCGGTTGACGGTAAAGTCACGGTTCCCGCAGAAAACATAAGTGTGCAGGCAGTGTTACTTGACGCTTTTTCACAGGATAAAAATCCGACGATTACACAGCCATCTGTGAGTGTATCGAGTTCTACAGCAAGGGCATATGAAGTCGGAACAAGTGTCACGCCTGCATACAATGGGTCGCTGAATCCGGGGGCCTACGAATACAAACCAAAACCGACAGGTGTTGCTGCACAAAGCTGGTCCGCTGTCAACAACGTTACACCTGAACAGATCGCGACGCAGAGCGGCACGTTTGCGGCCTATATCGTACCAGATGGTGCAAACTACAAGATTACGCTCAACTGCACATACAGCGATGGTGAGATTCCATTTACCGCACTGGATCAGGAATATCCGGATGGTCAAATCAAGGGCGGAACGAAATCTGCCACTACCGGTGCAATCACCGGATACCGCAATTCCTTCTATGGAACGACGACCGACAAGAAAATCACGACGGACAGCACCTTGATTCGTGGCCTTGCGCAGAAATCCAACCGATCTTATTCAAACGGCTCGACATTCAGCGTGACAATACCAGTCGGGGCAATTCGGGTTATTATTGCCTACCCGGCAGTGCTGCGTGATTTGACGAGCATTAAGGACGTAAACGGCATGAACACTGATATCACGTCAGCATTTGTAAAGTCAACTATCGATGTTGAAGGCGCTTCGTCATATCTTGCAATTCCGTACAAAGTTTATACGCAGGACTTCGCAGCCCCGAACGACGTGAAGGACACGTATACCGTCACGATCTGAGCGGAAAGGATGAGTACAGATGGCAATTACAAGCATCCCAAAAACGAATATGAGTGTATCGTTTGCAATGGTGTCGGCGATACCTCCGGACTACAATGCCTATTTTAACTCCCTCGAAGAAGCGAAAGCCGCTGCAGCCATAGCCAAACCGCCTGGATCGACAGAAAGTATATATTACTATTGTCAGGTACTGCACGTCCTAACAGAAACATCGGCAGACATCTACATCATTCAGCCGGACAATACCTTGCGATACATCGGCTCGGAAGCTGGCGAATCGGATAAAAACTTTGTATTTACGCAGAGCGTCGCGGCTGCAAAATGGGAAATACAGCACAACTTGGACAAATACCCATCGGTATCCATTGTCGACAGTGCTGGAACAGAAGTAGTTGGAGACGTACAGTATATAGATAAAAACAATATCGTAATCCTATTTACTGCACCGTTTTCTGGAAAAGCTTATATGAACTAAACCAAGAAAAAGGAGAAAACACTAATGAGCAGAAGTGTACTTACGAACCTCGACCTTAACAAAAATGAAATCCAAAACGCTGTGCTACAGCCGTTGGCTGCTGCACCTGCAAACCCGAAGCAGTTCCAAGTCTACACAAACTCTCAAGATAAGGTCATTTACCAGTATGATGGTGAGAAATGGAAACCGGTTGGCGTGGTCTATAACCAGGCTGGTGGAACGGGCGCAGTGATCGTTGGTCTCGACGCGTCTGGCAATGTCGCGACGCAGAAGGTCATTGACCTGACGCTGACGGACTACACGCCGGTGTCTGGAGGCTATGTCGCTGCGGGTGACACCATTCAAAAAGCGGTTTCTGCACTTGACACGGCTGTCAAAAATGCAGTTGCGGGCGGCGGTGAAGTCAACCAGAACGCGTTCTCCAACATCACAATTCCGAAGCAGAGTACGAATGACACCACCGAAGTTGCAGGCCAGAATGCAGCGGCAACGGTTTCTGCAACAGGCAAGACTGATACGTTCTCTCTTGCGTCAGGTGATAAGTGGATTCATGTCAACGCAGACGGCACAACCAAGGTTATCACGCTCGGACATGTGTTTTCCGGTGCAACTGCTGGTCAGTATGGCGATGCGACACACACGGTTTCTCTCACAATCGATAAGGCCGGGCACATCACGGCGGCAGAAGTCGTTGAAATTGTTGGCGCACAGTACATTGCCGGCCTTACATCCGATGCGCAGGCACAGATTAACGCCAAGATTCCCGCATCTGAGAAGGGCCAGCCGAACGGTGTTGCGACACTTGGTGCTGACGGCCTTGTTCCGGCTGCCCAGCTGCCCAGCTACGTCGATGACGTTGTGGAAGCCTACATCGTCGGCGAGACCCCGCTTGCAGCTGATTGGCTATCCCTGACGGCGGGCGGAGCCGCGCTGACTCCTGAAACCGGTAAGATCTATATTGTCATGACGGAGGGAAGTTACCAGAACAAGCAGTACCGCTGGGGCGGCACAGTTTATGTTCTCTGCAATCCGTCTGACGTGAATTCTGTAAACGGGAAAACCGGTGTTGTTGTGCTGACACAGGACGATATCGGCGAGGGCGAAACCTATACGCAGTTCAGCAAAGTGGACAAGACAAAGCTGGGCACCGTTGCCGAGGGCGCAACCAAGAATACCATTACACAGAACGGTACTGAAACGCCGAACCCAACATTCTATGCACCAACGACAGGCGGCGAAGCTGGTCAGGTTCTGACCTCTAACGGCAATGGACAAGCACCGACGTGGCAGGCCGCTCCTGAAAATCTGCACAAGTATTCCATTTTGAATCCAGTGCTTTCAGCAACCGGCGGCGCATTCACTTGGCAGATCGCCGCACAGACAAATGGCCCGCAGACTCCGATGCTGGTGCAGGTATACGAAACGGCTACAAATGCAATGGTCTTGACTGATGTAGTAATTGGCACTGATAACAGCATTACGATCACCATCAACCAGACTGACGCAAGCGTAACTTCTCTGAGCGCCGGAGCGTACCGTGCCGTTGCAATCGGATGATGAACGCAACGCCTCCCACGTGAAATACCGTGGGAGGCCATGTTGGAGGAACGTCATGAAGAATTTAGGAAGATATAGCGAGGATTTATCCATTCCTCGTAAAAAAGACGTTGAAGAGAAATACACAAAGCCAACGGGTGGAATCCCAAAATCAGATTTGTCCAGTAGCGTCCAGTCGAGCTTAGAAAAGGCAGAAACCGCATTGCAGACCGCCCCCGTCACCAGTGTCAACGGTAAGACCGGCGCGGTGGCGCTCGGAAAGTCCGACGTCGGGCTTGGGAACGTAGACAATGTGCGGCAGTACAGCACGTCAAACCCGCCCCCTTACCCAGTTACAAGCGTAAACGGTAGAACCGGAACGGTTGAAATAAGAGAATTGCCTTCGGTCACACTTTCCGACAACGGTAAATTCTTGCGGGTGGTCAATGGAGCGTGGAGCGCGGAAACAATTCCTAGCGCGAATGGAGGTAGCTTCTGATGGCAACTGAATATTTAACGAACGATATAGAACTCACGTCAGTTGCCGATGCCATCAGAGAAAAAGGCGGAACATCCGACCCGCTGACTTACCCAGATGGTTTTGCAAGCGCGGTTCGTGCAATTCAAACCGGGATCGTTCCGCAACTGGTCGTAACGGTATCCGCGGGTGCGACCGTCACGGCGACAAATGGCTCCAAAACGATCAGCGGAACATCTGACAGCACCGGAGTCTGTACGCTTATCGTGCCAGAAGCCGGAACATGGAGCGTATCTGCTACGCTGGACGGGAAAACGTCAGACACAAAAACCGTATCCATCATGGACAGCTATGCGGTGTCTCTTAATTTTGTATATCCGTCACTGAATGAAAATACTTGGGAAACAATAAAAAATATATCCGACGCGGGACAGGGCGCGAACTATTGGAGCGTCGGTGACCGAAAGGAAGTAATACTTGATGGAACAGTGGGACATCTTGCGCTATCGAATTACACGACCTACGCATTTATCATCGGATTCAATCACAATCAAGAGCTAGAGGGCACAAACCGTATTCATTTTCAGCTCGCGAAGACCGCGCTCTCCGGCGGTACGGACGTGTGTTTCTGCGATAATTACTATACCTCGCCCGTTTCGACAACCGGCTATTTCTCTATGAACAGTAGTGCAACGAACTCCGGCGGATGGGCGAGCTCGCAAATGCGTACAAATATTTGCGGGACAAGCCTCTCGA